TGAAGTAGTTACATATGAAATAGGTGACGATGGTTATTTTGATGAAGAACCTGTTGATTGGTTATCATTCAACTATGATTCAAAATTCCGCAATGGTAATTATGTTTTAGATACCATTCATTTGTACGAAATACTTGATGCCGTTATAGATGTTTATGGAAAATTGTAATAATATATTTATTGGTATGAAGAATATTATTAAACGAATATTATCTGAAGAGATTGATAAAAAAACTCAAACATTATTAAATTACATTCAAAACAATGGGTTAATTAAAGGTTCTAAATTAGTTGGTGGTTATAAAAACCTAAAAGAGATTTTAAAAGGAACTGACTACTTAACTCGTGAATGTATGCTTAAAACAATTCAAGATTATTTTAATCAACCGAATGCTCGTAATTATTTGGGTTTAAATAATATTGGTTTAGAAGAAATTGAGTTAGAAAAAGGTAAAGACCATTTAATAAATTTAACTGGGTTGTTTAAACAAGGTTATGATGTGAATGTTTATGAGAAAGATGAGTTTGATGATTGGCATGAGGTTCACTCAACATCAGTTCAGTACGATGATATGGATGTGAATAAAAAACCATTATTAAAAACAATTCACTTATACGAATTGATTGATGGCGTTATGGAACAATATGAGAAAGATACTAGTGATAAATGGTATTAATTTAAAAATCTAAATATATTGGGGATAACTAAATAGTTATCCCTTTTTTTTATTGGTAAAGTATTTATAGATATAATGGAAGAAAAAGTTAAAAAAATAGTTAATAAAATTGGTTATAAGAAACTAATAGATTCCACAGGATTAACTATGGATAAGATATTATCTATGTTAGGTAAAGATTGGGAAGATGTTGAAACTCAGTTAGAAATAACCAAAAATTTTGTTTATTTCAATGATTTAACTGAGGCATTATTTATTGAGGTTGTAAGAAATGATGGTGATTATATTATTAAACCACATATTAATCCTGGAACTGCTGTTAATACTGATTCTTGGTTTGATAGTCATTTTTGTAATATGATTAATAAATACGTTCCGTTTAAAGTTGAACCTTCTTGGTCTAAATATAATCCCGAATGTAAAATATTCATTAATAGTGAAACATTTAAATCGGATGAGGATGACGAGGAAATGTCATTACAGGAATCAATCAAAAGAGTATTAAACGAGGAAACCCAAAGAATTAGTAATGAACAATTGATTGAAATTTTTTACTCACGATTAACTAAAAAGGGGGAAATAAATTTCAAGGGGATAATTTTAAAACCTAAATTAGAAGACGATGGTCAAAAAAGAATAATCTTTAATATTGATAATCCAAATGATTTATCTTACAGTCAAGCGGTTATTGAAAATTATATTGATAAAATGTTTAATAAATTTATTAAAATATTTGGGCTTGATAGATTTAAAATTCAATTTAAGTTTGATTCCTACCTTATAGTTAACACACCCGAAGAATTTTACATTAATAAAACTGATTACGACAATATTAGACAAAGTATTGTTAATGTTAAAAAGTTTAGAATTAAATACTTCAATAAAAAAGTTGATTTAATTGGTGATGTTAAATTAGGTTCAGATGAGTTCTGGGTTAATGTTAGTGGTAGTGAAGTTAACTTAACTATTAATGCGAGATTAACTAATTTTAAATTAACTAATAATGATAATCAAGTAACTGAACTATCGGATGATGAGTTAAATGATTTCTTAAACGAAGGTAGTAATGGTGATAAATATATTGATTATATCCAAGACGAATTATATGATGAAGCAATGAATTATATATGGAATATGACTACGGTGACGGACCAAGATAATATGTATATAAATGTTGATTTAGTATGAGGTTACAAGATAAAATAAGAAGAATATTAAGGGAAGAGGTTCAAGGTTTAAATGAAAACGATGAACTAACTAATCGTATATTAGATAAGATTAATAGTTACGGGATTGATTCATTGAGTAAAATGGAACGAAGATTTCTTGATAACAAATCTCAGGACATTGAAGATGATGAGGTTTCTGACATTGCTAGTATTGATACAGGTTATGAATTTAATGATAATATTGATGGTGTCGATATTAGATTCATTTATGATGGTTCAGAAGAATGGGATGATGACCCTGTGGAATTTAAACATATGGGACAATTCTTTTATGATGATGAAGAATATTATGGAACAATGTATACCGACGAAGATTTAAACGTTCATTCATTTGATATACACGATGGTGAAGATTTTGTTGACCTGAATGTTGACCTTGAAGATGGTCTACTTGAATTCTTCCAAAAAGTGGGGGATAAGATTAAACAAAATATGATATGAACCTACAAGAAACTATAAGAAGAATAATAAGGGAAGAATCCGAATATGGTGGTGGCATTTTTTATCACAATTCAGACTATAATATTGATTTATTCAAACCACAACTTAGAAACAGAAAGAAAAATAGTTATTTATTTTTCTCAAACGAGCCTAATACATTCATTGATAGAAAATACACATATGAGGTTAAATTAAAATTTGACCCAAATAGGGTATTCAACACATTCAAACATATTAATGATTATGGAATCAAATATACTTTAGAAGAATACAAAGATGAGGTGTTAGATTTATTTGAAAATAATGTTGACTATTTTATTGATGAATGGAATAGAACGGGTGTTGACAGTGTTGAAGAAGTAATGGAATATTTTGTGAGTGATAAGAATGGTGATGAAGATGATATGGTTGGTTTATTATATTATTTTATTACAAAATGGAATGATTCGTGGGCGGTAATTGAAACTGATAAGTTTTTAGATTTTATTGAATCTAAAGGTTATTATGGTTTTGTAACATTAGAAGAGGGATTAACTAATATCGCTTGTAACGATTTTGAATCTATTGAAATAATTAATAAAAGAAATATGTGGTAATATGAACCTACAAGAAAATAAACGTTCACTAAATAAATAATAACAGTGTTCGGTAATTTTTAATGTTTACTTAATATTTATTTACTAGTAAGAGCTATTGAATATATTAAACATAATTCATAATTTCGTATTATGGAGAATGAATTAATAGAACTTCTTAAAGAGGTATTAGCGTTACACGGTATAAAACAAGGTGATTACCCCAACGGGTTATTAGAACGAGGTGTTCTTTATCGTGAATTGGGTGATAATAGAATTTATACCAATAATATTGACCAAGATAAAATGGTTACTCTTGATAATAAAATCATTGAAACATTAAATAAATTTAAAGGGGGATAATGAAAGTTATCCCTTTTTTTATTATGTTTGTTGTATGGAAGATTTTTTTGTTACTTACGAACAAGCAAAAGCGTTAAAAGAAATTGGGTATGATAAATATTCGCGGTTTGGTAGTGAATGTTCATTATATAAATCAAATGGTAAACATACGTTCTATATGAACGGAATTGGGGATGAAACTTATATATCCGCACCACTTAAAACAGAAGTACTCCAATGGTTTAGAGATAAACACCAATTATACGGAGAAGTTCATATTGATTGTACAACTGAACCTAAGTTTTCTTATGTTGTATACGAATTCTTTGGTAATCCCAATGATTTAACAGAAAAAGAATGGGGGTGGAAAGATGGTTTATATTCGGTTTTATATAGAACTCGTGAAGAACCTGAGTCGGAATTAATTAATTATTTAATACAAAAAATAAATGATGGGAATTAGTGTAATATTTTACGGGTTTAGCGATGAACCAAGTTATGGAAAAGAATTATCCGTTAAAATCGCAGAGAGATTTAATGTGGATTATCCTGATGCTGAGGTTAAAAATGACTTTGATGAGGAAGAGGAAGAATTTAAAATAATCTTTGATTTAGAAGGTGATGATATTGATGGTCCTGATACATTCCTGTGTGAAGAAATTTGTAAAGAACACGAGGTGTATTGTGAGATATTGAATCTTGATAATTATGATTCAAAATCATATTATTACGATGAAGAAGATAAATGGTTTTATAAATAAATGATTATGCAAATTAGAAAATGTGAAAGAGTAACGGTTTTTAATTCAACCGAAGTTGCCAACTTAAATCCCGAAGACTTTAAAAACTTATCAATCCCTTTTGAAGGTGAAACTGATGAGGAGTTTTTAGCTTACTTAGAAGAGAATATGTATGAACTGTATGAAGTTATCTATGAAGAAATAGATGAGGATGTATTATCTGAACTAAGTAAAATGTGGGAACCTGAATGGACCGAATATAGTAACTCCGCTTGGGATGGTGAAGATTCTTGGTTAGAAACAGGTGTAATTGACGAAGATTATACAAAAACAGGTGGGTTTAAAATTACCACTTCAACGTTTAGAGATTAAATAATATGAGAAAATTAATATTAGTAATCTTAGTGGGGATATTACTATCCTGTAATTGTGACCAAAAAGAATGGATGTATAAACGAGGGGATTTGGTAGAACAAAAACTTGTTAAAGGGTTGTTAGTAGTTCAAGATACTATAACTAAAAATAATGAACAATGTTATAAATTAGTTAGTGGTACTGGTTCTCACCGAGTTATTGAAGAATACAAGTTATATAAAGTTGAACTAAATCAAATACATTAATATGAGAAAATTAGTTGTAATAATGTTAGTGGGAATATTATTCTCCTGTAATAGTAAGTTCAAACACGATATTGGTGATGTAACAAAATATAAGTTATATAATAATCGAGTATTGATTTTAGATACTTTAACCAAATATGGTAAACCTTATTATAAAATTGAAGCGACTGATTGTAGTGAATGTGATGAAGCGTCAGAATTAGAACTTGAAGATTAATTTCACACCCCATCTGTTAAAGTTGGGGTTTTTTTATTATATTTGATGAACACTAAAACGAAATATGATGAACAGATTATTGACTATCGAAGAAAAATTACAGATTATTGATGAAATCGAAACAATCTTTGTGACAGGTAAAGGGATGCCAGAAAGTGCTAACGATTTAATTATGAAAAAGTTACAAGCACTTAAAGTTGACCAACAAGAAAGAACACATACTGAAACAAATTAAGTTTATTATATTTGATTTATGGAAACGACAGATAAAAACGGGAGAGACATCAAAGTAGGTGATTATGTTAAAGTAATTAACCGAATTACAGGTTCAGTTGAAGATTCAGGTAAGATTACCAAAATAGATGGTAAACAAGTTCATCTTGGTGTTGGTACGAATATTATCGGGATGGAAATTAGTAATGTTTATTTAAGAGACCAAGTAATTAAATATTGATATGAATAAATTAATAACGAAGATTGCTTTGATTATAATCTCACCATTAGTAATATTGTATATTATAACTTGGTTCTTATAAAAGATATTATGGAAAACGAAAATACAATGGGTTTTGAACGAAAGTTAAGGGAACTACTTGGTAATTCCGATAAAGTTGGTGAGATATTAGATTTAATACCTGACAATGTATTATTACCATTATATTACAAAGGTGACGTTGTTAAAACACGCGAAGGTAATGTGATAACCGTAACTGAAGTAGGGTTTAGACGTGCTGAGTATATCTACTTTTTTGAAGATGAGAATGGTGAGGAATGGTATGAACGAGAAGAAAATTTGATTTATGAATAAAGAATATAAAGAAATGACATTCACCTTATCCGCAGAACAAGTTAAAAAATTCTCGGAATGGGCGAAAGAGAAACAATTAAAATCAACGGCAATCGGTGGTGGTTATACTGTGTGCTTCACACCAACAAGTCTTGGTGATATTGCTGAGGTTAGATGTGTTGACGGGACAAGTATTACATTAACTGATTACAACGACTTATAAGATGGGTAAACACGTATCATATAAAAAACTACATCTGAAAAATGATAAAGGTGATAATGTTGTTATTCACGAACAAAATCACTATAATGAATGGGCATACACGGTAATGTCTGTTAATGGTAAAGAAGTTAATGATGGTGCTTGGGATTATCTTTCAAGTGCATTAAAAGCTAGTGAGAAATATGGGAAGGAAATTTAGTAAGTTAGAAATTAGTGGGACAGTTAATGTTCAATCTAATGGTCAACATATGAAAGCCAATTGGTTTTGTGTGAACTGTCATTGTATTTCAAGTCATTCCCACACTCATTATCCGAAATGTGATAATCACGAATGTTATTCCATTCCAGCAACAGGTGAGGTCCCCAAAAAAAATGCGAGCAAAAGGAAATGGGATATTTTTAAAAGACAATTTGTTTATGCTAAACCAATAGGTTGGTGGAATTATTCCGAATTTAGTTGGTGGTCTAAAAATAAATCTAAAAGACTATGAGTAAAGAAAAAGGATATGTTTGGTTACCTTATATAACCAAAATAGTAAGAACGGATATTAATGGGGAAACTGTTTGGTATGATAATAAATGGAAGAATCTTCTATTGAAGATTAAGCATTTTTTCATTAAACCAAAATATTTGAAGAACGCTCACCTGTATTCAAAAAAAGCAATTAACCCAAAGTTCTATCAAACAATTAAAATAGAAAAAAACGATGAGTAATATCGGTAAAGAAATTAAGGACTTCTTCTGTAATGGTTTCGCAGGTAGAAGATATGACTTAACAGGTAGTATTATTGAAGCCGAAGGTGAAGATTGGATTGTTATTAGAACTGATGAAGGTGAACCAATCTTTATGGACCTACAAGGGTGGGATAAACAAGATTGTATTAATAATTGGACAACATTTAATTACGATGAAGAATTATAAGAACGGCAAACTTCAATGTTTGGTTTGAAGAATATAAAAATAAATAATATTCTAAAATATATATTAATAAATGTTTAATTATGAAAATATCTATTTGTATACCAACTTATGAATATTATGGTGAAGGTGTTGAGTTTTTAACTCAATTATTTGAAAGTATTAATAAACAAAGTTATAGAAATTTTAATGTCGTAATCTCCGACCATAGTATAACTAACGTAATTGAAGTCCTTTGTAATGAATATAGGGATAAATTTGAAATTATTTATATTAAAAACAATGATAAATTAGGGAATGGTCCTCATAACACAAATAACGCCATTAAAAATTCTGACGGTGACATTATTAAAATAATGTTTCAAGATGATTTTTTTGTAAATGACAACTCATTAGATAAGATTGTTCAATCATTTAATAATGATAATTGTGGTTGGGTGGTTAACGGTAGTACTCAAACTCACGATGGTGTGGTATGTTCTGGTGATATGATACCTCATTGGAATGAAAATATTCTTTCAGGTGTTAATACAATAAGTTCACCGTCAGTATTGTCATTTAAAAAAGATTGTGATTGTTTATTTGATGAGAATTTAGTTATGTTGATGGATTGTGAAATGTATTATCAACTTTATATAAAATATGGGTTACCTGTAGTAATTAATGATGTCTTAATCTGTAATCGAATTCACAAAAATCAAATAAGTTCGTTATACCGTAATGATGTGCATAAAGAAATGTCGTATGTTAATAATAAACATAACCCAATCAAGTAAAATTAATATAAAAAGAAATGAAACCTCATCTGTTAAAGTTGGGGTTTTTTAATTATATTTGAAGAAACAAATTGAGATATGGAAAAACATTTTGTAACATACGAACAATCATTAGCTTTGAAAGAGTTAGGCTTCGATGAACCTTGTATGGGTAAATACGATACAAAACAAAGTGATGAATGGGTTATAAATATTTACTCAGGACACCTTAATACTCAATTCGGTGATAAAAATAACGCGTGTATCGCACCACTCCGTTCACAAGTGTTTGAATTTTTCAGGGGTTATAGATTAACGGTGGTTATTGAAGATTATTTAGATGATTATGAAGTTAAAATAGTTGAGTGGACGTTATCTGATGATAGAATCACCCACGAATTTCCTAATAGGTTTGATAGTTGGGGTGACGCCGAATCCGCATCAATTGATAAATTAATTGAATTAGTTAAAAAGAAATAATATGACAGAGAAATTAGTTAAGACAGGAAACGATTACATATTATATTCCAAAGACAAAACTGTGTTAGGAATTACATCAGGAACAATGGTGGGTAGAATGTTATCACTCAAAAACTGTCAAGCTATTGAGAATGGTTATGATTTGGATGAAATAAGGAAACTTGCTGATGAAGATTTTGAATGTGAATTGGGTGATGGACCAACCACTAATGAATCAATTAATTCAATGATTAAAAAAAGTAACGCAAATGGTGCTGAATGGGGTTTCAAAAAAGCACTTGAAATTCTTAGTGATAAGAAGTTTAGTGAGGAGGATGTAAAATTCATGTTCCAACTTGGGTTTAATTTAGACAATGCAATCTCAAGAAACGAGTATAATACACATATCCAATCACTACAACAAACTGAATGGGATGTTGAGATTGTAATGGATATTTGTGGTGATAAAGTTTATGCAGTTCCTGAGCCTGCTTTAGATGAAAATGGTTGTTTAATCCTGAGAAGAATATGAAGGGGATTTTATATAAAGAAGAAGAAGGTTATTACGTGTTTGTTAACACAGTTATACTAGGGACAACAAGACCGTTATTAAATTTTGATTTAGTTAAATATAAACTATCACTACATAACTGCGAAGATATTGAACGTGATGTTCCTAAAAATGATTTGGATGGATGGGATGTTTGGGTTGTTATGTCTTGTGGGTTACCTGATGGTTGTACTGAACCTGAAAAAGAATGTTCCTGTGATATTATACCCGCATTAGATGAAGATGGTTGTTTAATCCTAACAAAAAATATAATATGAAAGTTAAAATATTAAGTTCAAATAATAAATCAACTTGGTATAACAGATATTTAAATAATCAGATTATTGATGTTTATTATGACATTAGATTACCTAAAAGGTGTTTTACAGGAAAGAATGGTAACCATTGTTTATTTAATGATGATGTTGTCATCACCGAACTACCTGAATCATTCTGTGTTAAAAGCTGCGATGATGGAATTAAATGGGGGAAATATATTCAATGGTTGAATAAAAATTATAATACCGATTTTTGTGGTCGGATATTCAATTCTGATAGACCTTATTATGGTGTTATTAATGATGAAGGGTGGGGCATTAAAATACCATTCGGAACGGAAATCCATATTGATGATATGATTAATCATATTGATTATATGGAATCACAACAACATATAAATGGTGGGGAACAATTTTCAAAAGAATCTCAATTAACAGTTAAGATGGATAAAGAATTTGATTTAACAACCATTGAAGGAAGATTGGCTTACGCAAGACAACATTATCCAATTGGAACAAAATATATTCCATTATATAGTACAGGTAAAAGTTGGGGGGTACATAATATTAGGTCCATTAATTATGATATCAGATTACATCCTGAAGGGATGTTAGAAGGGATGTTAGAAGGTGGGGAAGGTTATATATACGCAAATGGAAAATGGGCTGAAATTATTAAAGGAGAAGAATTTGATTTAACAACCCTTGAAGGTAGAATATATCACACCAAAAAACATTACCCGATTGGGACAAAATACATTCCATTAAATTCAAATGGGGTTCCTTATAAATTCATTAAAGAAATTAATATGTTCCCCAAATATGGAAGTAGTTGTATTGAAGGAGGTTTTGGATTTATATATGCAAATGGAAAATGGGCTGAAATTATTAAAGAAGAGAAAAATATGGAAACACAAAAATTATCAAGAGAAGGATTAAAAGAAATATATTCGGTCGCTTGTGACGAATGGCAAGGTAAATTGAAGAGTTTTGGATATAGAAATCCATTAGAAAATTATATTGATTTAACAAAAGAAGAAGTTAATGAAATGTTTTTTGCTTCAAATGATAAACAAAAATCAATATTGTCAAAATACCTCAAACAAGATGATGGTAGTATTAATTTTGATAATTTATTAGGTGACGGATATAAATTAAATGAGCGACAACTTATTGGTAAAAGAGTTTTTGGTTTGTTTAGTTATAAATCATTTTATTTAGATAATAAATTTGATTGGAAAATCCAAAAAGATGAATTTGATGAATTATGTCTTATACCAACAAGAAAGAAATAATTAACAACCCCAATGATAAGTTGGGGTTTTTTTATTATATTTGAAGAAACAAATAAAAACTATGGTTATGATTATTATCTCAATTATTTTGGCGTTCTTATCAGTGTTACTTGCTAATACAGTAGTGTTTAATTCCTTAATGGATGATTGGGGTGACGGTGATTTAAATAAAATAGTTAAGATTATATTGTTCATACCACCATTTGCAATAATCACGTCATTTGTATTTGTGTTTATTATGTTTTTTTGTTATATTGTAGAATCATTTAAAAAACTATTATGAGTATGACCAAAGGAATGGTATTGAATTACGGACAAGCTATGAAACTTGGAGACATAGAAGATAAAATTGAATTATACGTAATGACTAACTATCCTGATAAATCTTTCGGGTCACCGAATAATATATTGGGGAAATTCGGTAAAGAATTCTCCAAAACAACTTGGGGTAAATTATCGAAATTGGCTAAGACTGATGAGGTTTTACTATCATTAGTTAATGAGTTTAATGTAGAATTATTAAATGTGAAAATCACTAACGGATTATGAATTATACCGAAAAATATAAAGAGGGGTTTTATAAACGTATTGAGAAAGAACTCAATCAATGTGAGATTATATATAACCCAAACACAAAAGGGATTTGGTTTGTTAACCGAGAAAGAAAATATTGGTTCCTTGAATATAAAATTGAAACCAATTACCTGTGGTGGAGATATGATTACTTCAAAAAGATTACAAGTTTGCTAGCAATGACTAGTGAGGTGTTTCAGGAATTAATCTCTGAATGGGTGGAAAATAAACTAAATGCTAAGGTAGGTAGAACTGAATTACACAACTTAGATGAAAATACCGCGGTGCAAGACACCCTAAATTGTAAGGTAGACTCAACTTTTAGATATGGGAATGCCCCTCGTTTTGAGGTGGAAGAGACCCTAAATTGTAAGGTAGACTCAACAGTTTCCAGAGATTCATATTTACCAATTCCGGTGGATGACACCCTAAATTGTAAGGTAGACTCAACTCAAGGAGTGGTTGGAACAATTAACCCCTGGGTGCAAGACACCCTAAATTGTAAGGTACTCTCAACGCAGTATCTTCTCGATTTGGAGCGTTCTGGGGTAGAAGACACCCTAAATTTTAATGTAGTAAAAACAGTAAGTATTAATAAATTTATTCCGAGGGATGTGGAAGATACCCTAAATTGTAAGGTAGACACAACGGGAATGGGTTACGGAGATTCTGCCCAGGGGGTGGAAGATACCCTAAATTGTAAGGTAGTCTCAACATGGGCGGGTAGAGAATTAACCGAAGATGAGGTGGAAGAGACCCTAAATTTTAATGTAGTAAAAACAGTAAGTATTAATAAATTTATTCCGAGGGATGTGGAAGATACCCTAAATTGTAAAGTAAACAGAGCCCAATGGTACAAAGATGGGAATGAATTACTTGTGGAAGAGACCCTAAATTGTAAGGTTGATTCAATTTATTTTGATGAAAATGAAAATCGTGGTGTGGTAGAAGATACACTAAATTTTAAGGTAGATTCAACACTTGGGGTTTTTCAAAACGATGAAATTTTGGTGGAAGAGGTCCTCAATTGTAAGGTTGATGAGGTAAATTGGTTTAACGGAAAACATAGAACACAGGTGGAAGAGACCCTAAATTGTAAGGTACTCTCAACATCATATATTCAATCATCGCTTCCTTTAAGGGTAGAAGATACCCTAAATTGTAAGGTAGATTCAACTTTTTGTGGAAGAAACACACGCTTCTTGAGGGTAGAAGATACCCTAAATTGTAAGGTAGACTCAACGTGGTCCCTATTAGATGACTGCGAAGATGAGGTGGAAGAAACATTAAATTAAACGAGGGTAAATCTTACCCCTATAATATAAACGAGAGTAATAAATACATCTGAAATTATGACACAGGAAGACGCAAACAACTTAAACAAAGAACAAGCAATGGAAGTGGGGAAACAACTAGCATTCCCATTACATACAGGTTCAGGTTATCCTAATAAAGGTATGACCAAAAGAGAATATATGGCAACACAAATAATGTCAGGACTAATCACAAATGGTTACTCACCTGAAGATGCTGCAGAACGTGCAATCAGAGGGGTGGATTTATTATTAATACAACTAAATAAAAAACAATGATAACAATAACAATACTTTCAACATTATACTCAATCTTCGGATTGATGAGGTTTAAAAAACTATATGGTAACTACGATATATTTGACCAAGACCCAAAACTGTGGTTAATGTTATTAGTAATCGCAATATCTAACTCATTTGCAATGGGGATTTATTATACCTTAACATATCTACCATAATGAACCAACAACAAATAGATAAAGTAAGAGAAACCGTTAACACTCACGGTCTACCTAAAGCCATAAATTTATTCGGGAATAATAAAGATATTATCAGACAAGCATATATTGATAATCCTGAATCTTATCTTGATTACTTAATTGATAACCTAGTTCCAATGGATGTTAGTGGTTATGTTAAAAAAGCGTGGACCTATTACTTAAAAAAGAATATATTCCTTATTTATGAAGATAACCAAGATATTGTAACGGTTGATGATTATATATGGAACTATTTCTATAAAGGGGTTATGCAATTTGATAATACCAAAATAGAATCAATATTTACTAAATGGTTCTATAAACACATCCCCGAACTATCAGAGAAAAAACCAATCTCTTATTCTGATATGGATGATATTAACAGAAAATGGAAACACTCAGGACTGTTAGATGATATGATAATCTACAACCATTACGTAGAGGTCCTGAGTATATGGTAGTATCAAAGTCAATTGCCGATTATTTTAAAACTATTAACGTGGGGTAATGAAAGTTATCCCTTTTTTTATTATATTTGTTCTACACTAAAAAACAGAAGGATATATGAAAGGGTTTATAAAATTAACAACAGTTGCGGGTAACGAAATTAGAATGAATATTAACCAAATCGGACATTATTATAATAGTTCTGATAAAGTAACAATTGTTGGTATTACAACACACAACAATGGTGGATTCAAGGTAACACAAACTGCTCAAGAAATTGACGAACTAATCATTAATAATTCAAAATAAGATGAGAGAAGAATACGAATACAAGACAATGTTCTCCAAGGAAACTAACGATAATATGAAAGTTTTCCACGATATAACAGAAGACTGTATAGAAATATTAGGAGCATCAAAATATCTCGAACCATTCACGGGGGAGAAATCAGGAACACCATCCGATGAGGTAATGACTAAATATAACCAATACCTGATGAAATATACCAACGAAACTAATCGAGGGATATTAAGAACTTTATTAGTATTCGGTAAACCATATAAGAATCACCCAATAGTAAAAGATACTATAACCATATTGGCCGATGAATTAAGAAAGGGGTCACATAACGGTTTTATTTAATACAGTATGGAAACTAATTTAGTTAAAACAAAATATTCTGATGAAACATTTTATGTTCAGTATAATGATAAATTAGATATTTGGGAAAGGATTGATAGTACTAAATATTATCATAGCGATGATTTAATTTTCATCAGGGATGTTTAAATGAACCTTAATAGTTATCCCATGATGTTTATATGGTGCAAACCCCTCAAGAGATAAACCTGATGTCATAATACGAAAGTATTTATGTATGTCTTTCCTAATCTTTAATCCAAAATTAGTTTCCTTCAGTCGTCTAATATTATTGTTGAGGGGATTAGTATTATACTTATCATCAATATCATCAAAGAAAACATCAATAACAATTTCTACTGTATCATAGTTACGAAGAGTATCAACCTCAATCTTAGTTGGGTTATATATCTTATCAATAAACTTAATTATTACTTTCGATTTAGATTCTAATTCCTTATTCATATATCATAAATATATACGATTACACTATTCGTTCCGTATTTAATTTATGGAAAATAATTACTATATTACTGATATGATTAATACAATATATAACGAGGACTGCATAATAACAATGAATAGAATGGAACCAAAATCCATTCATTGCGTGATAACGTCGCCACCATACAATATGACCAAAAGAAAAGGGGGATATGCAGATAAACAAAATAGATACGATACATACGTTGATTGGAAAACCGAAGAAGAATACCTGACGTGGACTTCAATGATATTCAATAATATAGATAAGGTCCTAATCAATAACGGAACTATACTATATAACTTCTCATACTCAATAGAAAATCCCGCACTACCATACACAATGATAGCACATATCATTAACAATACTCCGTTCACGGTGGTAGATACTATCGTATGGAAGAAAAGTAATAGTATTCCTCACCCAGCATCATACAATAGATTAAACAGAATCGTAGAGTTTATTTTTGTTATCGTCAGGAAAGATGAGGTGAAAACGTTTAACTGTAATAAACAAATTACCAAAACATCCCCGAAAGGTCAGAACTACTATGAAGTAATTGATAACTTTATCACCGCAAAAAATAATGACGAATCAACTAACCTTAATAAAGCAACATACTCATCAGAACTCTGTACCAAACTAATAAACATATATACAAAAGAACAAGATATTATATATGACCCATTTATGGGAACGGGGACAACAGGTTTATCCTGTAAGATGAATAACAGAAACTATATAGGTAGTGAAATTAGTAAAGAACAAGTGGAATACTCAATTGATAGAATAAACAAATATGAATAATACCGAATTAGTTATAGAACTGTTTAATCCCGACCAAAATGGTGTATCAAGATGGGTGAACAAATCCGAATGCGTGGGGAAATATATTACACTATTCCCAAAGAATGGAAACCATTGGTATAGAAACGTCGGTCTTAAAAAATATATATTCGAAAAACGTATTGTAGATAACGAAACCCAATGGAGATTCAATGGGTATAAAGATAACAACGGAACAAGAAGAATCAGAAAAGATATATGGGATGAAGTTAGAAACAAACCCTGTGTTATTACTAATCTTAAACTAAACAACGGACACAAAATAGAAGTAGACCATAAAGATGGGAGATATCCTGATGATGTACTTAATTTAGATAAACAAACTATAGATGATTTCCAACCACTATTAGAAAGTCTTAATAAACAAAAAAGGTCTGACTGTCTAAAATGTTCTAAGACTAACATTAGATATGATGCAAAAGAAAGAGGTTGTTCAGTTTCAGTTGTACAAGGTAATATAAATTATGAAGGAACTTGTGTAGGTTGTTTTTGGTATGACCCTAAGAAGTTCTTAGTATAAAATATATATAGGGATTACACTATTCATTCCTAACTCCCGTTCCGTTAACACTCCACTACGTTATCCATTCATACTATAACCCTATATATATTTTCCCCCCATTATAACTGTCCCCCATTCTATGACAAGACTTTGATGAGGTAATCTATCACAGGTTTACCCACTAAACAATGGATTTAAGAACACTTCACTTACGTGAAGGTATATGACATCCATTTAATAACGAAACCTTCTCATAGTGGTTTTATTTTAAGTTACTATTCTATCCTCCTATATTGGGGTAAACCCCATCTTACTACAGGATATATTATAACTTATTCTACTAAACCTTATAGTGATTTTATATATAGTCTCTAATGACGGGGGTCTTATTATGTCCCACTTTTTACCACTGACGTTCCCGTTGAAGTTATACTATAACGTCCTAAAGGACTGTCCCCCGGCTATACACCATAACTATCTTTATTCGCTGGGTTTTATATATACCTAATAAATTACCTCTAACACTATCATCAGGGGTAATAAATTGGTCCTGACACTATCAACAACTAAACTTCTAGTGTTAAATTTATATGAATGTGGTAAGATGTGGGAACTCAAAACCCCGTCAAGCGTGGGGTAAAGGATTATCCCCATCGTCAAACACGACTGACATTCTGACAAAATCAAGTTTTTTAACATAAAAAGTTATTAACAATTCCCCCCTGACATAGTGTCAGACTAAAAAGTTATCAACAGGGTGTGGGGATTTAATATGAACCAATACACTATTTAATTGTTCATAACTATATTTAATGATATGGAAATACTAAATGACTTCAACATAGAGATAGTAAATGAATCCCCAATATATAAAGTGGTCTATTCATTAGAGAACTATTCAGGGACCTGTGTATATACAGAGACATCCCCACTGTCTAAACTTCAATCAGGAAACATATATCTATTAACCCATTCAGATATGGGGGATGTATTAGAATATATACATAAGAAAACCCCACTGTCTTCAGAGAAGTTCAATGAGGTCCAAATGGGAATCAGGACTCATTCCCTGACTCAACTAATTAATTTCTTTACTCTACCTTAGAAGAGGTCGTCGTCACTAACTCCAACAACGTGTCTCCTCCACCACAATACAAACCTGTGGTCTTCAGGTAGTCTCCCAACAATATACTCAATCACTATGAACGATATGATTATCAGGGAGATAAGACCAATCACTATAAGAAATGTTTTCATAGTTAAAATATAAACATTTATAGTGGGGGAATCAATTATTATCCGTAACTTAGTACCGTCACTTACGGGAGTAGTTAAGACGGGCGGACTATATACTTAGTGTGGGGAGTTCTAAGGGAACCTGCTTATAACCCCCAAGTCTTACTACACTATAAGGCAGGTTGGAGTCTACCCTCTTAGAGATTCATTCTATCCCTGACCCGTCTCGGTATTACCATTGACTTATCAAAGATACAAATTATTATCATACCACGCACTACATTCCCCCATCATAGTTATTAACATCTTACTAACTGACACACTGTCACCCCCAAGAAGTTATCAACATCCCCACTGTTAATAACTCCACTATGACACACTGTCAGGTTAATAACTCTATTTGGATATATCATTTATTTGACTTGACCCCCATACATAACGTTACAGACAGGGAGGGGTAATTTGGTTTAAACAGTCAGACAGGGGGAGATATACTCCCTACCACCCCCCTATACCCCTATACACCCCTCCCCCCTACGTATCCCCCCTCCCCTTCCGGCTATTTTGGGGGTCAAAAAGGGGGGATAATGCCTTTGAGAAAGCGTGTAACTAAAAACTCTAAAAAAATTTCTGGAAAAATTTTGGGGGAAAAGGGACCTCCTATTTAAACGGGGGTGTATTTATAATAAAAAATTATATATGAAAAAAATAATAAGATTAACTGAGTCTGATTTGATTCGAATAGTAAAGAGGGTTATTAATGAGTCTGATGATTATGATATAATTAAATTTAATAACGACGATTATTTACTTGGGGGTGGTTCTTTTTTTAGTGGTGAGAAACCTAAAGTACAAACTCGTCTTGAAAGAGCTAAACTACAACTTCAAGTTGCAATACTTAAATTGACTCACGAAGTTCCATCTAATTTATCACAAGAAGAAAAAGATGAGTGGAGTGTATATTTAAAATCATTTATTGAATCGGCATTTGATATTGTTGGTGATAATGAGGAAGACATTGAAGACCTAACCCCAATTTCTCAAAGGTTAAGTCTCCACATAGACAATGTGTTAGATAAGAAATCAATTAAAGAAATTGATTGATATTAAACCCTTCCTTCAACGGAGGGGTTTTTTGTTATATGTTTAAATTTCCTAAAAAAATCGACATATCTAAAAAGGGGTTAATAGTGAAAAAAAATTTCTGGAAAAATTTTAGAGTATTTATAGGAAAAAGTATATATGAAAAAATTTATTATTACAGAAGAAGAAAGAAAACATATAATGGGTTTATATGAAGAGAATGTGAATAACCTACCTGAGTTGGGACCTGAGAGATTAAGAAGTCCTAAATCTCAACAAATAAAAAAGGAACAAGAATTTTTTAATAAAAAGTATCCTGAGTTCAAGATTCCTGTTGATGGTAATTGGTTAGATAAAAGTTTTAATGATGCGATGGTAAAGTATATTACAGAAAAAGGTGGGACACCGATGTATTGTAAAACAGGTGATAATTATTGTCCTGAAGATGAAGATGGTGTTGTTTATACTACTGATAGTAAGATACGTTATGAATTACAACAGGAAATGAAAGGTGGTGATAAACAAGAACCAAATAGTGATGATTGGATGAATATACCTCAAGATACTGTTTGGGAATATAAAAATAAAGATGGTAAATGGTTTGGTAGAAAAATGGGTGACCCAAGTAAAAAAGAATATGATGTTTCAAAATACCCTACTACCGTAAAACGATTAAACGACTATAAGTCATCATTGGATGCTGCGAAGAAAATTGAAAATGAAAAAGGTTGATTTAAAATTGATTATAATAGTTGGTCTTATTATAACCATATTCTGTTTAAGGTTTTGTAATGTTAAACCTGATGGTAAGATTGTGACTATTGATGGTAAACCGTATGAGGTTATTAAACACACGGTGGATACTTTATATGTCCCCACTGTTCAAACGGTCTATAAGAGGGGGAAAGATATATATAGGGATATTCCAATATACGTTGAGTTACCGGGTCGTATAGATACGGTTCAGGTTATAAAAGATTATTACAGTAAGGTTGTTTATAAGGACACCTTAAAGTTGAAGGATAGTTTGGGGTATGTATCAGTTACTGATACAATATCCAATAATAGTATATTGAGTAGAGTTTGGGATTCTCATATAAATAAGATTACGATTAATGATAAGATGATTGTTAAGGAATTACCTAAGAATCAATTTTATTTGGGTTCTGAGTTGGGGTTAAATAATAAGACAGTGTTTACATCATTCAGTCCCTCCCTTTTATTAAAGACAAAGAAGGATAGGATATTTTCGGTGGGTATTGGATTGGGACCTAATAAATCCATTCAATATCAAGGTGGTGTATATATTAAATTGTGGTAATAGGTATTTATTGTTATGAGATTTATATTGAGTGAAAACAGATTCAATTCGTTATTTTCTGATTGGTTGGAAAGAAGTGATATTAATATAGAATTCCGTTCTATGCCGGGTTATATAAATGGGGATGATGAAAGGGTTATAACAGGATGTCTTAATTTTAGTAAACGAGGTAATAACTTTGGTTTACAAAATTTTTATGTATTTAAATTCCAAGTTGGGGAAGATAACGAATTACACTTTTATGAAAGTAATGGTAGACCTGAGAGACTGAGGGAATTTAAGATGTTTCCCCCTGAAATTGTTAGGGATTACTTAATTGAGTTATCAAGGAAACATCAGGAACAGAGATTAAATAAATAATATACGACCCCTTCTTTATCGGTGGGGTTTTTTATTTGACCTCATCATTTAATTTCTGTATAATTAAATAAAAAAGATTATGAGAGAATATGATGTTAACGAACCTGTACAAGATATGGGAGTGATGGCGGAGGCACCGATAAGAGGTTATGATAGAGAACCTGAAATGGAGTTGAAGAAAGAGTATATACCTAAGAAACAGGAATTACTTAGGGAATACGAGATACGTCTTCGTTTTTTAAGTGTTGGATGTGTTATTAGTGTTGGATGTAAGGAGATTCCATTTAGAAGTGTAACTGAAGCTATGGATGAACTTAACAAGTATGTTGAGAATCCATATGAGGTAGGTAAGAAATGGCATAAGTTATTTAATAGTGAAGGTTAATATAATCCCCCATTCTTTTTGAGTGGGGTTTTTTATGCTTATATATTTGGGGGAATAAAAAAGGAAGAAAATATCTTATATACCGGTAACCGTGTCCGACCTTCGGTCGTCTTTTTGTTTTCCCCCCGCCCGCGATTTATTATTTGGTGAGTATTTATTGATATGAAAATACTAATTACAGAAAACAAATTAATTGATAATTTCCAAAAAATAATTGATAGAGAATTATCTAAATTAAGAGCTCGTTATCGTAGTGAGGAAATTTCAGCGTCAAATTGGTATCTTAGTATTTTTAGTAAAATAGATAGTGTAAAAGTTACTGACATCAAAAATAGTCCTACTTTTAGTGTTTATATTAATGTTTATGGGGATTCAAGATTGGATGAGGATGACATTCTAACATTCACCAATTATTTACGAGAAAAATTATCAGTAATTGGAAACCCTTGGATTGTCCCAACTCTTGTTGGTGAAATTAATGAAATGGTTGATAAACCCAAAGATAATGTTGAGAAGATTAAATCCTTGATTGATAAAAAGGGGGTTAAGAAAGTAATTGGTTTAGTTGGTGGGCCTGAGAATTTTATTAAGATGTTGGGTTATGATGAAATTGAAAAATATATATACCAATATTTGGATGAAAATTGTTATCCTGATTATGATTGGCAGAGTCCCAACGATTATAAAGAGGAGATTAAAAGATTTGGTGAAATTCTTTTTAATGTTAATGATTCTCCATCGTATGAATATAAACTACACTACGATGGTGGAACTCATTTAGATATTTACCAAAAAATGTTTAATCAAATGGAAGAAATTTTTTCAATTGATGGGGACAATTCAGTTTGGCTTAAAGTATTTGGTAAATGGTTTAAAAAAAATACAGGTCTTAGAGTTGATAGAGTAATATGAAAATAGTAATTACAGAAAATAGATTAGAAAAAGTTCTTAAACAATCAGGTACTGATAAAACAATTCAGTTACTAGGTGGTTGGGAGAACTTTTGTAAAGTATTTAAGATTGAGAGTCCGATGGATTTCTTACATCTATTTGATGATTTAGAAGAATTTCAATCAACTGAAAACTCCAACTTTAAATTATATAGATATAGACCGGGAAAAAACTTTATGATATATAACATAAATGAGAATCGTATTGGTATTAGTAATGAAGAGATTTTGACTTTTGTTACCAGTAGTAATTTGTTTACACCTGACTTTAAACCGAGAGAAATAATACAAACGTGGTTGGAGGATGTTTATAAACTTGATATTGGTATAAATAGAATCCACTCATTTAATTTGTGGGATAATGTTAGCCGAATAGAATAATATGAAAATAGTTATAACAGAAAATAAATTAGAAAAAGTTCTTAAACAATCAGGGACTAAAAAAACTATTGAACTACTAGGTGGTTGGGATAATTTTTGCAAAGTATTTAAGATTGAAAGTCCAATGGACTTCTTACACCTTTTTGATGATTTGGAACGAGTTCAGTCGGAAGAAAAAAAAAATTGGACGTTATTTCGTTATAAAAAAGGTGATAATTATATAGTTTACGATAGAAAAAATGAGGAAGTCTACATTAATAATGTTGAGATTTTGATGATTTTGTTAAAAACGATTCGACAATTTGATACTACCTATACTGTTACTCAGGAAGTATTAAAGAAGTGGTTGGGTGAGGTCTACAATTTAAAATATACACGACCAACACCAAAACTCTTGTCGGGTAGTATGAAGTCTATAATTTAAAATGATATGAAAATAATAATAACAGAAGAACAATATAAAACACTTAATGAAATGATTAAACTTGATATTAAAGTTGGGGATACATTAATGGGTGGTAAATTTAAGAACAAGAAGGTTGTTGTTAAAACTATTGGTAAGAATGACAATGGTGATATCACAATAAATGGGAAACCATTATTACGATTTAGAATTATAAAATGAAAATAATAATTACAGAAGAACAATATAGTCGTTATATGAGACGAAGATATGAATGTATGAAAGAGTTCGTTGATAAATTAACTAGTGGTGAAGAAAAATTACTTGTTCCCCCTGGTGACTTTGAATGGGATACTTACAAATATATTTTAACAGCCTTCGTAAGACGTTCTTGTAATAAGAATGAGATGTATTTTAATGAAGATGTTCATAACGAAATAATGGAAATATTTGGTGATAGACTAAAACAGTATTACGATAATAATAGATAAAATTCCCCATTTCTAATTGGTGGTGTTTTTTTTTAATTAATTAATATTTATAAATAAAAGTAAAAAATATGAAAAAAGTTATAAGATTAACGGAACGTGATTTAACTAAGTTAGTTAAACGTATTATTAGTGAGCAAGAAGGGGAAATGCCAGCACGTAAATTGAGTCCGAGAGTTGAAAAAGAAAGAAAAATCGGAAAATTAAATTATGATAAATCTAGATTAGAAGGATTAAAAAAGGATATTTCAGAAATTGCTGAATTTTCAATAGAAACATTTAATGATATTATTAACCAAATGGGTGATATTGATTCTGTTCAAATTGATTCAGCTCAAATTGATTCAGCTCAAAAGGCGTTAAGTGATTTCTTAAAAAGTGTTATTAATATTGACAATGGAAATACCTTTGAATATCCAAACGAAGTTGAGTGGAGAGGTATGAAATTTAATGGAAAAATTGATAAATAGGATTAAAAAAGAGATTAATAAAAAACCCCATTTCTAAAAAGAGTGGGGTTTTTTTATTATATTTGTTTTATGAAAAGTGTTATTCAGTTACGGAAGATTAAAGATAAATCAGACAAGAGATATAAGATTAGATATACGTTTTATCATAAAAACGTGTTATTAAGTGAAAAAATATACGATATTCACGATATTATTCTTGAAAACGGGTGGAAAAGTATATCATTTGAGGAACATATGTCATTATGTAAGAGATTGTTTGGTTTCACATTTAGTAAGTATACATTAATCAACACTAAAGATTTCGGTTTATTTCCTGATATTCCTTATAATAATTGGTTAAATTATCAGGATGATGGGTTCAATGTTTGTTTAAATGATAATGATTTATTAATATTAAAAGAAAAATTGGTATGAGTGGTAAGTTTTTTATGGTAGTGTATATTATTGGGGTATTAGGTAGTGTTAATAATTTATTCAACAGTAATAGTTACGAAGAAAGATTGGGTTGGTTTTCGGCATTTTTCTACGCTGTGTCAGCATTCTTATGTCAAATTGAGTTGAATCAGTGTAAGAAGAAAAATGATGAAGAAGAATCTGAATGATTGGGATAGACCGGTAAGAAGTTTATCATATCCCCGTGAAGGATGGGATAGACCATATTATGATTATGTTTTCTTAACTGAGGGTCAGAAATATCGTTATGATGTTTTGATACCTAGTATTAGTAAAGTAATGCAAAAATTCGGTTTAAATAGATTTACTAAGTTGATTGGGGGTCAAGTATTGTATAAGACATTTGCATCGTATCCTGACGAGATATTTACGATATTTGGGAAGTTTAAAAAATTTAGAATTTTATTACAAGATGCTGAATCATATCATTTTCGGACAAATGATGCTAATGTGTATTATTATAATACATTTCCCCTATTTTATATTGATGATAACGGTGTAATGATGGTTGATAATTCATTGAGGGATTTATTTGAGAAATCTTTTAGGATGCCTGAGAATTATTATTGTCGTATGTTGGAGGAATATGGTAAAACCAGACATCGTGAGAATGTAAGATTTGTAAAGTTTTGTGATTTAAATTTCAAAGTCCCTAAATTGGAATCAATGCACATTAGTTATAGGGATGTTATTGGGGTAAATTACAGTCCGACTCACAGTTTTCGTTATTTATAGGTATTTATATTAAAAAATATCTATGGGAAAATTTATAATTACGGAAGATGATAAACGACATATTAAAAGTTTGTATGAACAAACTACTGTGAAACCACAAACAGAAAATGCCGCATTAAATATAACACCATTAGCTGGTGGTATTAAATTTGTAATCAATAATAAATCAGGGTTTTCTGCTGGTTCAGAAATGGGTGGTGTAACATCAGAATTAGGTCAAGGTAATTTTATATTGTTTAATCAAGTTCCGAGTGCTCCGGGTGCCGCATTAACTTTGGATTTTTTAAATACTTCGGGTGCTCAGAGTGCAATTGTTAGTATGTTAAATAATAAAATTGGTTTTATGAAAGATGCTAAAATGTTTGGTATTGATGATAGAGGTGCTATGGATTTTATATCATTAGTTTGTAGAGGTTTTTATGGTAATATTACAAAAGAAAATGTTATTAGTTTATTACAGTCTTTGAGATTGCTACAACAAAATCAAGCAAAAATATTAGGTTCAAGTATAATCTCAAATTTCGAATCAATTTTTAAAACAATCGTATCTATTAGTTCTATGACAGGTCCTGATTTTTATGCTAAATTCCCAACTAATTTAGTTTCTAATAAATGGGGTGCTGGTGGTAATGAAATGAAAGCCATATATTCAGCATCAATCGAGTACTTTCCAGGTAACATTAAAAAAGTATAAAAATAAACCCCACCAATTGAGTGGGGTTATTCATTAGTATTGACTGTGGATGTTTAAATACATTCCATTTAGTTGTGAGTTGATGTAAACAACACGTAAGAAGTAAGTAGTATCATCATTCACGTATGTGTATTCTTCAAATAACATTTTATCATTAATGAAACTTGTGTTAGTGAATTTAGAAATCACTTTTGATTTATTTTTAGGTAATTTGTTTGTGAAATTTTTAAGAGTATTTACAAATACGGAGTCAGGAGTTGTATTAGGTTTCAAATCTTGTCCATCATATTCGTTAAGGTAGTATAAACCTTTGAAACCTTTAGTGTTGATTGCACTAAGGATTATATCATATTTTTTATCGTATAAAACATTTAGTATTTGTTTTTTAAGATTAGAATGATTACCATATACCGGAGTTACTGAATTTATGATTGAGTCAATTCTTTTGTCTTTTAAAGAATTGAAAACTTTATCATTATCAGATGATTTTTGTGAGAACACGTTTAGTAACGTTACCAAACCAAATACTAAACTTAAAACTAACTTTTTCATAACTCATTGTTTATATATGTAAAGATAATAAATTATTTGATTTAAAGACTATTTATTGGTATGAAAATTATTATAACAGAAAGACAATTTGATTTAATAGAGCAAGAATTAAGTTTATCTGATGATAAACCTGAAGATGAAATTAAACCATTTGCTGAGTTTACTGATATTAGGCACGGTGAATGGCCAACAGGTGCAATTTATATTAATGGTGTATCAACATCTGATAAAGATATGTTGAGTTCCATTAAACAGAGTAAACTTCCGACTAAAATATCATTTAAATCGGTTATCAACCCATTAAATACTTTAGAAATTGAAAGTGATAAGTTATATATTAGCAAGAATAATAACTTATATATTTTAAAGTCTGATTATCCTGAATATATTAAAAAACAAGTCGTTACAAACTTATATCCTGATGATTTGAAAAAATTAAATTCAGGATTTCCTGAATTTATAACAAAATTATTATTTGAAAAGTTTAAGGATAATTTGGGTCTTAATAATTACATTATTCTGAATAAAAAATCGAATAAATATATTGTTACATCAGCAATGTGTGAAAGTAATATCGGATTAATTGTTGATGTTAACAACCCTATTGACCCATTGTATAATACAAATGTTAACGGTCAAGTTTGGTCGATTTTAAATTTCTTTGATACCAATCCAAAAGTAATTAAACAATTATTGAATTGGTATTATGATACTGACCCACAACAAGTGTCACTTGATAATTTTAAATCGTGGATAGTTGAAAATCAAAATGATTTGTTTGATGGTATTAAATTAAAGGTGTTGGTTAATTTAAATTTTGAATCTTATAATAAAGGGACTGAAACCGAAAATTATGCCATAAACCATTTAATAAATAAATTAAATGTTTCACCTGACAAGATTCAACAATTTTGTGCGGGTACAGGTAGAGATAGAAAACAAGGGGTGGATTTTATTACCATTAAAAATGGTGTTGAATCAACATTCCAAGTTAAACCATTAAGTGGTATAAAAACCGATGAATCATCATTTATCATCTCAACTTATAAGATGAAAAATTATAGTAAAAAAGTACAGTATTTAATTTTTGCTAATAAACAGGATTTTTATATTTTTGAAAACTACGGATATGTAATTTCAGATGGTAATAATGTTGTGACAATTAATAAAGAAAGTTTAGTATATCCAAAATAACCCCACCTAAAATAGTATTTTAGGTCCGACCCAAGGTAATACTTGGGTTTCTTTTTTTGAATTAACTATATTTATATATAAAAAAGATTATGAAACATTTATTAAATAATTTGAGTGAGGAAGAAAAAAACTCAATTAGAGAACAACACGAAGGTGGAATGAAGTTAGATACTTCAAGATTTAGAACTTTATTGGAGAGTAAATCAGGTAATGTTAAACCATTAGTAGAACAAGATGAACCTTCAATCGAAGATGAATTAGAAGAAATGGTTGGTGTTGATTATATGTCAGATGAATTGGAAGAAGATTTTGAAGGTGAAGAAAAACCTTTAAATATAATTCAGAAACATTTGTTAAAGAAATTTAGGTCAAATCCTAATATTGCATCTGATTATGGGATGAGTGATGAAGAATTTAATGATTTTGTTTATAATGAACTAGACCATGAAAATTATAATGATATGTTTTATCCGGATGATTCTAGATTTGTAGATGATGAAGAAGAAGAAGATTTAGGATTTGCACAACACGATGGTGATTTTGGTGGTGACGACTCTGAATTTGATGATGAAGAAGAATTGGATTTAACAGAATTCGATGATTTAGAAGATGATGAAGATACTTGGTAATCATTAATTAATATTATATTATCCCCACCTCATCCGTGGGGTTTTTTGTTTATAAAAGTATTTATGATTATGGATATTAAAATCACCGAAAAACAACGTGAAAGAATACTAAAATTATTGACTAACAGAAACCCTCAAGAAGTGTTTAAATTATTGGGTGGGGTTGATAATTTTTTAAAAATAGTCAATAATGACTTAAAGGAATTCTATGAACTTACAGGTTACATTCCTTATACAATAGACGAACTTGATGGTGGGAGAATGCACATTGATAAAATATTAATTGATAGGTTAAATTTAGAAGATAAACCTCATTGGATTGATGAACAAAAAAAATTAGGTGAATTTATCTTTGGGACAAAAAACGGTCCAAGGTATACGTTTGATGCGGTAGCAACAGGTAAAGCTATTGATTCTAACGGTCAAGTGTTTATGCAAGTCGCTGGAATGTGTGATGATTTAGGTTTAGGATTTGGATATGGTGACCTAAAACAAAAAGAAAAATTAGGTAAAAGAGCTCAATCTCAAATTTACAAACAAATAATTGAGAAATATAATTTAGATAGTTACAATGGACATTAAAATTACCGAGAGACAACGTGAAAAAATCATAGATTTATTGACTACCAAAAAAACAGGTGATGTTATAAAATTATTAGGTGGTGTTAATAATCTTTTAAAACTTTTCAATAACGATTTAAAAGAATTCTATAAATCAACAGGTTTTGTCCCATATAAATTTGATTCGACAGGTGAGAATATGTATATCGACAATCATTTACTTGAATCACTTAATTTAGAAGATAGTTGGAATAAGAAAGAAAAAAAACTTGGTGATTTTAGATGGACTAGTGGTGGTATGAATTATAAGTTCACAGCCCACGCGTCCTCACCATTTATAAGTCATCAAGGTCAAGAATTAAGGAGAGTACTTGGTACTTGTGGTGATTCAGGATTTGGTTATTCATTTATCAGTAAACGAAATACTATTGGTAAACGAGGTAGGAAACAGATATTCAAACAAATAATTGAGAAATATAATTTAGATAGTTTTTTATAAAAATCATAGTTAAAATTTTTTTATTCGAAAAGGTTCCGTATATTTGTTCTGTATAACTTTAAAACATAAAAAAATGATAGCATTTATTTTAATCACAGGAATCGGGGCGTTTTTAGTAAAAAGATTTATGAACGCAGGTAGACTAAAAAACATTTTGTTTTGGACTTTAGTTGTGTTGGCATCAATTATACCAGCAATTTGTGTTGGTGGTTTCATCATCGGGTTTGTAATTGGAATTGTAAATAGAATTATGTGATTTTTTAAAATCATAGATATTTATTAATAAAATATAACTATGAAACATAATTTTAATTCAATACCTCAAGTTGAAAAAGATAGAATACTTGAGATGCACGTTAGAAAAATTCTTGAAGAACAAGGAACACCATTAGATGTGTCGGGAAATTTCCAACAAGGTGAGAAAAAAACTATCCAAGGAGGTCAAAATGCCGGACTTAAAACTAGAGAAATGATTAAGGCTGGTTTAAAAGTTGCTAAACAAACTTTAATAACTATTGGTAAAGTAACACTTACAATTCTGTTTGCACCTGTAGGTATCGTTTGTTTTATAGGTTATGCAGCCTTTAAAATTACTCAAACAGTTGTTAATGCGTTGATTAAATTTTTAACTGCGTGTGGTAAAGCAGTTATTAAAGCAACTGAGGCGATTACAGAAACAACTATTAACATTGTAACTAAAATATTCCAAAAACTAGGGATTGCCATTAAAGCAGGTATTGACATTGTAGGGTCATTTTTTAAATCTGTTGCTGAGGGTTCATATAAAGTTGTGATTTATTGTTTAAAAGCGTTAAAACAGTTTGGTTTAATGTTTTATGGTAAAATATTGGTTATGGCCGCAACAATTAAAGAATTCGGTCAAGATGTTTGGAATTGGTGTAAACAACAATTTGATGCAATATCAAAACAAATTGGTATGGCTTGGGATTCGGCGATGAACTTAGCGAAACAAGGTTGGGGAGCAGTTAAAAATCTTGGTAGTCAAGCGATGGAATTGGGTAAGAAAGCTGCTAATAAAGTTGCCGATGTTGCTGGCCAAACGTATGGGGCGGTTAAAGGATTTGCTCAAGGTTTATTTGAAGATGCAATTTTGTTTTATGAAACATATATTTCAATTAGAAATAAAGATACTTTCGCATTAATTAGTGAATGTTCTAAAATCACTAAAAATGTTATCTTATAATTAATAGAATATTATAGTGAACCCCTCCAATATGTGAGGGGTTTTTTTGTATATAATACTATTTATAATTATGAAAATAAAGATAACCGAATCACAATATAAAAGATTGATTGAGGATGTTGAATCTCCAATGGATTCGTTAGAAAAATATAAACCTGTTTGTTTTAAATATTGGGATAGATTTGGGCCTGGTATAACAAACAAGATGGTTAATGTTCTTGCTATTAATAAATACGTTAACCGTTTTGAATTTCGTAAGGTTTTATATCAATGGTTAAGAGAATATATTGGTGTTGAGGAGGCTATCAATAAAACATACGAGTATTTGAAGAATGATGGTCATCACGTTAATTGTGGTGGTTATGATTTTACATTTGAAGTTCCTGATATTGAGTTTATAGGTGAGATTGGTGATTTGACTATTATGGTTAATGATGAAGATGGTACTGTTGAGTTAATTATGGTTGATAATAGTGAACACAGACTTGCGGATATTATTAATGATGATGAAATCGGTTGGGAAATTAAATCTGAGGTTGAGGACTGTGTTGCCGATTATCTTAAAATAAACGTGGAAGATAAGTTTGGTGTGGTTTGTCACCCCAATATTATATTCCAATCAAGAAATAATGGATGAAAGTAGTAATTGACGAACAAAAATTAATTAACGGATTTCAAAAATTAACCGACAAATTTTTGGCAGACTTAAAAGAGTATGCTGAAAAATGGTATGAAAATGAGGAAATCCCTGATTGGATGTCATCGGGTATTGTTGAGTGGGTTGATGCCGTTGATAAAATCAATATAACCCACCTTCAAGTGAGGAAGGATGATATCGGTTCAAATTATTATATTTCGGTTGATGCTATTTTGGATTCTAAAGTAAGATTTGATATTGATGAGATACTACAACATATAACATATTTGATAATAAAACGTATGTTTGGTTTAAGGTCAGGTAATCAGGTTATTATGATTAGTGATAACATTGAGTTAAAAGATAGTAACCCCCAATGGTAAGTTTAATTTAATTTCATTATTTTTACCTTATGGAAAATAGTTTAATTATAGGGTATGAAGTTCGTGAAGATGGGCGAATGTATTTGGATTTAAAATCTAATAAAGGTTTGACTAATTATTCAGAACTGTTAACAGTTAGTGTTGCAGCTTTAAGTATGATGATAAGAATGGCCGGTGAAAAAGGTCATAAGACTGAGGGTGAGATATTTGAATCAGTTATCAATCATTTACATAGTGAGTTTATCAACCCTGATTCATTCAAAGATTTGGAAATAAAACGATAAACATAAATTTGCTACGATAAACTAGGTTGGTTTATTGTAGCAATAACATATTTATTAATATGAAAATATTAATTAGTGAAGCTCAATTATTTGGGAATAATGACTTATTAAAACAGATTTGTTTTAAATATTGGGATAAGAAAGGGTTTGCTACATCAGATAAATCATTTTTACAGTTATTTAAAATTCCAGGTCAAATGGTGATGAGAGTAGAGGCGTTGGTTGATGAGTGGAATGAAGTCAATAATATTACCCCCATATCTATATTAGAAAAAGATTTTGGACCATTTTATAATTCAACAGTTTCTAAACATATATATACTTGGCCTGATAGACGTGGTGGATATACAGATATTGAAGTTAGTGATGGTAATATTAGTTGTAAAGTAAGAATCCATAGTATGGATTTTAATCTAAATGATAGAACACTTGATGTTTGGTTTGAAATGATTACTAGTGAGTTAAGAGATATAAGTTGGAACGGTAGAACATTTAATGAAGTATATCCTTATGGATATGACAATGACGAATACGCTAGTGATGATATAGATGAAGATGAATATTGGGAGATATATGATGAGTATAGAGGTGAAGTTGCTTGGTTACTTCATAAATATTTTATGAAAAACTATGTATCCCGAATGGGTGAGTTTAAACTTGAAATTGAACATTATTAATTATGAAAGTTATAATAAGTGAAAGTAAATTAGAAGATTTAAAAAAGATTTTCTATAATAAGTGGGATAAACAGGGGTATGCTAGTTACGACTTCAGAATGGCTAAAGTATTTAACGTTAAAAAATATATTGATGATGACCCTGGGTTAAATAAAACAGGTTACTATATTACACCGGATAAGTTAGTTAGATTATGGGTTACCGATTGGAATAAAAAACACGGTATAACAAATCTATCAATATTAGATGAATTTGGAATGAAACATCATATAGGGACTTATTCAGAGTATTATGATAGTACAAAACCGATTAAGTTCACATATAAAGATAATGACAATTATTTGGAATTTGAAATTAATGAATTAAGACTTGATGATGAAATACTTATACTTTATTATTTAAATTTTAATCTTAATAACGCAATTATTGATAAAGAGAATGTTGGTGAGGTATTAAGTGCAATTGGTGACGATGATGATGATGAATGGAATGAGACTGTTGAAGATTATCGTGAAAGTGCTATTGGTCTTGTTTATGATTATATGATGAAAAACTATGTTAATAAAATGAGTGGTGACATTGATATTGAAATTGAATATGTTGATTCATTCTTTGAATAATTAATTGACTATAAAATTAAAATACTTAAATTTAAAAATATGATGAACAACGAAAGTAAAGCTAGAATGTATGGTGAGTTATTAAACGAACATACAAGAGTCGGTAATTTAATATCAGAAGTTAAAGCCGAGAATTTTGAAATGAATGATGAACAAAACACAAGAATACGAGTTTTGGAAAATAAGCAGATTCAAATAATGATGGCAATTAAAAAATTAATGTCATAACAAAAAACCACCTCATCAGGTGGTTTTTTAATTTAATATTATTTATATTTTAGATTATGAGTTGTAATATGTTTAATATGCCGGTTGAGTTAAATTCTACAATGATTTCATATAGAGTGAAATCAGGTAGGAAGATTGATACTCAGATTGGTGGTGTTTATATACACCCACAATCAGTTATATCCGATTTTAACCCTGATGAATTCATTAACGACTTCACCTTATTAATTAATAAAACAATTAAAATCTATTTACGTATTGATGTTGAATATGATGAATACTATAACCGATTAAACATAACAGTTAATACAACAAAAATGATTGATTGGGATTATATGACTAAAATTGAAAAATGTGCAAATGTTTTATTAAAATTTAGAGGTAAATACAAAAGACCCCCTATGTGTTTTATTATTGAAAGTTACACACCTGTTGCTTAAATTTTAGTAGCGTCTTTTAGGATTTCTAATGCGGTTTTATAATTTTCATCAGACAATACCGATTTAAGATTAACAAAATCACCACCCGATGTTTTAGCCTCCCATTCTTTATCGTTTGTTAATCTATAAGTCCACATTTTATCAGTTTTTAATTTATATTCACCAGGTTTCCAACTCTTAAAAAAATTATCAATAGATAATTTAATTTTATTGTCACTGTCTTTTTTAACCACATCATTATTCTTCTTAATTTTCTTTTTAACAAAAGGACCCCCATCGTGAGGTTTGAATCTACTAGGGTTTGTGTATTTGTAAAAGAATTGTCTGATGTAGATACCGGTAGGGTTTTTAAAATCAAGAACAAGGGTAAAATCTTTACCACCTGTAACTCTTCTTTTCATACCTTCAATTTGACCTTGGGCTCTTGAATCGGCACTACCACCGGCAGACCCGACACTTGAAACCCCGATATATGCGTTACCGTCATCACTTTCATCAATGGTTGCGGACCATTTAACAGTATATGTTTTTGAATCTACTTGAATTTTTAAATTAGTTATGTCAGGATTAATACCTTCATTCCATAGTTCTTCTAACGCTTGATTAATACTTTTACCTTGATTAAACTTAATATATGGACTCCATTTAGATGGGGGATTACCGGTTAACATATAACCACCAAATCCGTCAGATATTCTACGGTTGAATGAGTGTAATGCGTCACCTTTGTTAGGTGCACTATTAGGTACGGTGTATTCACCGCTAATTTTCATTGGTAAGGACATTTTACTTTCAGTAACAATACCCATCATTGTTTTCATTCGATATATTTCTTCGTTTAAAGTATTTTTCATACTAATAAATATTACTATTAGAAGTAATAATTTGTAATTATACAGTTTGGATTAATATTTGTTAGGTCAGGAAATGTAACATTTCCGATATCATTATTGTTTATATGACTAATATGTAATTCTGTGAATAAGTGACAATATTTTTCATATGTTTTTTTACCCCCAATACACCAATCGACAATAGTTATATACTCTTCTCTTTCATCAACGATTAGAGTTCTATCTTTGAGTGGTGGTAGTCCGTTAAAAGTTCTGAAACCGACTAATAAAATTTGATTTAGGGTAAGTTTTTTGAAGTGTTTAAGGTCTTCCGATGATTTCCATAGTAATTTATCGTCTAAACCGATAAAACCAAGGTTATTTACTGCGATTATAGCTTTCATTAACCTAATTATAACATATTTATTAGATATGAAAATAATAATAACAGAAAGTCAGTATAAGAAATTTAAACACTTGTTGGAACAAGATGTTTATGATGATGAAGAGTATAGTAATGCCGGTTACGGTAATGAGGATTACGGTGTTGCCGATAAAGAAGGTATGGTTTTTAAAACTGAAATTGCTGGAATGCCGTTAAAACTAACTTACTCACATACCACACAAGTTAGTGAGAATGAATTTGAATATTACTGTGAGGTGGTATTTTATGGTGATGAGTTCTTTGGTGTGTTTGTTGCCGATAAGAGAGGTTATTTAGTAGACATTGATTTCCCTTCTGTAATTTCAGAAAATGATGAGGACGTTAGATTACAAGACGTATTAAAAGAGATGGGTAGTAAATATTACTATGAATTCGAACATTGGTTAGATAGTGAGGTAATACCTTCATTAATGGATTAAGTTTATGAGAGAAAAGATTTACAAAATAATTGAAAAGGTTGGTCCTTTTAAGGCTGCAAAGTATTTTGGTGGTGTTGAAAAGTTTTTGAAGTTGTTAGAAACTATACCAGGGTCAGATAGTATTAAAGAACAATTTAAAGGTAGTTGTAGTGTATCATATGCGACATCTGCTAGTCACCCTGATGCGTATTTCGATTTTTACATATTGGATTATGATATTATAGATGATGATTTTGTTGAATTAATTGTTGATATGAAAGTTGATTTTAGTAATCTATCAGGTGAAGAGATATATGAATTAAAAAAATGGTTTGGTGCAGTTGCCGATGACCACGGATTTGAAATTTATGACGTTGAAAATCTACCATCACATCAAAATCTATATATTAAATCATTCAATGGTAAACCATATACTTGGCCAGGTTATGATGTTATAGATGATAATGAAGCTTTCGAATTACTTGATAAGACAGGTAAGTGGGAAGGTTTGATTAGAGAAAGTATTCACGTATTCAAAAATCCAAAAACGGATGAAGATAGTGGTTACAAAAAAATGGTTGCGGTTATTAAACATTTAGAAAATAAACCCGGAAATCCTTATACCGACTATACCGACTTAAACCCAAGAATGAAAATTAAATTTCTAGAATCCGATGAATGGGGAATAAAGGTTTATATTGATATTGAATCTATGGGTGAGTCAGATGAAGAATTTGAGGTTTTTACAAATTATGGTGATGAAACACGTAGACATATGAGTAATAGAAACCTTATGAAATTCTGGCATGGTTATAAATTAAATGATGATGAAGATGATACTCATCCATCCTTTAAAACAATAATTTATAATCGTTTAATTAAATTACGAAATAATATAGGTTTGAAATTTAAATTACGTGTATCAATTCTACCTTAATTATGAAAATATTAATAACAGAAAATAAAGTAAAAAACGTCCTTAAACAAACCGGAGTTGGGAAAACTATTAAACTATTAGGTGGTTGGGAAAACTTTTGCGAAGTATTAAATATTGAAACATTAATGGACTTCTTACATCTGTTTGATGATTTGGAACAAGTTAAATCTGAAAAAAAAGAAAATTGGACGTTATTTCGTTATAAAAAAGGTGAAAACTTAATGGTTTACGATAGAAAAAATGAGGTAGTTCATATCAATTATTATGAAATATGGTCATTTTTGGATGATAAATTTGGTCTTAGTTATTATGAGACTCAAAGAATTACACAGGATTGGTTGGATGAGGTCTACAATTTAAGGGGGGTCACAACTGATTGGTCTTTTTTCTCCAATGTGTCGAGTTGGATGAGGTCTACAATTTAAAATAAGAGTATGAAAATAATAATAACAGAAAATAAATTAGAGAAAGTTCTTAAACAATTAGGAAGTAAAAAAACTGTTCATATGTTAGGCGGTTGGGATAATTTTTGTGAACTATTTAATATTGAAAGTCCGATGGACTTCTTACATCTATTTGATGACTTAGAACAAGTTCAATCTGAAGAATATAAAAATCAAACATTATTTCGTAACAAAAAAGGTTATAATTATATGGTTTACGATAGAAAAAAAAAGGTTGTTTACATCAATGGTGATGAAATATGGTCGTTTTTGGGAGGGTGGGGATTCCACCTTAACTTTAATGATATTCAATCACTTATAAAGGTGTGGTTGGATGAGGTTTACAATTTAAGGGGGGTTACAATTTTCAACCTCTTCACAGTTAGGTGAGGTCAACAATTTAAAATGAAATTATGAAAGTATTAATAACAGAAAATAAATTAGAGAAAGTTCTTAAAAAAAATGGAACTGTTAAAGTATTTAAACTACTTGGTAATAGTGGTGAGAACTTTCGTAAAGTTTTCAATATAGAAACCCCAATGGATTTCTTACATCTATTTGATGATTTGGATGTGGTTCAATCAGAAAAAGATGAGAATTTAACCTTATTTAGATATCAAGAAGGTGATAATTATATGGTATTAGATGAAAGTTTAGAATACAAAAGGATATTTGTAAGTTATGCTAATTTAGTTTGGTTTTTAGAAGATACTTTTGAACTTAACTACCCAGGTCAGTGTGGTCAGGCTATTACTCAATGGTTGGAAGAATCCTATAATATAACTAATGTTACACCTATACTTTACACAACAAGACAAAATTCAAATATTCTATAATATTATGGATATAAAAAATTTAACCCCAAATTATTTTTAGTTTGGGGTTTTTTGATTAATATTGTAAATAAAAACAAATGAATATGAACTATAGAACACATAACGACGAATACATCAATGTTAATGGTGCATCCCACAAAGGTGAATTAGTGACAACTTACGATAAATTAGTTGAGTTATTTGGTGAACCCGGTAAAGGAAGTGCTGATGGTAAAACCGATGTTAGTTGGAAAATAGAATTTGACAACGGTCAGGTTGGTGAAATATACAATTACAAGAACGGTGCTAAATATGGTAACCCAAATATCGAATCCATAACTGAATGGACTATCGGTGGATACAAGAGTGAAGTTGTTAAATTAATAACTGATTTATTATGAATGGTGGTTATATGAGTAGATATGATGCTATAGCTGGTATTATCATTATGATATTAATGATATTAGGTGTTGTTTTTATTGTTAAACACGAAGAAAACAAATACAATCATTGTAAGTATTTAATTGTAGATTCACATAAATACCAATATCACGCAATAGCGTATAAGGTAATTGATAATTCTTGTATTAGTATGATTAACGAAGACCATAAAAGAGTTATTATTTGTGGACAATACACAATTGAAGAAACAAAATAAATGAAGAGATTTTTTTTAGTATTATGTTTAATGGTAAGTTTACCATTATTAGGTCAATATAAAGTTGACACAACAATTATAAACGAGGCTTACACGTCTTACGTTAATAAAGAATTGGGTCAAGCCTTATATGTTAAACACAAACTATATAAAGGTGGTGGTAAGTGTCAAAGAGCCACCAATTGGGTGAACGATACAAAACTAAAATTAGTTGATGAGAATCAATATAAAGGGACTCTATACGATAAAGGACATTTGGCTAATGCCGAGGACTTTGCTTACGACTGTCATCTTGATTCTTTAACTTTTAGAGATTATAATAGATTACCACAAACAAGAAAACTTAATAGAGGGATTTGGAAAGTAACTGAAACCCAAATTAGGAAAATGTCTCAAACAGATTCATTGATTGTTTATAGTGGTGGATATTGGGGAACACCAAATGTTGTTGTAAACGGAATGAAAATCCCTTCAATTTGTTGGAAAGTAGTTTATAGTTTATCACAAAAAAAAGTGGTTATTTGTTCAATATATTATAATAACGATAAACCTGTGAAAACTGACACTAGTTTAGAAAAACTTGAAATGATGTTAGGATATTCATTAGGTGTTTATTCTGAAACCAAAAAAAAGAAAAAATAAAATGAATAGTTTAGATAAACAATACACAGATTTACTTCAAACCATATTAGATTATGGGGTTGAAAAGAAAGATAGAACAGGAACGGGAACTAAATCCATTTTTGGTTATACAATCCGTCATAATATGAAAGATGGGTTTCCATTGTTAACTACTAAGAAAATGTTTTTCAAAGGAATTGTAACTGAATTGTTATGGTTCTTACGTGGTGATACAAACATCAAATTCCTTGTTGATAATGATTGTCATATTTGGGATGGTGATTGTTTTGCTAACTACATAAAACATAATCCAAACGCAGATGAACAAATGATTAGTGATGCTAGTCATATGGTAAATATAAAAGAATGGTTCATCAACAAAATCAAAACAGATACAGAGTTTGCTAAGAAGTGGGGTGAATTAGGTCCCGTGTATGGTAAGCAATGGAGAAGATGGACTAAAAAGAAAATGTATTTATCTACGGATGGTTCATATGAAAAAATCTTTGATGAAATGGACCAAACAGTTATTGACCAAATCTCTATCTTAATCAACGAACTTAAAACAAACCCAGACTCAAGACGATTGATGGTTAATGCGTGGAATGTAGGTGAATTGGACCAAATGACTTTACCACCTTGTCATTATGGATTTCAAGTTTATACTAGAGAGTTGAGTGATGAGGAAAGAATTAAGTTATTTGTTAAACTGCATAACCCAAAAGGATATGAAGATGAGAAAATAACTAATACAGTTCAAGAGATATTAACTATGAACAATATTCCTAAACGAGCAATCTCTTTAATGTGGAATCAACGTTCTGTAGATACATTCTTAGGTTTACCATTCAACATTGCATCATATGGTTTATTACTTGAAATCATAGCTAAAGCTGTTAATATGGTTCCCGACCAATTAATCGGAAACTTAGGTGATACTCACTTATACTTAGACCATATTGAACAAGCCAAAGAACAGATTGGTAGAGAGTTAAGGGTTGATGAAAGAGTTTGTATGTGTTATGAAAACCATAAATTGGATTTAAGTAAATTACAAGAAGGTATGAGTGATGATGAATTCACAAAAGTATGTGATGAGTTCGGTATCCCAACACGAACAAGAGTTCCATTTGAATTACCTAAATTGGATATTCACCCTGGTATTTTAGATTATGATTTAGATAAATTAGAAATAGATATGTTTACTATTAAAAATTACCAATCACATCCAACAATTAAAGCCCCACTGTCAAACTAAATGAAGTTTTTAATTAACATATTTAAGAATAATAAATCTTCTCTACTGATAATATATGTTTATATGTTAGTAGCACATTCTATTTTTTTATGTGAACCATACATTATTGGTAAAACAATTGATGGTTTAATCCATAAAGATTATATGTGGGTATACGTGTTAATATCTGTTGAGATTTTTGCGAATTTTTTCATATACAGAAGAATGGTCTTTGATACCAAAGTTTATAGTAAAATTTATAATAATTTGGTTATTGAATATCTTGAGTCAGATAAAACATCTGACAAATCTTCAAGAAATGCAAGAACTGAAATGGCTCAAAACATAATTAATTTTATGGAGAACGATGTTCAATATATCATAATGTCATTTGTGTCAATTATTGGTTCTTTGTTTTTTATATTGTTTGAACATATATTAACAGGGTTTATTGTTTTTTTCGCATTCATTCCGATTAGTTTTGTTGTTTATTTTTTGTATAAAAAGATTGCTCAAGGGATTAGGGTTAGTAATTCACACTATGAACGTAAAATTGATGTTATTAATAGTGAAGATGAACAGAGTATTAATCAGTTCTTAAAACGAAGAAGAGACTTAGTTATATTCAATTCAACATTACAAGCCAAAAATTGGGTATCAATGAATGTTATTAAGGGGTCTTTTTTAATAATTTGTTTAATTGTGTTTACACATAGTAAAACGAATTTAAGTCAAGGACAAGCTATAGCAATGTTTTCATATATTAATCAATTTTTAATATCATTAATGTCTATTCCAATCGCGGTTGAAATATGTTCAAGAATAAAAGACATAATTAAAAGAATTAGTTAAATTAATTTCTTATATTTGAATATATGAAGACGAGGATTCACGTTAATCAACATCATATCAGGTCAAATAAGACAAAAGATACCGATTTACCGGTAATAACGATAAAACAAGGACGTAAGAACACGTATTGTAATGAAGTTGAGATACTTGGTCCAAGTAAGATAATATATTGTGGTAGTGGGGATAAAAAACCCATATTAAGTTGTGGTGCAAGAGTGGTAATAGAAACAGAAAGTGAAATCAAAATAATAAGTTAAACTATGAAGAAGAAAGAAGTAAGTTTGTTGAAAAAGAAATTCCCAAGTATTGAATTGTTGAATTCAGAGGGCCCTATTTTAAAAACGTTTAAAACACAAGATGGTTATATGATGATTGACGAACATCAAGAGTTAATAGCAATCTTAAACGACAAAAACATATACAATTATGTTAGTGGGAAACTTAGTTTAATTGATTCCGAAGGTAGAGATTTAAAATACGATATTTACCCAATTAGTATGAAACCTGAGTTAGGTAAGATATGTGAGTTTTTAGGTATTGACGGTTTAATTTTTTAATATGAAGTTGTTAATTTTTTTATTGTTGATTAGTTCGACAATTTTTTCGCAAGATGTTGTGTATGAAAGATTTTATAAATACAGTTATAACGTTAATAATACTATTATAACAACTAGTGATTATGAAGTGGAATCTGAGGAAGCTTTTGAATGTCTCCAAAATGGTAATTATATTCAAATAACAACTGATATAAATATAAATTTTTATTTGTCAGACACATTAACTAATTTATTTGTTAAAGGTAAAAGTGTTAACAAAAAATTAGTTATGAAAACATTAAGTTATATGGTAAATAACATAACTATTGATTCTACAACTAATTTGTTTTATAAAGAAGTTGAGAACACTTGTTATAGTTGTAAACATTCAATTATTACAGAATTATTATCCGATTGTGAGTTAGTTAAACGATTTAATAATGATGGTGTTACTAAAATTGTTGTGACATACGTTCAATTAAAAAGTAAAAGTGGACGATATGGTTGTATATATGTTGTTATCCACAAAAGATTTCGTAAGGATGAACAATTTCTTTATATTGATGATATGAAATAAAAAAACCCCCATTATTTTTGGGGGTTTGTTTTATTATATATTTTTCTTATTATATCACCTGTTTCTGAATCTTCTTTAGCGATTGAATAGAGTTTACCAATTTTTTTAATCATATAATTACCAACCCTGTTTAGATGTTTAACTTGTTGTTTAAAATATTCTGAGGGGTTATCTTGATATTTCGTTAATTCTTCAAAATACTTCTCCATAAATTCATTGCTTTTATCATCAATACCCTGCAATTTAGATAACATTACCTCAAAAAAATCTTTTACGTAACCTGTCATAGTATCTAATTTAATTTGAGACATACTTACATAGACCCCCCTTAACACATTATTAGGGTTAATAGAGTCATCATCAAGTTCGGTGACAATATCGTTAATAAGTTTTTCATAAGTAAATTCTCTCATCTTTTTAAATTCAATATAAGTTTCTTCTTCTAATAAAAAATTAAGAAAATTAGTTTTATTAACACCATCTAAAGTCATTTTAGAATAAACTTCACTTGGTTTAACTAAAAGTTCAGTTTCAGTTGCCAAGTATAACAAATGTAGAAAGTCTTGAATGGATTTAAGATTATACCTATTAGCTCTAGTAATTCCCAGATAATGAGAAAAATCTTTTAAACTTTCTTTAGGTTTAACGTAGAAATCATATGCGTGTTTTAATTCGTGAGTTAAACTTGAAATGATTTGTCTTGAATTTGAAGTATAATAACCAATGATTTTTGAAAAATAAGTAGTTTGAACATCAGCATCAGGATAACCAAATGATAATCTAATATATAATTCTTTAGGGTCGTTATTATTAACTAAAATCCAACGTTTTCTGTCAACACTCGGACGGGGATTATAACCCGCAGACATTAGAACAACTTTATTATGATTCAATTCAACAAAATCAAGAATTAAATTAACATCAGTTATAGTTAATTGATTATTTTCATTACCAATAACTAAATTTGTGTTAAAATCAATCACTTCATTTATCTCATTGGTAATTTCAGTTGAGCTATCAACTTTTTGTAAACTATTTAAAATATCATAATATAATTTTTCACCGGCTTTCTCAATGTCTTTTGGAACTCCGACTTCTTCTTTCATTACATACTTTCTCATTATGCTAAATTTAAATTAGGGTCAGTTAATACCGCGGCAACTTTTTCTTGTCTAATTAATCCGGTATTTTTTCTATCAGCAATTGCTTGTTTTAATAATTCTTTATCAGACTTACCATCTTTAACCGCATTATTTAAACTTTTTGCGAATTTTTGGAAAAACCCAGGACCATTCCAACTTGCATATGAAAAGTGCATTAATAATCGGTCATTACTTTCAACACGTTTTTTAAGTTCAGGTGAAAAGTAATTACCCGCATTTCTATCATAACTTTGTTTCATTATCTTAGCCGCCAATGTCTTTAACTTATCTTCTAAATCACCACCTCTATAAAGCCATTTCCATTTTTTACAGAATTTATCCATACCAAGGTCTTTTTTCTGTTTATCTATTAGTCTGAAAAATTCTTTACCTTCAGGTGTTTTTTCAATAGTACCATTGTATCTGTCAAGACCAAACATAGTTTCAGTTGAAGCTCCCATACTACCTTCAGGGTGATTAGTACAAATACCTAACTTACTTGTTTTTTTGTTATTAGGTGTTGACCCATTCCAATAACCACCTTCAAACTTATCAATAACTTTTTTGGTTACTTTCATCCATTTAGAATCAACTGACCCTGTAGACTTTGTATCCAAATAGTCGTCATTTGATGTACTATCATCGGATGATTCATCATCTTTTTTTTCAGTAGTTTTTGATTTGTTAGCAAATAAATTCATTAACGCTTCAACGTAATTCTCATTGATATTATATTGATTTTTTATCTGTTGTTTTTCTGATTCAGTGATTACAATTCTATTCTTCATTTTTATTGTATTTATATATAAATATTAAAAAACAATGAAATTAACTGTAGTACATAATAATTCAGGAATTAATAAAAAAAAACATAAAATGTTTGATAAGTTTTTCAAACTACTACAAAAAAAATTCCCACTAAAAGATGATTTAAAAATTGAGTTTTTAGGTGTAAGAAAAGATAAGATGACAACAGGTAGTCGATTACCTAATTATATCAAAGTGTTATGTCAAAATAGAATGACTCGTGATATTTTTAGAACAATTGCTCACGAATGGGTTCACGAACACCAACATAGTATTGAAAAAAGAGAAATTGGTCCTGATATCGGAGGTAAAAATGAAGATGAAGCTAACGCTTATGCTGGTCAATTAGTTAAAATGTTTGAAAAGAAATATCCCGAATACGTAGAAAATATGTATGAATAAAAAAACCCCCAATTAAGGGGGTTTTTTTATTTAATCTCAACTAATTCAAGTTCAAAAATTAAATCTTTACCAGCTAATGGGTGATTAGCGTCAACTGTAATATTGTCTTCAGTTACTTCGGTAACAAGAACGTTAATTGGTTGACCGTTTGGTCCCATCGCTTGTAAGTGTTCACCAGCTTGAACACCTACAGGAACTTGTTCTTTAGGTACAACACTAATCAATTGTTCCATAACTTGCCCGTAAGCGTTATCAGATTCAATTTCAACTGTTTTTTTCTCACCAACTGTCATTCCGTATAAACCATCAACAAATCCTTGGATTAATGGGGTTTCACCTAAAACAACTTCAAGTGGTTCACGACCTTCGTTTAATGATGAATCAAAAATAGTCCCATCGTGTAATTTACCTGTGTAGTGAACCTTAATAGTATCACCTGTTTCAACTTTTTTCATATTATTTAAGATTTTATATAAGTATAATTATAGATTTTAGAATAATCAAATGTCCATTGATGATATAACCATTATTTTTTGTTTATAACCTGTCAATCTCCAACATTTACCTAATATAAAGTCCATACCATCCCTCAATAGTTCGTTTAAGTCCTCCAAAGTGGTGTCCCCAACGATTAATTTACAGTCAATAACAAATAATTTATCATTTGTAGAATACTTAAACGAATTAATCATTACCTTTGACCCCACACCGTATAAGAGTTCAAGGTCACACTTAAATTTATGATTAATTAAATATTCTAGAAACGTAATCATAATAGAATTATATTTATATTTGATATATAATAAATAGAATTATGGGAAGATTAATATTAACCGAGGAAGAAAAGAAAAACATAAAAGATATGTATTCAGATGTTAAATCAAGTAACAAAGTGATGTCATATTTGAAAAGAAACTTCCAATTCTTTAGACCTGTCGATGAAATGGGGTTAAATGATGAAGAAAAGCAAAAACGTATCGAAGAATTACCATTTTTAGGGGATTTAGTAAAAATTGTGATTGACGATAAAAGTTATATATTAACTAATCAGAAAAAATACATAAAAAAACGTATTTTTAACATGGTTGAGGATGATATTGATAGAATTGACCCTGATGCGACAAAGGTGGTTGTATTAAAGACAATAAAAGACTACATTGATAATATATTGGTGAAATATAACTTAAAATAGTGTTAACAATTTAAAATAAACAAAATGGATAAGGTTTTCTTTAAAAGTGAGTATGATTGGGTGGTAGATGTATTATCTTCTTGTAAGACATTAGACCAAATTAAGGTATCTCGTAATTTATTTAACAGATTGGTTGAGAAGTGGAAAAAAACTGACATTTCTGTTGATTTTTCTAAAATTGAGGTATCTTATACTAAGATTGAAAAGGTTATTTTAAGTAAAACAAGAAAAAAAGTTAGCTCAATGAGTTATTGAAGTTGATTTTTTGAGATTTAGTGAGTATTTATTATTACTATCTCTCTCATCACGAGAGCCACTATATATCTTCAAAAGGGAATTTTCGGATTCCCTTTTTTTATTGGAAAAAACTCTGTATATTTGTCCTATGAAGATTATAAACGAATATTTGATTGTAAACCCAGTAACGGGTGAGGTTGAGAAATACGTTGAACTTGAGGGTGAGGTGTTTTTTAAGGTTAGTCTTGTTAAATACTATTGGGTGAATAAGGATACGTTTTATGAGAGATATGATGAAACTAAAAAAACTTTTGAGGAATGGAAAGAGACGATAAAATAACAGTATTTGAAAAAATAAGATTGTGGTGGAAATTTGATGGTAGATACTGGCACAAAAATTTCATTGAAGGAGTTAAAAACCTTTGGAAATGGTTTCCTGTGATATGGAGAGACCGTGATTGGGACCACTCTTTCATATATGAACTTATCAAAGTTAAATTAAACAACCAAGCGGATTATATTGGTGGTCACAATAGACACACAAGAGCTAAACGAGATGCTGAATTAATGAGATTAACTTCTCGTTTAATCCAACGTTGTCAAGATGACCACTACGATATGGAATATATGGACTATCACGAATCTAACTTTAATTGGTTAGACATTACTGATGAAGATGATATCCCTGAAAAATATAAAGATTCCAAAAGATTAGAGGTTGATTTGATTTCTGAGAATTTTGACGACTACTTCAAAAAATACCCACGTCAATACAAACGTGTAATGTCAGGTGAAGTTAGTAGATTCAATAGACCTATTGAAGAAAAAGACAAACAACTAATTGCAATGGAGATTGCTCACGAGAATCAAGATAGATGTCGTAAATTAGTATTCAAAATAATGGAAAGGAGAATTGAGGGATGGTGGGATTAGTGATAAACACACCCAATGGTGAGGGTGAACTAACAAAAATATACTTGAGTGAATTGGGTTATTTGATGGTGAAAGTTGAAAACGATAATAAAACTTTCACCACATATAATCTTGGTAAACCAAAGGATGGATTGAGTATAGATGATTTAATAATATATTTAACTAAGAACAATGACTGAGAAATATAACAGAATTTACAGAATGATATCATCATTCAATGATGAGGAAAGTGATTCAGGAATAAAAAATTTAACTGATGTTGAATTAGAAAAAATTCATCAATTAGTTGATAGTGAAGTCATTATTGATTTAAAATATAACGGTAAGGTTTGTCATTGGAGAGAAGGTGATTTGAATTACAATGTTTTATATTTAACAGAATCACAAATTGAGTTCATAAAATTAATTGATAAAAAACTTCACGAAGGTTTGAGTGGGTATACTCTAATTGACGACATTACTGAAGATGTTTTATATGATAGATTTGATACTTCAGTGTTTGGATTTTTTGAATTTGAAATGAAATTTGATTTTTTTAAATATCGTCAAGAAAATCTAACAAAAGATGATGTCTTAGATAAGATATTAAAATACGGTAAAGAAACATTATCAGAAAATGATAAATTATTATTAGAAGATAAACAAATGATATCACCGATAGATGAAATTTGATTATATTTGTAAAAAACAAAAGATATGACTTACGATTTAACATTAATAAGCGACACACACAACAAACACAAACACGTTCACAATCCAAAGTCAGGATTAGGTGATTTAAAAGGTGGTGACATATTGTTACACGCAGGTGATATCTCATCTATGGGGTACGAACACGAAATAACTGAATTCGCATCTTGGTTTGATAAATTAGATTACGCTCACAAAATATTCATAGCTGGTAACCACGATTGGGGTTTCCAAAACAACGCTGAGAAAGTGAATGGTATATTGACAGGTTACAAAACTATCAATTACATACAAGACGAATTAATAACTATCCAAGATGGTGATAAACCTGAAGTGAAAATATGGGGAAGTCCTTGGCAACCTGAATTCTACGATTGGGCATTTAACTTACCAAAAAATGGACCTGGGTTAATGTCAAAATGGGAAATGATACCTGAAGATGTGGATATCTTAATCACTCACGGACCAGCTTGGGGTTTATTAGATGATGTTGAAGGTAGAAGAGGAGACCACTTAGGTTGTGAATTGTTGGCTGAAAGAATAAAATCTATCAAACCAAAAATACACGTATGTGGTCACATCCACACAGGTCACGGTCACTACTTCGACGGACACACTCACTACTTCAATGCTTCATTGTTGAATGAAAGATACTTATACTCTCAAACACCTTGGAAAGTAGAATGGAATCCTATCACTAATGAAATAGTGTTCAAATAAAAAACCCCCAATTAAGGGGGTTTTATTATTTCAGTAAATTATAGTATTCTTTAAATTTCTTTAGTCTATCAGCTAAACCATTAGTTCCACCATTTATTCTTTTGGTTAGTTGTTTTACAACATCGTCACTAATTCCTTTATCACAGATACTCCAAAGACCGTTAGAGTTAAAGAAATAAGCCGCAGATGCTAATGGGTATTTAGTTGATACCAAATCAGGATTACTCACACAATCTTCACCAATAAACTTAGTGAAGTTTACATAATTAGATTTACCGGTTAATTGGATATATCCTCTACCACGAAATTTAAAACCTTCCATAGTTAATTCAGAACCATTCCCCATTCTATCACCATAAACTCGTGAAGCAATTTTTTCAGGTTTTTTAGCGTATGATTCAGATAGATTACCAGGAAAATATTTACCAAACACTTTCTTTAATCCGTCAGATGAGTAATTTAAGTTTTCCTCAACTGCTCTAAAACTACCACTTTCGTGAGCACATTGTGATAAGAAGTGAGCCAATCTTAAAGGTGATGTAATGTTGAATTTTTTAGCAACCTCATCAATTTGATTAATAACTGTTCCGGGAACAACACCAACTAACTTATCAAGTTTGAATGTTGTATTTTTAGGATTAACAACATCTTCCTTAATCATAGTTCCTAATTTTAATTTATCCCAAGATAATTGTCCGACAATACCATCATCAACTAATCCATTACTTCTTTGCCATTCTTTAACTTTTTTTTCAGTCCCTGGACCAAAAATACCGTCGGGGTTTAAACCTAACTTCGTTTGTAGTAATTTAACGTCTTCCCCTGTTGAACCAATTTTTAACATAACTTTATCGTTTTTATTATTGATAAATACTTTTGAAATGATTAATATTTGATTATAAAACTATATTAAAATATGTCTAAATTTGTTATTGATAATCTCCATTCAGAGATTGAGTTTAAAGTGAAACATTTAATGATTTCAACCGTTACAGGTCGTTTCACAGAGTTTACCGCAGAAATTACTGCAGAAAAAGAAGATTTTACAGATGCTCAAATTAGTTTTGAAGCTGACGTAAATTCTATCACAACAAGTGTTGTAGATAGAGACAACCACCTTAAATCTCCTGATTTCTTCGACGCTGAGAGTTACCCTAAATTAGCTTTTAAATCAACAAATGTTGTATTGGAAAATAATACATACAACGTAACAGGATTATTGAATATCCACGGTGTTGAGAAAGAAGTTACATTGGTTGGTGAATACAATGGTAATGACACTGACTTATATGGTAACAAAAAACACGGGTTTGAATTAACAGGAACAATTAAACGTTCAGAATTTGGACTTACATTCAACGCAACAACCGATAAAGGTGGTTTATTAGTATCCGATGAAGTAAAATTAATTGCAAGTGTGCAATTTATTGAGGTTGTGATGGCGTAATTTGTTATTAGTATCTTTGTTAACCCTCATCTTAATTGATGGGGGTTTTTTGTTTTATAAAATATTTATAAAGTAAATAGTTAATTATGATATCACTAGAAAAAAACACACGATACTGTTTTTACACCTCAGTAGTTGTGATGACAATGTTTTTGATAATAAAACTTTTAGTGGTGTTTAATTTTCTACCCCTATGTAATTCAGTGATGTGGGCTGAATTTATCTGTTTTGTTTTATTTATCCCTCTTTTTTTCAAAATAATTTATGATTATGTGAAAAAAAATAAAGAATCGGTTAAATTAAACTTTTATGCTAGAAATTTAAATGAAACTTTAATATCTCAGACACACAACCATTTATTCTATGAGGGAAATGTTAATGAAGGTGCTAAATTATTAACTAAAGAAGTTACTAATAGTATATGTGCCGACAGATGTTCTATTTGGTTATATAACAAAAAAAATAACGGGATTGTTTGTGAACAATTATACGAGAAAAAAGACGATGAATGGTTTCAAGGTGTTGAAATATTTGAGAAGGATTTTAAACCGTATTTCGAAGGGTTAAAAACTAACCCAATCATTATTGCGAATGATGTTGACTTACATCCTGCAACAAGTTGTTTTAAAGAAACGTATTCAGGACCCCTTGGTATTAGAGCAATGTTAGACGTTCCAATTATTTATAAGGGAGAAGTTATTGGTGTTATTTGTATTGAAAGTTATACCGTTAGAGAATGGCATAAAGTGGAAGTAAATTTCGCTGAAATGTTATCATCATTGTATTCATTCGCATATTCTGTGGAAGAAGGTAATGAACTTAAAAATGAATTATCTGAGTTCGAACATTTTGTTGATTCATCAGTATTGGTTAGTAAAGCAGATAAAAGAGGTAAAATTACATATGTGAACAAAAAATTCGAAGAGGTATCAGGATGGTCATTGGAAGAATGTTTGGGTAAAGACCATAGAATTGTTAATTCTAACATTCACGATAAGAAATATTGGTCTAATATGTATAAAACTGTGAAGTCAGGTAAAATTTGGAATGACTTGGTTATCAATAAAAATAAAGATGGTGAATTATATTGGGTTGATACATATATTAAAGCCGAATTTGATGTTGATAATGGTAAACTAAAAGGTTATACCTCAATTAGACAAGACGTAACTGAAATCCATAAAAACATTGCGGAAATTAATAAAAAGAACACGTATCTAGAACACGCCGCGAAGATTCTAAGACACGATATGCACTCAGGGATTAATACATACATCCCAAGAGGTATTAGTTCATTAGAACGAAGATTAAAACCTGAAGATATTGAAACATTAAAATTGGAGGCCCCACTTAAAATGTTGAAGGAAGGTTTGAAACATACTCAAAAAGTTTACAAGGGAGTTTATGAATTTACCAATTTGGTTAAGACTGATGTTGTTTTAACTAAGGAAACTCATAATCTTAAAGATGTCTTAAACGCTTACCTATCCTCAACAGCTTATTCAAGTCAAGTGGCGATAGATTGGTTACCAACAATAGAAATTAACGAATCATTATTCTGTACCGCGATTGATAATCTAATCCGTAATGGTTTAAAGTATAACGATTCTGACGCTAAAATGGTTGCTATCTTTATGGAAAATGAAGAAAATATTGCAATACAAGATAATGGTAGAGGTATGACACAAGAAGAATTTGAACACTTGTCATTACCATATAATAGAAAAGACGGTCAAAAAGAATCAGGTACAGGTTTAGGTTTAAATATTTGTATCGCAATCCTACACGAACACGGTTTCACTATTAAATGTGAAAAAAATGAAGTGGGAACTAAATTAACAATTAAAATAAAATGAGTAAAAAATTTAAAATACTATCAATAGATGGTGGAGGACTTAGAGGTCTAATCCCCCTATTGATATTAAAAGAAGTTGAGAAAATAACCGGAAAGAAAATTTACGAGTTATTTGATTTAATAGTTGGAACGTCAACAGGTGGTATAATCGCTTGTGGATTAACCGCAAGTAAAGACGGTAAAACTCCGGTATTGTCAATTGACAAATTGATTGAATTATACACCACAAAAGGTAATGTGATTTTCCCATATAAAAATAATATCTTCAATAAAATCAATTCGGTATTCAATCCTAAATTTTGTCCTGAAGGATTAGACAATGAGTTGTCAAATTACTTTCAAACATTAAAATTGAGTAACACATTAAAACCAATTATTGTAACATCATATGATATTAGAAATAATGAAGTTGTAATGTTTAAAAGTCGTAAATCAAATGAAGTAGGTTATGATTGTTTACTGAAAGATGTTTGTAGAGCAACATCAGCGGCACCAACTTATTTACCTTCATATGAAATGAATTATGGTGGTAAGTTAAGAACTTGTATAGATGGTGGTGTGTTTGTAAATAACCCCTCATTGGTAGGTATATCGGATGTCGTAAGAAATACTTATGGGTTTGGTGAAATTAATGTTGAGGATATCTCATTATTTTCTTTAGGTACAGGTATTTATACAGAAAACTTAGGAGTTAAAGAAACTAAGAGCTGGGGGTTAAAAGATTGGGTTAAACCAATCACCGATGTTATGTCACAAGCAACCTCAAAAGTTGTTGATTATGAGTGTAACGAGTTCTTAGACAATTATCTACGTGTTCAGGTAACAATAGATGATGAAAGTAAAAGTGATATGTCAGATTCAAGAATTGAAACGACAAATTATTTGATTAGTAGAGTAAACACTCAAGTTTTAAAGAACGTTAATAAATTAAACGAAATAAAAGAATTTTTAAAAAAGTTAGGTAATGATAGAATCAATCTTATTAGTTGATGACGAGGATTTATTCCACTTAGTATTTGAGGACGCATGTTCATTATTAGATATTAGTTTATCACTAAAATCTGTGAACAGTTCTGATGAAGCCGCAAGGATGTTTAAACAATGGTTTGATTCAGGTGACCATAAAGAAAAACCTGAATGTGTATTTGTGGATTTAAATTTAATTGGTTCAGCATTTGATGGGATTGAATTAGTTAGAAAGATAAATTTTGAATACGGTAACCACGTTGTTATTGGAATTATTTCATCATCAAATGAACCATCAGAACAAGCGAAAGCGGTACAAGCCGGAGCACAGTTTTGGTTAGTTAAATCAGATGAAATTGAACCAAGATTAGAAGAGTTCAGAACAGATTACCCAAATTTTAAAAATAGAACACAAACATTTAAAGTTTACAAATGATAAAGTTTAGTGCAAATACTAAAAAACAATTATTAGACCTTTACAAGGCCAAGAATATTGGCCTTGAAGGTAATTTATTGAAAGTAGTTGATTCTGAAGAAGATTCTGAGTTTTCTCAATACATTAAATCCTGTATTGATAAAGATAAAGAATCAAGAAAAAAACGTTTAGATATAACTAAACAAATTCAAAACAAAAATACCGAACTTGAAAATTTAAATACCGAGAATACCCGAATATTAGAAGAATTACAAATAACCTTAGAAAATGTCGAAACATCTAAGAAACAAATTGAATCTCAAAATACCGAACTATTATCTTGGAAAGATGAAAATGAGAGAATTCAATTAGAACTCCAAGAAGAAATGAAACGAACTGAATCTGCAAGAGAAGAGGCGGAGCACGCTAAAGCAAACGCACTTTCTGATTTAGATTTGTTACAGAAAAAAACCCAAACAGAATTAATGGGTAATATTGTTAAAGTAGCCTTAGGTGTTATTATGTTTGTTGCAGTTATTACAACCGCAATGTATGTATTCTCAATTGTGATGGGTAAAGAAGTTAACACAATCGGACCAGCTTGGAGTAATATGTTCGGAATCCTATTAACTAACGCATTTAGTATCGTTGGGACAATAATGGGTGTAAAATACGCAACTAAAGATAAAGATTAATCTTTCTTAACCACCTTTTTTACCGTTTTATATTTAACCTCAACTTCATATGGGTTAACCATACTTCTTTTACTATCATATTTCCAAATAGTGATATAATCTTCAAACTCGTGGACTTTTTCCCACTTCTTATGTTCTATTTTTACTTCTTTCGCCATATCTGTCAATTATTTTGTCAAATATAAGTATTTTTTTATTAAAAAACCTGACAAATTATTTTTTTTAACTGACAATTTGTCATACTTGACCTATTGGCATAGTTTTGTTATATTATCAATCAATAATAAATAAATTAATAAAAAAAGTATGAGTAAAATTATTGGAATTGACTTAGGAACTACGAATTCGTGTGTTGCCGTAATGGAAGGGAATGAACCTGTTGTAATCCCTAACAGTGAGGGAAAAAGAACAACACCATCAGTAGTTGGATTTGTTAATGAAGAAAGAAAAGTTGGTGACCCTGCTAAAAGACAATCAGTTACTAACCCAACTAATACGGTTTATTCTGTTAAACGTTTTATGGGTTCATCATTTGATGAATGTGTGAATGAAACTACAAAAGTTCCATATTCTGTAATTAAAGGGAAAAACAATTCCCCAAGAGTAAAAATTGATAATAAAGAATTTTCACCACAAGAAATTTCAGCAACTATCTTACAAAAGATGAAAAAAACTGCGGAAGATTATTTGGGGTCAACTGTAACTGAAGCGGTTATTACTGTTCCTGCTTACTTTAATGACGCACAAAGACAAGCAACAAAAGAAGCTGGTGAAATCGCAGGTTTAACTGTTAGACGTATTATCAACGAACCAACCGCTGCGGCATTGGCTTACGGTTTAGATAAGAAATCAAAAGACGCTGTTGTTGTTGTATTTGATTGCGGTGGGGGTACGCATGATGTTTCAATCCTTGAATTAGGTGACGGAGTATTTGAAGTAATGTCAACAGATGGGGACACTCACTTAGGTGGTGATGACTTCGACCAAACAATTATTGATTACTTAGTAGGAATCTTCAAAGATGAAAATGGTATTGATGTTAGTAAAGACCCAATGGCGTTACAAAGATTAAAAGAGGCTGCTGAGAAAGCGAAAATTGAGTTATCATCAACCTCATCAACAGAAATTAACTTACCTTACTTAATGCCGGTTGATGGTGTTCCAAAACACTTAGTAACTTCTTTAAGTAAATCTAAATTCGAACAATTAGTTCAACCATTAGTTGACAGAACTATTAAACCGTGTGAAAGTGCGTTGAAAAGTGCGGGTATTAAAGTAACCGATATTGATGAAGTTATTTTAGTAGGTGGAACAACAAGAATTCCAGCAATTCAGGAGGCCGTTAAAAAATTCTTTGGTAAAGAACCTTCAAAAGGTGTTAACCCTGATGAGGTAGTTGCGTTAGGTGCGGCAATCCAAGGTGGTGTATTAGCTGGTGATGTAAAAGACGTGTTATTATTAGATGTTACCCCACTTTCATTAGGTATCGAAACTATGGGAGGTGTATTCACTAAATTAATTGAATCTAACACAACAATCCCAACTAAAAAATCACAAGTATTCTCTACGGCAGTTGATAACCAACCAAGTGTTGATATCCACGTATTACAAGGGGAAAGAGCGATGGCTAAGGACAACAAAACTATTGGTAAATTCCAATTGACTGATATTCCACCATCACAAAGAGGTGTTCCGCAAATCGAAGTAACTTTTGATATTGACGCTAACGGTATCATTAATGTATCTGCGTTGGATAAAGGAACAAACAAAGTTCAATCAATTAAAATTGAAGCGTCTTCAGGATTGTCTAAAGAAGAAATTGAAAGAATGAAATCTGAAGCTGAAGCAAATGCTGAAAACGATAACAAATTACGTGAGGAGGTTGAATTAATTAATAAAGCTGACAGTGTTGTGTTCCAATCTGAAAAATCAATTAAAGATTTGGAAGATAAAATCTCAGAAACTGATAAAACAGAATTAACTGAATTGGTTTCAAGTTTAAAAGAATCTGTTGAGAAACGAGAATTAGACGTTTTGGAGTCGAAAATTGAATCAGTCAATACTAAGTTCCAATCAGTATCTCAAAACTTGTATGATGAGTCAAATGTAACTGATGAGGTGAATGATAGTGATTTTTCTGATGTGGAATTTGACGAAGTGAAATAGTCAATAGTTTTAGAAAAAATTTATCCCCAAGGTTGTTTTACTTTGGGGATTTTTTATATCTTTGAGATATGAAAACGAAAGCACCATACGAAATAACATCTAAAGCGATTAAAGGATACGACGAGTCAAAAATCGCTAAATCTGAAACTAATGATTGTGTTGTAAGAGCATTTGCGTCATCGTTTGATATTCCATATGACAAGGCGTGGAAGATTATCTCTGAGAAATTTGGTAGACAACCAAGACAAGGAACTCGTGGTACATTCGCAACACTTAACAAATTGGCGGAAGTTCGTTATACTTGTAATTACAAGAAAATTAAACCGATTGGTGGAACATACGGAGCATTACATTACGATGTTAAAGTAAAGGGTGAGGTTGTTAAAAGAAAAATGACTGTTGGGACATTCATTAAGAAATACCCTGAAGGAACATTCTTCATCATAGTTAAAGGACACGCATTCACAATCAAGAATGGTGTGGTTATCGGTAACTACGAAGACGCAATAAAATTGAGAAAAGAGATATATTTCGCATACCAAATTAAATAAATTATGAAAGTATTATTTTTAGACCACGACGGAGTTATCTGTTTGTCGAGTAATTGGGGTGGACGTTTTAAGAAAGTGGGGTTTGATAGTAACCCTGAAACACCATTGGATATCCGAATGGATAACTTTGATGTTAAGGCGGTTAAACTATTAAACAGTATTGTTGATATTACCGGTTGTGAACTTGTTATATCATCAGATTGGAAATTACAAGGGACATTAGAACAAATGAAAAAAATGTTTGTTACCCGTGGAATTAAACCACCAATTGACTACACACCTAATTTAAAGACTTTTGATGAGGGTGCGGAACATTTATTAAAAGCGACTCTTGATTTCGAGGAAATACGAGTATTAGAAATTAAAAAGTATTTGGAAGACCATCCTGAAGTAACACATTGGGTTGCGGTTGATGATATGGACTTATCTAAATTAGAAAATTTCGTTCAAACTAAACGACCATATAATGAAGGAATCAAACAATCCGGAGTTAAAGATAAAATTATTGATTTTCTAAAATAAAAAAACCCTCTTTATTGAGGGTTTTCTGTTTCATCAGTGTTTTCAGTATTGGTTGATTTTTCTTTTTGAATTTTACTAATCATCCATCCCGCAACTGCGAATTCGGCGGTAGCCCAAAGTAAAAATTCACCCATACTTAATGTCGAATGTTTTTCCAATAAGAAGAAAATCATACCCCATTGTGCGATTACAAATGCGATACCTGACTCAATTCTTTTTTTAGAAAAGTAAGATGTTCTTGCTGAATACATATTCATTAATTCAGTGAATAACCATTTAATTTTTTTCATAACTGTTTTTATTGATAAATATCAGGCATTAAAAAAGGGGGATGGTAGCGAACCTCCCCCTAGTCAGTGTTACCGAAACGGTAACGGTCCTAACTGAAAATTATTTACCTTTTAACAGGTTAAGACATTGTTTTAAATATTCTTTAGACCTAGCCGATGGTGTTAATTCATCCTCTCTACTTTGAATATTAAGAATCCTTTCAATATCTTTAACTAATTCTGTCCCGTGTTCGTGTTCTTTGTAAAGTTCAATTACTTTATCCATTGCTTTATGACAATTACCTGTAGTTTCATCATAATAATTTTTATTTCTAAATTGATTTAAGTGATTCATCATTTCGTATGACAAATGAGCACCACCATCTTTGATATCTTTGAATAATCTGATGTTATTTAAAATACCTAAAGTATCAACGATTGAATTTACACCGTTTTGTCTTTTATAAACACCTGGTGAATAACTAGCGGCGTCTTTAACACTACCAACAATATCATCTAAATTAATGACGTTGTTTGTCAAACATCTTGGTTTTTGTTCTTCATCTTGTTCACCATTAGAAACTTGTTCCATTATTTTTGTTCGAATAATTTTTCTAAGTTCTTTTTCGTCTATTATAATTCTTTTCATATGTCAATATTTTATTTTTCTTTTAATAAATATTTGAATATTTATAATTAACCATCGGTTGTGCTAAAATGAGCATAAATTTTAATTTAAAATATATGGATGATGAGAGTAGGAAACAAGACTTGGAAACAAATATTTATGGGAAATGTGGCAGTGAAATGTCTTGTCTTGGGAATGTTCTTCAATCCTTTTGGGTTCGATGCGGTTCAATATTATCTTTATACTCTAACAGGAAGTTTAATGAAAGCAAATTTAATTTTGTATGGTATTTCGGGGTTTTTCTTTGGTTTATATTTCTTCTTTCGAAATCGTTCTAAGTAAAACTTTACAGTTTTAACTCAAAACGATTCTTCATTATTTCTAACTTATCTTCAGGAACGTTATGTTGATTAACACCACCGTGTCTATTTTCAACAACCATTGAAAACACTGTGAATCCGAATTCTTTTGCCAATTCATAATAAACATCCATTTCCCATTCTTGGGTGAATGTATTAGCAACTGCGATTCTTGTTGGTGTCATTCCACCATTTGCGTTCTTCATAGATATTCTAACTTGGTTTTGACACCAAGCGTGAGCGTCCTTTAATTTAAGGGGGTTGAATTTATATTCATTACCTTCCATAAAGAACATATCAGCTTCAAAATAAACAGCACCGATAGATTTTGCTAACGTTGATTTACCCGCTCCAGGTAAACCTCTCAAGAGATATAAAATTTTTCCATTCATAAGTCAAATGTAGTGATATTTATAATATAAAACAACAAATAATGGATGTTAAAAAAATAGTTCTTGATGTATTATCAGAATCAAAGAAAAAGAATAAAAAAGATGATAGATGTGTGAGATTAGCCAAACAAAAATATGATACTTGGCCGTCAGCGTATGCTTCAGGTGCGGTTGTTAAATGTCGTCAAGGAAAAATATGGAAAGAAGAAGTTGAATCACTTGATGAAGCAACTAAAACAGATTATAGTAAAGAAAATGAGTCGGGATTACACGGATGGTTTTCAAGACAAGGTGGGAAAGGTAAATCTCAAGGTTGGGTTGATTGTAACACTTGTAGAACAGACTCAAACGGTAAAAAAACTTGTAAATCTTGTGGTAGAAGTGATGGTGAAGATAGGTCAAAATATCCGGCTTGTAGACCAACCCCATCAGCTTGTGGAACTAAAGGTAAAGGTAAAAAGTGGGGTAAAAAAACTAAAATGGGTGTGAAGGAAAATGTTAAAGTTTCAAAGGATTTACAATACCATTTAGATAACGAAATTACATTATCAGAAAACGTATTTAGAATTTATTCAGAGAAATATTTCAAATTAATTAATGAAGTTAGGTCACTTTATAATAGAGATTTAATCAGATTAAATGAAGAAGATTCTTGGATTGTTGAATCTGATTTAGGTAAAAAAGTGTTACTTGAAAATGGTGAAGAGGTTTACTTAGACGCACCAATGTATGAAGAAGAAAATGAAGATGAAAGAGAACTTAGAGAGAAATTAAATTTAGATAAAGACCACGTAGTAAAAATCATTAAAAAAATGGGGTCTATGAGATATTTTAGTATAACATTTGATGGTATTACTAAATTATTCTTAATGGGTAATGTTTATAACATTTTATTTAAAACAATTATCAGACATTTTAAAGTTACCGGTGTTCCACATTTCAAAAGATTTTTAGATTTAGATTTTGATTATTTTGTCTTTATGGATAGAAATGAACCGAATTTCTATAAGAAAGATTTAGAAAAAATGGATGTCGATGCTCGCGACCCATTTGGTAGAGATAGTTTTCTTTTTGAGTATTCCCCAATTGATAAAAGAAATTTTGATTCAACAGTATTCAAACACGAAGAATTGGAGGATTCTATTAATGAAGCATTACACCGAGGTAAGAATGTAAAAATAGGTAGTCCATTCAGAACACCGGGTGGTCCTAAGAAATTTGCGGTGTATGTTAAGACAGGTAAAGGAACAGTTAAAAAGGTGACATTTGGTGACCCCAATTTAAGAGTTAAAAACGCAAATAAAGGTCGAGCAAAATCATTTAGAGCAAGACATAAGTGTGACCAAAAGAAAGATAGAACAACGGCAGGGTATTGGTCTTGTAATGTTGGTCGATACGCTAAAAAATTGGGATTAAAATCATCAAGTAGTTGGTAATATGGAAGAAAAAATTAAATTTTTATTTGACAAAATATTAGAGAAGACTGTTAAAAATTATAATCAATATAATGACAGTCGCGTTAAAATTGAATCAACTCCGACAATTGATTTAGTTAATAAAGTTAAAACACATAGAGGTTCAAAATACGAAGTTTATGTTAAAATTCCTGAATTAAAAGTTTTTGCCGATTTTACACATATATTTCATAAGGTATGGAAAACAATGGGTTTACATAAGACATTAGAAACTAATTTGTTTATTAATACAATAATTCCCAGAAACTTTGATACTTTAAAATATAAAGCAAACCAATACAAAAAAGAATTACAAGAAGAGGTTGATAAATATGTTAAAAGACAACGTGTTGTTGGTAATGAAATTAGTATTAATATTGATGATGTTGAAGTTATTAACAATAATTGGGTTGGTGGATATAGAATGAGTTTTAGTGTATATGCAACCTGTATAAACAATGGAAATCAAGAAGAAATCCTAAGAGTTGATAACCCTATAATCGAAAGAGAATTAAATTATATTTGCACTGAACTACTTGGACACGAATATATGGATGGTATTATTCAAGGTTACGGTTTAACTGTTGATTTTGTTAAAAACGAACCAAGTGAAATCAATGAGGGTAAAATGGATGATATTAAAGATTTCATTAAGAAAAACACTGATAAAATAAAAACCACATTTAAAGAAGAATTAAAAAATTCTAGTGATGATGCTAAAACAGCTTTCAAACATTTAATCACAAAGAAAAAAGATTTAACAAAAGAAGAACGTGAAGAAATTTCAAAAGAATTAAAACAAGTATTCAAGAGAACGGCTAAACGTTTAGGTATGGCTAGTTTGTTTATTTTACCGGGTGGAACTATATTAGTTATCTTACTTAATTTATTTACTAAGAAAAAAGAAGTTCCATACGATGAAACGATAAGTGAAGGTAAAAAAGTTAGGTTATTTACTGAAAGTATTGATAATCACGAATTGAAGTGGCATAGAGACCGTGAGGATAGATTAGTTGAAGTTATTGAAGGTGAAGGTTGGCAATTACAATTTGATGATGAATTACCGTTTAATTTAGAAAAAGGGATGAGTGTTATCATCCCCGAAGGTGTGTATCATAGAGTTATTAAAGGAAGTGGAAATCTAAAAGTATCAATTACTGTATTAGACTAATTCAACTTTCTCTTCAAAAATCTTATTGATTTTATTTTTCACTCTTTCACTTATTGGAATTGGAGAACCCCCATCGTCGATTCTAACAAACGTAATGTTAGTTTTCAATACAAGTTCTTGTTTACCTGTATAAACGTTGTGAGACCTCGCCTCCATATAGATTGTTATGGAAGTATTACCAATTTTAGACGGAAAACCATAGATTTTCAATAATTGATTTTCTTTAGCGGGTTTTTCAAAATTACACTTATCTATTGAGACTGTAACCATTCTTGGGGTATCACATAATTGCATCGCGTAACCCGCTGCCGCTGAGTCAATCCATTTAAGTAACGAACCACCAAATAAATTACCGTGAAATCCTAAATCGGACTTTTTGATTGGATGACTAGAAATTAATTCCATAAAAATAAAATAGAGTTTACATTTAATACCTTTTCGGTATTTATAAGTATATTAATATGGTAATATGAGCAACGAAACTTACATAAAAAAAATAAATAATTTACTGTCAAAAAAAACTTATCATTATGAGTCAGAAATATATTCATTTGACTATATTCTTGAGTTAACAGGTGAGATAAAACCATTGATTAGTATTGGTGAATGGAAAGACTTTTATTTATTGAATTTCAAGATTTTTAATCTTAATGATACCGCAAAAAGAATAATATCATTTCTTATAAAAGAACATCCTGAATATAAAACTGAAGATAAAGAAATTTATGATGTAAAAAAACCATTACGTCAATTAGGAATTGAAAGAAGTTTAGGTGGTATGGCCAGAAAAATGTTGAGAGCACTTAATATTAAAGAGACAATTACTAAAGAAGTTTTAGTATCTTTGTCAGAACTTGAGGGGGATTATGAAGAAATTAAGTTAAATATTGATGAATCAAGTACAAGTATTTCGTCAGGTGAATATACCGGACCATTAGAATTGGGGTTAATAAAATGGAAAAATAAAACACTATCACCATTTAGTGAGTTTGTTGATACTAAATTTAACCATAAGAAAAAACAAAAAACAGTTAAAAACAATGTGAAACGTGTTGTTGGGGTTTGGGAAAAAAATCCTGATGGTTCATATAAAACAAATCAACACGATGTACACACAATTAATGAAGGTATGATTGATAGATTAGCCATTAGAACAGTTGTTAAAGACATTGTAAGTATAATTAAACAAAATGAAGAAGGTGGATTTTATTTACCTGAAGATATTAATGGAGAACTTCAATATAAGTTAACAAATAAAAAGATATTATTTAGTGTTGAATTAACTTTACGATTTAATGACATTATTGGTGGGTTTGGTGTTAATGGTGCCTACTCACACGAGGAAGATGTTATAGAAATGGTTGTCGAATATAATCCAAAAACTATTAATCAACAATTATATGATTTAATTGGTGAGATTAACGAGGTATTGACTCACGAAATGGTTCACCTTAAACAAAATTATAGGGGCGAATTAAACTATGAGGATGTTGAAGGTAGTAATTTAGAATATTACTCAAGAAATCATGAAATACCGGCACAATATTATGGGTTTAAACGTTTATCAAAATTAAGGAAATTACCTTTAGAGGATGTTGTTAGAGAATGGTTCGACACTCATAAAAAAACCCATATGTTAAATCCTGATGAGGTGAAAATCGTAATAGAAAAAATACTTAATTATAAAGCATAAAAAAAGGTCATCAATTGATGACCTTTTTTATTAATTAACAAATCTTATTTGTTTTTCAATTTACTAATTTTATCTCTATACTTGATAGCGTCTTCGTAATTTTGAGAATTAATCGCCTTGTTTAACAAAGTTGTTAAATCATTGATTTGTGAGTTGTTTTTTTCATAATCTCTGATTTCGTCTCTCAATCTGATAGCTTCTTCATAGTTTTGAGTATTAATCGCTTTGTTTAATGAAATTTTTAACTCAGTAACAGGAGAATTTGTTGTTGGTGTTGTTGTTTTTCTTTTTGGTGAGTATGTCGGCCACTCGTTAGTTGGGAAAAATGAAGACCACTCATTTTTAGTTAACCAATCTTTAGTTGGGAAAAGTGAATCCCAATTAGTTGGGTAATTGTAGTTAGATGGCCACTCGTTAGTTGGGTAATTAGAACTAACATAAACTGATTGTGTGTAATTTCCATCTTTAGTAGTATAAGTGTTTTTATACCATTTTGAACCATCTTCATTGTAACCTGTTTCAGTTTTAGTTTCACCTACAGGTTCACTAATTTTTTTTAGTTCATTATAAAAATTATCAAACAACGTAGTGTCGTTGAAAAAATTGTCTAAGCCACCATAAAATGGTTGATTTCTTTTTGAAAACATAAATTTATTATTTTTGATTTATTTTATTAACAGAACTAATAATATACAACGTTTTCTTAAAAGTCAAATATTATTTTCTAAAACGTTTAACAATTAAACCTAATAGTTCTTTTAAAGAAATACCCCCAACATTAAGTGCAACAAACCCTGATAGTCTTTTAATAACCTCATAGATTTGATTTTCATTAAAATCCCCACTTGTAGATATTTGGTATATCAACGGTACTAAAGGTATTAAAAATGTGTAACCGATTATGTTTGAAGTTTTTTTTACACTAACACCTAAACTTTCAACAAAAGATAAGAAAGAATCTTTTAATAATTCGGCTTTCTGAAGTCCGGCTTTATAAGTCTCATATAAACCTTTCTCTTTGATTTTTGAAATTAATAATCTTAATGGTTTTTTATTATCAATAATATACTGAAAGGCGATACCTGCCAATATTAAACTTCTTTCCATAGGAGAGACGGTTGGATATTCCCCCGATAAAAACTGTTCAACAGGACCCATTAGACCCCCAATAGACATACTAAATGTTGCTAATATTGATAGGTCAAATTTAATTTGGTCCGAGGCCTCTTTAGTAATACGTTTCATTAAATTGTCATTTTCACCAATTGTTTTATCCATTTCTTCATTGGCCATTTCTCGTAAAATAACTCTCCTTTGTTGTTCAGTGATTATTATTGTTCTCATACTAATAAATACTTTATTATATATATTTATTATTAAAACAAAAAAAAATGAGTCATTCAAGATTATTAGATAGACATTTAAATAACAATATTTGTCCCGATTTAAAAAAAGGGGATAGAATCGTATTAATCAGAATGTCTGACCCAATTAGTCCTATACCACCAAAATCGAGAGGGACAGTATTAAAAGATGGGGTTAACTTTGTTGATGAAACAATTTATTCAATTAGATGGGATAAATCAGGGTCATTAAACATTATTTCAAACATTGACACTCTTAAAGATTTAGATAATATGATTAATAATTCAAATAATGAATCTCAAATTGAGAACCATATGAAAACTATTAAAAATATTGAAAGTGACCACGATGTTTGGATGTTTGAAGAGGATTTTGATAATTTAAAAAACAAAGTTAAATCAATAACTGAGGGAGCCAAAGATGTTGTTAACATACTAAAAAAGAGTAAAGATAAGTTTAAGAATTACGAGGTTTCTAAATTGATAAAGTATTTAACCGCAGTTAGAGATGCTAGTTTTACCAATATGTTACAAGCTTCGTATTTTTTAATTTGTGGTGAGGAAAGAGCCGAACACGAAACAAGATACACTAATAAGACCAATAAAAAAGCATATCAATATGTTTTGGATAATGCGGGCGAAGTTAGAGATATTATGATACGTGGGGCTATGAAGAGTCTTGAAGAGACTAATAAAGAAATCACACCTGAATCTGTTGAGAGACTTATGAGGAGGGATGCACAACAGTTCTTGTTATTATATATGACATTACCTATTAAACAACAAGATTACCCGGAATACGATGATATTGAGGATGATGAAGATTACTACGAAGATGGGTATGAAGATGATGAGGACGAAGATGATTATTAATCAATAAACGATATTTATAAGAAAACAAAAATTATGAACCAATATTTTTTTAAAGTAACAAACGAAGAACGTGAAAATATTTTAGATAAACATAAAACAATCTACGATGGTTATGTTACTGAATACGGACAAGGTAATACATACCCAATTACAGTTCAAGACCTGGCAAATGATAAACAAGGTATAACCGTTAACAGTAGAGGTGAAGTTAGTGGGTATAAAAACTTTGGAATTAATGAGTCAATCAATGAAATGAGACATGATGGTAAATCAACAGGTTTATTTCAAGAAGAAGAAAACAACTATATGAGTGTGGGAGCACCTTTGGATATGATTGCCGATAGACAAGATGATGTTAAACACGGAACTGTAGATTTTGAAGATGATATCGAATTTTTTGATTTAGGTGATGTGTTACCGTTTGAGGATGAAGATTATGAGGGTAGTTTTGATATTTATTTTCCTGAAGATGAAAATGACGATGAAGAAGTTGTATTACATTTAGATAGTGATTTTGATGAAGATTTAATTGAACCTTTACAGGAACAATTAGATAAAACTCGTGAAATGTTCTTACGTTTTAATAAATATAATTAATTGTTTTCTTAACTTTTAATTGATATTGTTATATATATGTTATAAAATAACTTATGGAAATTAAAGAACTCGTAGGATATTATGTAAATGACACAAGTCAAACATTAGATGTGACGTTTAGACTTATTACAGATAATGAAGATATCATAAGAACAGACCAAATTGATTTAGATGAAGCAGAATCGTTTGGTTTAGGTTTAGAAAACAATAATACAGACCCATTTGATTCTGATGACGATGATTATTTTGCGGAAATGATTAGAAGTTATGAAAGTGATTTAGAAGTCGATGAGGATGAGGTTATCAGTTTTTTAAATGAATATTATATGGTAAACCCTAAAAGACTACCAAAACCTGAATTATTTTAAATTAAAAACCCCCAATTAAGGGGGTTTATTTTTTTTACCATTTTCGTTTGTCAATTAGATGACCTTCATCATCCCATTGTTTACCCTTTCTTTTTTCACCGTTGATATAAAGGACTTCAAAGACTTTTCTACCATTGTCATTATAACAATACCAATAACCATTTTTAACTCCATGTGAATAAGAACCTTCACCAACGACTTTTCCTGATTCATTGTATTGAGTCCATATCGAATCCTTTTTACCGTTTTGGTCTAAATAACCAACTTGTTCAATTGTGTTATTATCATATTTTAACACAACCATTGTTATTTCTTCTTGTGCCAATAAAACATAACTGATTAGAAGAAACATTACTGAGATAATATATTTTTTCATAATGCTACTTTATTATTAAATATATTAATAAAACGTTAACAAATCAAATTTAACCTTATTTGAGTAAAATTTAATATACGTATTGATATGAAAACAGTATTATTTGCGTTGATGATTAAAATTTGGTTTTTAGATGTTCAAACCAAAGAAACTTTACCAGCCGTTAAAGTAACCACAGATAAAAAAGTTTACTACTCAAATTTTGATGGTTATGTTACCATTCCAAATGATGAGAAAGTGTTGAAGGTAACTTATAACACCTATAAGACGGTAGAGAATGTTAATGTTGGTAACGACACAACAATTATGTTGGTTCAACACTAATAAATTCACGGACCTATTCTTGTTAAATAAATGGTTGCGGATTGAGCGGGACCTGAACCACCGTAGACACCCCAATTATTAGTAGTTCTTAATACTAAACTTTCAACACCATCGTCAATAATTTTAAAGATACGTCTTCCACCATTATCCATAGTAATATCTATATAACCTAAATCGTAGTTAGTGTAGTGATTAATCACCGAATAAACGTATCTATCACCCCATATCACAGTTCCACTTGGTAATATATTAGGATTAAAAGAAATGACACTATAATCTAAATGCCATCTAGTAAATCCAATTGCAATACTATCCATTGGGAATGATTCATTTGGGTTTATAAAAATATCCCCACTATAATAAACCTGTTCGTTAGGGTTTGAATTTTCAATGTTAGAATAGGTTATCTTATCTATAATATACTCACCACTTAATGATAATGTCTTTGGTTGTGAGTATTGTTTATAACAAGATGTTAAAATAAGTAATAATGGAATTATTAATAGATGTCTCATAATTTTATTGTTTACACAAAAATATGAAAATTTTCGAATATTTATAAATAAAGTCTTCGGATATGAATAAAATTGATAAAATCATAGATATATTAAATTCCCATACATTTTTTAATGACGAATCTGATTATGATGAATTAGGGGAACAGGAGGAAGCTGCGGCCGCCCCCTCTAGTTCAAGTGGTGGTGGAGGTAAACCACCGTACCCAACAGTTACTAAATGGGAGTCAGGTGTGACAAGAGGACCTGCAAATCAAATAGGGTTAACTAAATGGGCCGACATTGTTAAAATAAATAGAGGTAAAGCCAACACTTTATTATAATTTTTTTGTTTTTACTAATATTTATTTATAAAAATTCAGATGGGTAAATTATTAATTACAGAATCGGAAAAGAAAAATATTTTATCATTATATAATAACCAAATTATAGATGAAAGTATCGTGTTTACCGATTGGTTATCACCTGACGAAAAATACGCAATCTTTCTTGACGAACTTTACGATATTGAAACTAAAACTAAATTAGGTAATATTTGGGAAAACTTTGATAATTTTAAATTATTCCTTAAACATTCATTTGACGTATCTAACTTACCAAAACAAATTAAAGAAGATTTTAACCTGTCTTTTGATAAAGTATTAATTACCGAGAACATTCAAAACATTATTGAATTAAAAAATGATTTTAAACAATTAATGACTGAAGGGTTATGGAGTAGTTTTAAAAATTGGGCGGTAGAAACAGGTAAATCAAGTTGGGAAGGGTTTAAAGAATTTGGGAAAAGTGTTTATAAAGGAACTGGTGATTTTTTTGATAAAATCTCTAAAGGTCAATGGAAAGAAGCGTTTTCAATTATAGGTAAGGGTGTTCTTTATTTAGCCAGAAAATTGAGAAGTGCAATGTATAACCCAATAGGTATGATTTTAGACGCTATATTAATAGCATCTCAAATTGGTATTGGTGTTCAAAAAGTGGTTTGGGGTATTATTGTAGCATTAGATGTTTATGAAATAATTACAGGTAATTACGAAGAACAATTACCAATATGGCAAAGACTTTTATTTTTAGGTGTCGATATCTTAGGACTAGTATTTGCAGGTGCCGCAGCAAAATCAGCTAAAGCACCACTTAAAACCGCCCTTCAAGGTTTAGAAACCACCGAACAAGTTGCGGTTGCCGTAACTAAAAATTCTTGGTTAAAGAATCTTTTATTAAAAATTAAAAGTGGTTTAGATAGTGTTCCAGGTTTGTTGAAACAAGCCTCAGAATATTTATCAAAAAAGTTTAAACCGGCAGCCAAATTTATTGACGGAATCCTTAATGGTCTTGGTAATGTTATTAAACAAATGACTGATTTTTTAGCGAAAGTGTTTGGTTCAACTTCTAAACTCGCTAAAGGAACTAGAGCTGGTGTTGGTACTGCCGCATTAGTTGGTGGAATTGGTACTTATGATGAATATAATAAAGAAAAAGTTACTAACACAAAAATTCAACTCGCTGATAAAATTGTTAGTAATCCTAATCTAGCTAATAGTATAAATAACAATTTATTACAACAATTAAATAACGTATAATATGAAAAATAATGAATTTATAACCAACTTTAAACTTTTAAGTGGTTATCAACCAAATAAAACTTTAACTGAAAATATTGAATCAATATTAGTTGTTGAAGGTATGGCGGAAACTGCAATGTCAGTTGCCCAAACTTTTAAAGACATTTTATCAAGTGAGAAAGGTTTATTTTCACAATTTAAAAATGATATACCTGCATTTAGTAGATTTAAGAATGCTGATGAATTACTAAAAGCTCTTGAGACAGTAGGTAAAGATGGTTCAGTATTAAAAAATACTGATATGATTAATATCGCAGCAAAGTTAAAAACAATTTCACCTGAAATTGCTTCGAAATTAAAAGGTATGATTGGTAAGTCAGATGCTATTTTAGATATTGCTAAAAAAGTATATCCAAATGGTGCGGTTATGGGTGCCGAAGCTAAATCATTAGAAATCGCCCAAAGATATTATAAAAAATTTGGAATTGAAGCTAAAGAAGTTGAACAAATGTTAAAGGATTCACTTCAAAAAAGTCGTGATATTAAAATAAACCCAAAAATAAATATTAAAGCAACTGAAGAAATTGTTGCAGCATCAGGAAAGTCGGAAAAAGAAATTAAACAATTAATTAAACAAGATTCTTTCTTCGCTAAAAAGAAAAAATACTTCACTGATTTATACAGTAGATTAAAAAGTGGTGGTATCTCAAAAGAAACACTTCAACGATGGAAACAAAAAGGGTTTTTAAATAGTGCGGGAAAAATTTCTTGGAAAAAAGTTGCACTTTGGGCGGTAGCTATTGGTGTTGGATATAACGTTTTAAAAGATTTGTTAAATAAAAATGGAGTACCAATTGATAATACTGACACAGGTGGTGGAACAGGAGGTTCTGGAGGTGGAACAGGAGGTTCTGGAGGTGGAACAGGAGGTTCTGCTTTTAAAGAATGTACTGATTTCCCATATAAAAAAGGATGTAGTAGTTCTGTAGTCTCTGAAGTTCAAAAATGTTTAGGTTTAAGTGCTGATGGTAAATTCGGTTCAAAAACAGAACAAGCATTAACTGCTGGTGGATACGGTACTGAAATAACTAAAGAAGTTTACGATAAAATAAAAGAAAAATGTGGTACAGGTGGTACAACCACGACAACAACAGTACCAGCTCCTGAATTCCAACAATTGGACGTTAGAGCGAATGAAATAACTTGGTAATAAAAAAAAATATGAGAAAAATAATTTTAAAAGAAACCACAGACGTAGGTGGTACTCCAGTAACAGCTTCAGGTGATTTGAAATCATTTTTAAGTTTATGTCCTGAAGATGCACAAGGATTATCCTTTGTATCTATGAATGGACAAGAAGTCTTAAAAAAAGAATTTCCTGGTCAAGGTTATATGATAATCAAACCTGATTTTACTTTTGTTAAATATAACTTACCTGATAACACCGAGAAAAAAGAAAACGGTAGAGGTAGATTAGCAAAATGTCAAGCATTTACTGAGAAAGTAACCGCACCTATGGGTCCCGATATGGCAGCTGCGGTTAATGGTTTAATTGCTAAAGACAAAACTTTAATGAGAATTGAAGATAAGGGTGTTAGAGAAGGTATTGTAACCGGTACATTTGTACCTGTTGATTTGAATACTTTGAATGCCGAAAGTAAAAAAATATTTACTGTACCAAACAAATACTTTTTATATAGACAAAAAGGTATTGGAGGTGTTGTAGCAAATGTTAGTCCTCAAATCGCAAATTGGTTATCGGATAATAATTTTACATTAGACGAACCAACAGGTGAAAAAAAGGATGATATTGAAAGATGGAAAACTCAACAACCTTTAGTTGTTGCATTACAAAATGTACCGGGTAGTGCCGCATTTATTCCAAAAATTGAAGGTGAGTTAGGTAAAAAGAGAAGTGAGATTAATGTATATAACATCAAACTTCAAAATTTAGGAGGTATAAAACCTTTGGATAAGTTTAATAAACTTGCGGGTGAATTAGATTCTCAAAAAATTGAAAGACAAACGTGTAGAAGTGTTGTTAAGTCTTTGTCCGAAATGTCACAGTTATTTAGAAAAAATCCTGTTTTAGTACAAAACATTAATTCAACATTATTAAATAAAATGACAGATTATGCAATGAATTGTGATTTGAAAAAGTTTTTAACAGGGGCTTTAGGTGTTGGAGATGAGATTGCTAGATTGAAACGTGATTCTTCACCGTTTGGTTTATTAAATAAAGTTAATACGGCTCAAAATCAAGGAAATATGAACGAATCAGTTGATGATTATTTAAAATCCGTGTTACGAAAAAAATTATTTGTCTTATCTGAGAGTAAAAAAAAAAGCGTAATAACAACTAAAGAATTTAAAAATTATATAAGAACAATTGATGAGGCGTTTGAATCATTAAATTCAGGTAAAAAAAGAATTAATGAAGATGGTCTTAAAGATATGTTATCAGGAGCGTTAGGTTATGGGGGTGAAGGTATTATAAGTTATTTTAAAGAAAAATTAGTTAAAAGTATTATTGACAAATTTGTCCCTGGTGGTTCAAAAACTTGGTTAGGTGGTGTTGTATCAACAACAATAGGTAACATTAAAATAGGGGATTTTTTAAATGGTAACGTTTTAAAATGTGAATTTTTAGTTCCTGAATTAGCAAAAGGTATTGGTGAAAATGCTATCAACCAATTTGCAGATAAAAAAGGATTAACAGGTGGGTTTTACGACGTATTGAGAAATTCAGTGATTGAAGTTGTTGATGACGTTCCATTTGTTGATAGTATTCAAAATGGGTTATCAACTGTTTTATGTCCGACATTAGGTAAACTTAAAGGTGCTTTAGGAGGACTTTTTGGTAGTTTAGGTTCTGAACTTAAACAAGAAATAATACCAAGTAAATAAAAATCTTTTAGATTTGTCTAAAAGGCTTAACACTTCAAAAGAAAGGAGAGCAAATCTAACAAAAGGGTGTCGTGAGACACCTTTTTGTTTTAATAGAAAGTTTTTTGAAATTCAACCCAAATTTCTTCAATATTAGGATTAATTACATTAGAAAATATTGATGGTTCAAATGGTTTAATTAATAATTTCATACCCGCTTCATCAGGTGTTTTATTATCCTTAACTCGATTACAACTTTTACAACAAGTAACTAAATTACTCCAAGTATTTCCCCCACCTCTTGATTTAGGTAATACGTGGTCAATGGTTAAGTTTTTAGAACTACCACAATACGCACATTTATGATTATCACGTCTAAAGACCCTGTGTCTATTTATTTTTAAAGTCCGTACTCTAAATCTAACATAAGATAATAATCTAATTATCAAAGGTCTAACAAGAGTAGTTGACCCGGCAATAATAGGTGATTCACCTGATTTCAATATTTCGGCTTTACCTTTAGTAACTAAATTAAAACCTCGTATTGTTGTAGTTACATTAATCGGTGTGTAATCAGCATTTAATACTAATACTTTGTCCATTCTAAATAATTTTACAACTAATATAGACAAAAAAAAATAAAACTCAAATTTTGTTTTTATGTGGATTTATATTTATGTTTGTCCTATAACTTTTTAAAACAAAAAAATATGTACGTAATAATTAAGAATGTAAAGAACAAAAAAGGAATCTCAATTCCTGTTATTATTTTGAATTCAGACCACGAAGTTTGGGAATTTGATACTTACGAAGCAGCCGAAAAAATGAAAGATATTTTCGAAACTAACTCAGATTCAGGTCATACATATTTAGTTAAAAAAATCTAAGATGGGAAGTTTTCACGAAATGTTAGAAGAAGAACACAGAAAATTCTGTAATTCATTAGATGGTCAATCATATATGAATATGATGAGTGAAATTAATGATTCGGAAGAATATGTTTCAGTTCCTAAAAAATTTATTGAGGACCTAAAAGATTTTGATTATTGGAAAGAATGGAAAAATAGTGATAACAATTTGGTGTGATTGAATTATAATTAGTATCTTCGTTAAAATTAAAAAAAAGAGATATGAAAAAATTATTAATGTTTGGTTTGATTGGTTTATCGTTATTTAGTTGTGAAAATAATTCATCTAATTTAGATGTGTTTGATATGAAATGTATGAGTGATGGGGACACAATTGTAATACAAGGTTTGGGTGATTTCAATCAATTAGAGGTGTTAAGAATTAAAGACATTCTTGAAAGAAGATGTCACATCCCAACTAAAATTGGTGAACCACTCGAATTAACACCTGACAAATGTTATGAAGGTAAACTTAATATTGAAAAGTCTTTAATGGATTTTGACGATAACACAAATAAAATTTTGGTAACCAACACCAAGTGTTATTCAACGGTAGAAAAAAGACCTGTTGGTGGTGTTGGTGAATTGGGTGGTAATCTTATTATAATTGGTAAAAACCCAGCTAACACAACTGAACGAGTATTAATACACGAAATGGGTCACTGTTATGGTCTTGACCACTGTGAAAACCCAACGTGTGTTATGTCACAAACTCGTGAAAATGATAACTTAAAATTAAATTTTTGTGACGATTGTCAAAAAAAGTTTTAAAAAAACTTGACTACTAAAGAACTTTTACTAAATTTGTTGATATATATTAAAAGAATTAAAAAATGAGAACAACTGAACAACATATTAAACAAGTAAGTCAATCGAAACAGATTCGCGTGTGTAGCGTATCGTATCCGATGTGGTTTATCACGTCATATGGTTCAGAAAACATATTAAGTTAGTTATAAACGTATAACAATTTGATAAGACCCCTGAACCAAAAGTTCGGGGGTTTTTTTTTGAAATAAAATTTGGAAGTTACGAAATGAAATTCGTACCTTTGACAACAGAAAAGTTCATTGACATATTGGTTTAGATAAATAAGGAGAGTATCTGGCAGGATGAAGAGCTACTCTTGAAAAGTAGTAAGACGTGTAATGGGTCTTGTGGGTTCGAGTCCCACACTCTCCTCAAAAAAATAGAGTTATGGTAAAAAGAGAAGTATTGACGGGAACATTTGAGTCAAGTAAAAGATTTTTAAGACAAGAGCCTAAAGAGGTTAAACTAAAATTCAGATTAATTAGAAAATTAATCAAAAGGTTACATAAGTAACCATTATTGTCCTGTAGGCGACGTTGGCAGAGCCACCACACTTTGAATGTGGATATCGCAGGTTCGATTCCTGCCGGGACAACAATAAAACAATTAGTTATTTCACGTTAAAAGATGGTCTTATAGGCTCACGAAGGCCGTGTCAACATCAATAACTAATAAATTGGGTCAGTTGCCAAGTTGGTCAAGGCACTTGTCTGAAGAACAAGCAATGGGGGTTCGATTCCCTCCTGTCCCACGAGGTCCTGAATTAACAGGATACCCCCACCTCCGATATGGCAGTCAGTCCGTTAAGCTGATGAAGTGGGGTTTTTATATGGTGGCTATAGTGTTAGTGGTCGAGCACGTAAGTTTGTGGTTCTTATAGGTTGGGTTCGAATCCCAATAGTCACCCAATTAATTTTTAAAACTTAGAAATCACAGAGACAGAAAAAACATTTATCAGTTCCGACTTAGAAAATGGTCGATGGTTATCTCCAATCGTAAGTGAAAGGAAATGGCAAGAAGAAAAATTAGTTGAGATATTCGGTCATTATCCGAACGCAAGTCCTAAATGGCAATATCTCAATGGTTTGATACACATTGCATTAGATTACATTAAACAAAATGAAGAAAAAATTTGACAAGTTGTAGGTTAAAAACCACAACTATGAGTACAAACATCAACAGAGCAAAACTGAACAAAGCACAAAATGGTAGAGAATACCGAAATAGATTGATAAATGACTTTTATCCAATTTATTGGGATGACGGAATTACTTTCTACGGAAACAAAATGAGTTATCAAGTTAGAATGTATAAGACTTGGAAACACTACAGAAAAACTCAATATAAGGTAATAACCTAATAATGGGTGAATATTAGGTTAAAACCTAATAATTGATGAATATAAGGCTGGAACCTTATAATGGTCGATTATAAGTCTCCAACCTTATTATTTGGTTCCTTGGTGTAATGGATAGCACCTATCGCTACGGACGATAATGTCAAGGTTCGAGTCCTTGGGGGACTACGTATCCGATGTGTGATACCGAGCTAGGTCGGTGTAATTTGGAAGATTACCCAAGTTGGTGAAGGGGTCACATTGCTAACGTGATAGGTCTGAAATATGACGCGTGGGTTCGAGCCCCACATCTTCCGCAGAAACACCGAGGCTTAGAGGAAAAGAACTATCTCTCATAAGGATGGTCAAGTGGGTTCGAAACCCATACTCGGTACAAAAAAATATTACAAAGGTATTGTGAGAATGGAAATGATTACTTATCTTTGTTAGACAAAAGAAAAGGTCTTTGACATATTGGTTTAGAAAGAAATAACGGGGTGTAGTCTTGGGGTGAGACGCTTGGTTTGGGACCAAGAGGCGGCAGGTTCGACACCTGCCACCCCGACCAAAAATTAACGGAATGTAGCTCAGCTGGTAAGAGCATTCGCCTGATACGTGAAAGGTCGTAGGTTCGAACCCTACCATTCCGACTACTTAATACCGAATCGGGTTTGTCAGTAAAGTGGGACCCTGCGACTATGACACTTAGGTGTAATTAGAGAAAATGACATTAAATAACCCACCACGGAAGGTGTTATCGGTGACCTTCTATTTTTGACTTCGTAGCTCAGTTGGTTTAGAGCAGTACACTTTTAATGTACGGGTCGTGAGTTCGATTCTCACCGGGGTCACAATAATTAGCCCTTTAGCTTAAAGGTGAAGTACTTGTTTTACATACAAGATAGTGTAGGTTCGAGTCCTACAGGGGCTACAAAATGTTAAGTTGGGTTTCCTAGTGGTAACGGTATGAACTATAGTAAGTAAGCCACAAGATTCTAGTAATAAGCGACAGATGGATTACTCGCGACTTAATATTTAATTGGACAGATGCCTGAGTGGTTTAAAGGGGTGGACTGCAAATCCACTATCCGGGGGTTCGAATCCCTCTCTGTCCTCAATGAAATATATTGTTTCATTATTTGCATCATTGGTGTAATGGCTAGCATAAATGGTTCCAACCCATTTGGTCAGGGTTCGAGTCCTTGGTGGTGCGCAAATATCGTAGGAGAGTTGATTAAGTTCAAACCCGCCGTTAAATTGTGAAGGACAATCTACGATATATTCTGGAGGGTGGCCGAGTGGTTAAAGGCGACAGACTGTAAATCTGTTCTCGTAAGAGTACGGGGGTTCGAATCCCTCCCCTCCAACAATAAAAAAAAATTTAAACCAATTGTTGACACTTTTCAAAACTTTGATATATTTAATTAGTAAAGAATAACAAAATTATGCAAAACTTGAATAACATACTAATAGCGAGAACGGAGGGAGACAATCCTTGTGTATCGGAGAAGGTGTGTTAATTCATTAAACATAAAATTTAAATGAAACCCTTCTCCAAAAGAGAGGGGTTTTTTTTGTTACCTACGTTTGGTAAATCAAAATAAAAGCATTAGATTTGTCAGACAAAAGAAAAAAGTTCTTTGACATATTGGTTTAGAAGTTAATATCCTCGTGACGGAAAGGTATACGTCCTTGTCTTAGAAACAAGGTTTTGTGGGTTCGAATCCCACCGAGGATACATAATGGTTCAGTAGCTCAACAGGTGAGAGCAGGACGCTTATATCGTCAAGGTTGGGGGTTCAAATCCCTCCTGAACTACTGAAAAAATAAAAAATAAAAAATAAAAATTATGTCAATATATAGTGTTGGTAGAAAAACTTACGGTTCTGAAAATATTAAAATTTACGAATGGGGTGAAGGTAAAACAATTAAAATAGGGTCTTTTTGTTCAATAGCAACAAATATTCAAATTTTTATTGGGGGTAATCATAGACCTGATTGGATTACAACATTCCCATTTCCACATTCGTTTAGTGTGGGTCATCCGTCATCTAATGGTGATGTTATAATTGGTAATGATGTTTGGATTGGTGCTAATGCAACAATAATGTCAGGTGTTATTATTGGTGATGGTGCCGTTATTGCAAATAATTCTCACGTAGTAAAAAATGTTGAACCTTACACTATTGTTGGAGGTAATCCAGCTAAACCTATCCGTAAAAGATTTGATGATGAAACAATTCAAAAACTTTTAAAATTAAAATGGTGGGATTTTAATGATGATGAGATAAATAGAATAACCCCAATTTTATGTTCTAGTAATATAAACGAATTGTTTGAATTATATAAGGATAAATTACTTTAAAAAAAGTCTTGTATAATCAAAAGTAAATACTTAGATTTGTAAGACAAAAGAAAACAAAAGGTCTTTGACATATCGGAATAGAAAAAATAAAATGTCGCGTTAGACGAGTGGTTTAAGTCGTCACCCTTTCAAGGTGAAAATCACGGGTTCGAATCCCGTACGCGATACATATCGCGGGATGGGGGAGTGGTCACCCCGCTGGGCTCATAACCCTGAGACACAGGTTCGAATCCTGTTCCCGCTACTAAATAAAACAAGTGAGGACGGTGAGTAAACCCTCACTGTCTATAAATCCCAAGACGGTACTTGATTCGCGGTAGTAAAGTTATTGAGGGTAGAATTACTATAAGTCTGGGATTAGCTACCCAAATGACGAAAATGTAATCACCGAGTAAAATTGGTTATGATGTGTAATGGTCACGAAAAACTTGTTTTTTTAAAATGGTCTATTAGTGTAGTGGCTAACATACATCCCTGTCACGGATGTGCCGCGAGTTCGATTCTCGCATAGACCGCGGGAGTGTACACAGTAGAGTTCTGTTTGAGAGAGGATTGTAACACGCACTTTAAAATGAGGTTACAAGGTATCAAACCGTTTATTCAGTTTTGACCGATAAAAACTGACGATTTTTTGAGAAATTTTAAGTCGATATAAAATTTCTTCGTGATATTAGTAGGTTTGGCCGCCTCATCACGTTAATGTGATGAAACATACCCAATGGAGTAATCACAACTTGCGGTAGTCGTATAATGGTTTATTATATAACCTTGCCAAGGTTAGGACGGAGGTTCGATTCCTCTCTACCGCTCAAAATAAAGGAGTTATAACCCTTTATATGGATGGTTCGAAACATCCGATTGAGTATGGTGTACGGTGCACGGATGATGGTAATACGGATTCAAGATTAAGGTTCAATTCCTTATTATTCAGCAAAGAGAAATAACACTCTTAATTGGTCTCTTAGTATAATGGCTTATTATTCTGGCTTTGTAACCCAGAGATAACGGTTCGAATCCGTTAGGGACCTCACAATGGACTATTAGCTCAGCGGTAGAGCAATCGGCTGTTAACCGATAGGTCGTAGGTTCGAATCCTTCATGGTCCGCAAAAAAGAGGAAAAACTTGTGTAGGTGCCTCAAGGGACTGCTGCCCTACTACACTCAAGGACCTGTGGTGAAATTGGTATACACGCTTTCTTTAAGCGGAAGTTCTTAGGATTGTGGGTTCGACTCCCACCAGGTTCACAATAGTGTCTCAGAACGCTCTGATAAGGTAACTTATTAACGATGAGGTCTCGGTAGACAGAACGCGTCTGATTCTACCCAAATTAGCGGGTGTCGTATAGTGGATTATTATATTAGACTTCCAATTTAAAGACGAGGGTTCGATTCCCTCCACCCGCTCAAAATAGACAACAAACTCTTCACCGAGGAAAACCTTTAAAACAGATTCACAACTATAAAGGTCGTTGAGTTGGGTAATAATAAATGTGAGTATTACCTGTTGTCTTTTTATTATGGGGGTATCGTATAATGGCTTATTACGGTAGATTTGCAATTTACAAATCTGGTTTCGATTACCAGTACCTCCACCATATTTTGGTCCTATGATGTAACTGAATAGCATAAGCCCCTTCTAAGGGTTTCGTTGGGGTTTGAATCCCTGTAGGACTACTCGTTGTGATGACGGATACGATGACAATTTGAACAAAGTAAATCACATTTATCAAGTTCTTTAATTATTTTATCCCAAGAACGTTTTCGTAAGTGAGTCCATTCAACATCTTTTTGTGATGGGTCACGATGATGAAAATCAAAAATAACATATGGTGATTTAGGGTATGAATTAGAACAATCTAAACATTTACCACCTTTATACTCAATAGCTTTTATTTTTGTTTTAATCCAACGTTCAGAACAATATTTATTGAAGCAGACTTTACATTTTGATTGTTTTGAAGGTCTATCGTTTTGTTGATAGAATTCAGTTACTGATTTTTCTTCATTACACGAAGTACAAATTTTAGTTTCCATAACAATAAATATGTGGATAGTATCAAAAAGACTAATTCCATAATCAGGGTTTGAATCCCTGTGGGGCAACAATGAGTTCGAGAAACTCAATGGGTTTTTAAGAGTCCCTCAAAACTTAACGGAACTGATACCATCCACGTTACGGGGTATTCATTGGGAATCGGAAGGAAGACTCTCCTATCCCCCAAGTAAGAGTTGATTTTTAAGCGGTAAGACGCGTTGGGTTTTGCATAAGAAAACTGTGAATATCTACTCTCCGTAATCTCAGGAGGGGTTTATTTATTGACCGAGTGGTTTAAGGTTGAGCATACATAAAGTCTGGGAATGTGGTATGTATGATACCTATACACGGGGACTCACAGGTTCGAATCCTGTATTGATAACGTAATTCTAAACCAATATGTTTTTTTTTTCATTTAAGAATATTTATTAATAAACAATTTTAAGATGAAAAAAACAATTCGTTTAAAAGAAACAGATTTAATAAATGTTGTTAATTCAATAATCAAAGAAAATAACTATCTTTTTGAAGATTCTGTTGAACAAATATTTGACAATATTGATAGAAAATACGATTACAAAATATCAAATAACACTTGGTACGCTAAACTAAAAAATGGAACTGAATGGGTGGATTTATCAGGATATCCTAAAGCCATAACTATATTAAATAATAAAACAGGTATTAATGTTGTACCTGATGTTGAACCTACTCCAAAACCTATTCCTGACCCAAGACCTATTCCTGACCCAAAACCAAAACCTATTCCTGAGCCAAAACCAAAACCAAAACCAAAACCTATTCCTGAGCCAAAACCAAAACCTGAAGATGACACTAAATTAACCCCACAACAAAAATTAATGAGAGCGAAATCTTGTGGGTTCAATTCTTGGATTGAATATAAATCAAGTGGGTTTAAATGTGGTGAAAAACCTGTTCCAAATCCAATTGATAAATCAGACACTATTGTTAGTAAAACAACTAATCCTAATTTTTTATCAAAAATAGTTAAAGTTGGTCCTAAAATTAGTACGGGTAAATCAACACCTGTCTTTGGTGCGGGTCAACGTGAATGTGCTCAGTTTGTTAACGATTTTGATACTAAACTTGAATCCGTTGGGGATGCTTGGTTAGCTCATAGTAAAGACCAAATAGGTCCACGTATTTTTACGTCATTTAGAGGTTTATCACCTGATGATGTTAAAAGAATCACTGATTTATGGGTTAAAATAGATAAATCAGGTGGTGCTAAAGGTAATTATATTAATGATGCTAGAAATTTAGTAAGAAGTTTGATTAAATCAGCACCGCCTAAATTACAACTTAATGATGTTGTTGGTATATACTACCCAACTTCAGAAAATCACGAAAAAGCTTTTTATCTTGGGGGTAAAAACGCCATATCAGGTAATAAACCATATATTCTAAAAAATAATGGTAAATACGTTCCAGGTAATACTCTTAAATCAGGTAATGCTTGGGGTATGAATACTCACGTAGGTATAGTAGGTGCGATTAAAGATGGTGTTCCAATTATATTCCATAACGTTCACGGACAAGTTTATGCCGACCCTTATAATAGGTTATTAGATGGTGGTAAAATTGCTTGGGTTAGACGTGCGGGTAACTCATCACCAATAGCTTTAAATAAAGTTAAAGGTCCTGGGTCAATTACTGAAGAAATCACAAACAGTGGATTAAAAAAAAAACTTTAGTTGAACAGAACGACAATTTAATGCCGGGACAAAGTGATAACTATTATAACATATATAAAAACGCTCAAGAAGAAAACATAAAATATAAACAATATTCTTGTGTTCCTAACGGATTTAAACCATCAATATCTCAATTAATTAAAAAAGGTTATAACCCTTTATTATTAAAGGCGGCATTGGGTATGATTGGTCGTGAAACATCATACGGTAATAGTCTTCGTTATAAAATATTATCACCTTTAAAAAATATAGGTGCTTACTTAGGGTTTGATACTTCTGCAGGATTAGCACAAATGAAAAATAGTACTAAGGAAAGTCTTAACATTAAAGAAGATATTAATACGGTTACAGGTGCGTTAATTGCGATATATAAGTTTTTGGACCGAAGTTACAAAAAGGCAATTCAAGAAGGTTATTCAACATCACAACCTTCAACAACCCCAAAAACAAGTACAGGTAACGCAGCTTTAGATATTTCAATTGCGTCATATAATATTGGATTTGGTAGGATTGTTAAATATTGTAAAACTGATGACCCTAATATTAAAAGACCTTGTTCTAAGGCAGGAAAAATCGTAGAACAATCAGTAGTCGGAGCACCAAATATGGGGGTTACCGGACAAAAAAGTAACCCCAATGATAATGTTAAAAAAACTAAGTTTAAAGTTTCAAATCAATTAGTTAAAAACTATTTACCAAATATTCCGATTAATAAATTAACAACTTACGGATATGTTGATGAGGTTGCTAACAGAATAAAAGGGTTTAATTGTTTTTAAAGTTACCGTAGATATAAGTTGTTGGTTGATTAATATCCATTGCTGATTTAACAATGTCAGGAACTGATTGAAAAACTATTTCATCAGAATCATCTGAGAATTTATAATCAACTGACGACCCACCATCTAATAATATACCTTCAACCATACCTTGATTTTCGGCAAACTCAACAATTTCTCTAATAGTAACTAAACCAACTCTATTAGATGATATAATCATAATGTCCCCGTCACGATTTTCACCCATAATTGTTCTATATGCGGTTTCATTAGCGTGTCTTGTATTAAGTAAACCTTCATTTTTAATACCGTTATCAATCGCCCAAAGAATACTTTGTGATGCGTAATCGGTCATTAAAGGACAAAACCCTGACGCTACGTGAGGTATGCCATTAACAACATAAAAATAACCACCACCACGTTGTCTTTTACTATGTCTTAAACGATTAATAACTACAAGACCAATTGAGGTATTACTTTTAGTGAAAAAATTACTGTTAACATAAAAATCAGCATCACTTGGTTTTTCAGTTGAAACTCCAAAAGACATCTCATCTTTTTTAAGAATTAAAACGTTATAATTCTCATTTGATTGAATTTGAGACATATGAATTGATTTGGGTAATCCACATCCGACAATACTCATAATTAATAATCCTACAATTACTAAAGAAAATTTATTTACATTTTTCATAACACCAATATTTCTTACAAAGATAAATAAAGATTTGACAATACAAAAACCATTTATTATTATTTTTTTATGAAAACAATTATAGCTGGAGGTAGAGATTTTGAAGATTATAATCTACTACGAGAAAAGTGTGATAAGTTGATTAATTCAAACCTAACAGAAATTGTTAGTGGTCGTGCTAAAGGTGCTGACACATTAGGTGAGAGATATGCCAAAGAACGAGGATTTGACGTTAAGTTGTTTCCTGCGGATTGGAAAACTCACGGAAGAAAAGCGGGGCATATTAGAAATAAACAAATGGCCGATTATGGTGAAATGTTGATAGCATTTTGGGATGGTAAAAGTAGTGGTACTAAAAATATGATTGAGAATGCCAATAAATTAGGATTAATAGTTCATATTGTTAATTACTAGATATTTATTAATATGATTAACGAAGAAATTGATAAAATTAAATATTTGTTCGGTTATAAACCCGGTGTGGTTATTAGTGAACAAACAACAGGTACAACAACACCCACGACGGGTACGACTACACCAGCAACAACACCACCTGCTGAGACTAAAATAACACAAAAAGACCTTGACAAATTAAGAGATTGTGCCGACTATAATTCAACAGGTTCTAAATCAACAAACAAACTTACTAAAGGTGAAGAAACTAAAGAATTTCTAGTCTTTAAAGGAAGTGACGGTAAACCGGCGTGTAAGAAACCTAAAGAGAAAAAATAAAATTTAATAGATAATAAGTTAAGAGGGGTTTTTAAATCCCTCTTTTTTTTTATATTTGTGGTATGGAAAAAGTAAGAATATATTTAGATGATGTGAGAACACCGGTTGATAAAGATTGGTTAGTTGTTAGAAATTTTCACGAGTTTATTAATTTGGTAAATAAAGTTGGTTTAACTAATATATCATTAATCTCATTGGACCACGATTTAGGTGATACTGCGATGAAAGAATACTTCAATAACGTATCTAAAAATTATAAATTAGATTATGAAAATATTGAGGAAAAAACCGGATATGATGCTGCTAAATGGTTAGTAACAGAATTTTACGAGATAAACGAAAACCGTATTAATATGTCAAGATTTGATAAGAAACAAAAACCTATCAAATTTCCTGATGTTGTAGTTCACTCGGCAAATCCGATTGGGTCAGCAAACATTATGGGTTATATCAATAACTTCCTAATGAATGAGGGACAAGAACAAACTTGCGTTAGAGTTAAAATAGAACACACTGTTTAATTTTTTTTTATATATTAGCCTTATGAACGTTTTTATATTAGATTTCGATGTTAAGAAATGTGCTGAATATCATTGTGATAAGCACGTAGTTAAAATGATACTTGAGACTGCACAACTTTTATGTGGTGTTCATCACGTAATTGAGACTCAAACTGAGATACCTTATAGGTTATCTCATAAGAACCACCCAAGTGCGATATGGTCGAGAGAGTCGTTATCTAATTATCTATATTTGTGTGAGTTAGGTTTAGAGTTATGTTATGAATACACATACAGATATGGTAAACGTCATAAATCACAAGATGTTATTGAGTGGTGTTTAGATAAAAAACCAAATATCGTTGACAAAGGATTTACTGAACCCCCAAAGGCAATGCCTGACGAATATAAAGTTGACAGTGTTGTCGATTCGTATAGAAATTATTATAAAGGAGCCAAATCAGGATTTGCGGTATGGAAAAACAGAGAAGTTCCTGAATGGTATAAAGAATTAGAATTAGTATGATAAAAATTGAAAAAGATAGAAAAGGAAATTTACCTGATGTTTGGATAACATCAGATACTCACTACAATCACTCAAACATTTGTCGTGGGACTACTAATTGGAGAAAACCTGATGGTTCAGTTCCAATCAAAGAAACTCGTGACTTCAAATCGTTGGATATAATGAACGATATGATTGTGGATAATATAAACCAATATGTTAAACAAGATGATGTGTTAATTCACTTGGGTGATTGGTCATTTGGTGGTTTTGAATTCATTAGAAAATTCAGAGAAAGAATTATATGTAAAAACATACACTTAATTTTGGGTAACCACGACCACCACATTGAGAATAACAAAGAAAACATTCAATCGTTATTCTCAAGTGTTTCACAATATAACACATTGGTATTGGGTAAAATTAATATTAGATTGTTTCACTACCCGATTGATTCTTGGAATGGATTGAATAAAGGTGAAATACATCTACACGGTCACTGTCACTTACCTAATGATATTAAATTAGGGAAAGGAAAACGAATGGATGTTGGTATGGACGGACATCCTGAATTTAGACCATACCACATTGTTGATGACATTCTACCAATAATGTCAAAACAACCAATTCATTCACATTTGGAACACGACCACCATACAGAAGAAATGTTAAACGTAGTAGGATAAAAGATTATGGAAGATTACGACAAAAGAGATTTATTTTTAGAGTCTATCAAAATGTTAGAAGAACTAAGAAAAATACAAGAAGAAAACAAAGACAATAGAGTCAAAGAAATTGGTGATAGAGTTATTGTTTGGGATGGTAGTTATAACATAGATAAAAACACCTCAAAACATCGTAGTGGTATTGATAAATTATTTCAAAACCCCGGTATTGTTATTCAAACAAACTGTGATATAAACCATTTTGAACCATTGATTGAAAAATTAGTGATTCTTGATTTATTGATTAGATTTGAAACGGGTGAAGAAGTATACACTAGTTCAGATATGGTTAAACGAATTGATAAAGATAATGTATGAAAAAATTTAATTACAAAAAATATCAGTTATTAGATTGTTTAGATGAAATATCATCAACACAAAAAATGATTGATTTACATAGTGATAATTCAGATAGAATTAGTAATTTTATGATGTCTCAATATAGAGATATGAGAAAACAAAGTATTATAGAATTTAATAAAATATCATATGGAAAGAAAATTAGCAACGATTAGACAAATTGACAACATCCAACCAATCGAAGGTGCGGATATGATTGAATTAGCAACCGTTGGGGGGTGGAAAGTCGTAGTTGCAAAAAATGTTAACCACAAAGTTGGGGATTTAGTTGTTTACTGTGAGATTGACTCTTTTTTACCAATCGAACCTGAGTTTGAATTTTTACGTAAAAGTTCTTACAAGAAAATGGCCGACGGTACTGAAGGTTTCAGATTAAAAACTATTAAATTAAGAGGACAAGTTTCTCAAGGTTTAATTTTACCATTAAAAGATGCTTACGAAGTTTTCAAAAGAAACACTCCCAATATAGATATGGATTGGTTTGAAGGTTTAGAAGTAACTGAAATGTTAAACATTGTAAAATACGAACCACCTGTTCCTGCACAATTATCAGGACAAGTTAAAGGTATGTTCCCATCTTTTTTAAAGAAAACTGATGAGGAAAGAATTCAAAACTTGACAAGAGAGTTTGAAGGGTACAAGAACGAAGTGTTTTATGTGACTGAAAAGTTAGATGGTTCTAGTGTAACTTACTACGTTAAAGACGGTGTGTTTGGTGTATGTTCTCGTAACTTAGATTTAGTTGAGAGTGAAGGTAACTCAATGTGGAAATTTGCAATCACAAGTGGATTAAAAGAACGTTTACTAGCGTTAGATAGAAACATTGCGGTCCAAGGGGAAATCATTGGTGAGGGTATTCAAGGTAACCCATATAAAATCATCGGACAAACTGTTAGATTGTTTAATGGTTTTGATATTGATAAGTATGAATATTTATCTTTGGATGATTTACTTAAATTATCTAAATGGTTAGAGGTAAAAACAGTTCCAATCTTAGATTTAGAATTTAGATTACCTGACACAATTGATGAGTTATTATCTTATGCCGATAGTAAATCAGTATTGAATGAAAAGTTCGATAGAGAAGGAATTGTAATTCGTTCTCACGATAGAAAAATCAGTTTTAAGGTGATTTCTAATAAATTTTTATTAAATGAAAAATGAAATTTTTAATATTTTTATTAATGTTATGTTTGTCTGTGGTTGTTCACGGGCAAACATATCTTGTTGACCAACACTTTTCAAATGTATCACCAACAGGGTGGTCGTCAACCTCTAATGTGTGGGTGTTTAACCGAAATGAGACGGCCACAGGTAATTATCGAGGTGTGTTTGACGCGACAAAATATTCGGCAAGATTTTCATCGGCAGCTAATGGTAATTCAATTTATATTTACATACCTATTAATTTTGTTAATAGTAATAGTTACACAATTACTTTTTACACTAAAAGAGCCTGCTCAGTTACGGTTAACACTAATGAATTACCAAATCAAACAACATTATTAACAACTGATACTCAAACTAACTCAAACTGTAATTCAAATTGGAACACCTGGTATAAATGGTCATTTACTGTAGTTCCATCTTATACAGGTTCAGGTTATTTTCAAATATGGATTAAAACTGTGTATGGTGGTCCAACATCGGTATATTTAGATGATTTATCAATATATGAGTCACCACCGGTATCCTTACCGATTGATTTGTTATACTTTAAAGGTAAACAAACTGAAGAAGGTAATTTACTTGAATGGGCAACTGCAACTGAAACTAATAATCAATATTTTACAATCTATAAAACGTATTATCCAATTAATTGGAAAGAAATTGCTAAAGTTGATGGTGTTGGAACTTCACCATTTCAACATTATTACAAGTATTTAGAAAGAGATTATTTTAATGACATTTCATATTATTATTTAACTCAAACCGATTTTGACGGTAAAACTAAAAATTTTGAAATTATATCTATAGACAATCGTAACATCACACCAGTATTAATTAAGATAACAAATCTTTTAGGTCAAGAAGTTACATTAGATTCACCCGGTGTTAAATTTTTTCACTATTCAGACGGTACTATTATAAAAAGAATTTAGTATATTTGTTGTATGAAAGCAACGTTAGAAAAATATTACAACGATGGATTATTGTACAAACAAGTACATTCAACTTTACCATTAACTATATGGAATTACACTGAGAAAGTTCAGTTTGAAGACTTATGGGATGAGGTAACCTTGATGTGCCGTGGTTTAGTAACTGACGATAACGGTAATATAGTTGCAAGACCATTCAGAAAATTCTTCAATATGGAAGAAGGGAAACATACTTCAACTGATGAATTCAAAGTCTATGAAAAAATGGATGGTTCATTGGGTATATTTTTCCACTATGAAGGTGAATGGGTGATGGCAACTCGTGGGTCATTTACTTCTGACCAATCGGTAAAAGGTATGGAAATGTTATCTAAATACGACTACAACAAATTACATAAAGATTTCACTTACTTATTTGAAATAATATATTCTGACAACAGAATAGTTTGTTCTTATGATTTTGAAGATGTTGTTTTACTTGGTGCGGTAAACACTAAAGACGATTACGAAGTTAGTTTACACGGTGACTCAGATATAAGAATACAAAACTTAGTGAAAAACATAGGTCTTAATGTAGTTAAACGTTATGATGGTATATCAGACTATTCAGTGTTAAAAGAGATGGTTAGAGACGATGCTGAGGGGTTTATAGTTCACTTCTCAAATGGTAATAGAATGAAAGTTAAAGGTGTTGAATACTTACGTCTACACAAAATAATGACTAACGTATCAACTACTGGTATATGGGAATGTTTAAAAAATGGTGATGATGTTTTAGAATTGATGAAAGAAGTTCCTGACGAATTCTACAAAAAAATAAAATCTTACGTTAAAGACTTGAGATACGCTCACTACTCAATATCCGAATACTGTGGTAAAATGCACGACGGATTTAGATACGGAAAATATGGTGACGTTGACCCTGAACCATCTAAGAAAGAATACGCAGAGTTTGTTATGAAAAACATAAAAGAAGGTCTTAGAGGTGTAATGTTTCAGATGTGGGATAAAAAAGATTACGATGAAACTATATGGAAACTAATAAGACCGGAATTCAAAAAGTTATAAAAGTGGGGAAACCCACTTTTTTTTATAACCTAACTATTTATATGATATAGAAAATCATATGAAATTAGAATTTCCATTAGAAAAAAAATTCCCATTAGGTTCAGGTTTTGGTCCGAGAGGTTCTTTAGCCGGTGGTCGTATAAAAGCTCACAATCATAAGGGGCAAGATATTGCAGCACCGACAGGAACTAAAGTTAAATCAGTTGATGATGGTGTGGTTGTTAGGTCATCACCTGTTGCTCAAGGTGGTGGGTATGGTAATTTTATTGTTATTAAACATAAAGATTTTTATAGTGCCTATGGTCACTTATCAAAAAGAGAAGTTAATAAAGGTGATACGGTTAAAAAAGGTCAATTAATTGGTTTAGTTGGTAGCACAGGTTTATCAACAGGTCCACATTTACATTTTGAAATACGTAAATCTGAAAATGGGTCTCAAATAGACCCAAAACCATATTTGACAGGTAGCGAACTTTCATCAACCATTTTAGGGAAAGAAACTAATGATGAAAAAACTGACGGTGAAAAACCTGATGATGAAAAACCTGATGATGAAAAAACTAACAGTGAAATAGAAAAACCTGAAGAACCTGAAGACTACGGATTAATGGGTCAATTATTAAAAATGGTAGGGTTTAAAGAAAATTACACAACAGAAAATCAAAATACCATTATGGAAGATATTAAACGTATTAAACAATTACTAAAATGATAAAGTTCGATAACTTAACCAATAGTTCAAACCCTAATGGTGATTATTCACTTAAAACTAAAAAATCGGTAATTCAATCAAAAAGTATGGGTAAATTATTTTGTCCGTATGATGGTGTTGTTATTGGTACGTACAGTACTAATTGTTCCGGATATTTGTTAATTGGTCATAAAATTAATAACGATATGTATTATTCAGAATTTTGTGGTATTCCAAAAGTATTTGTTGGTAAAAATGATACGATTAGAAAAGGTCAAACTATTGGATATTTTTTAAATGATACTGATAATGTTGAATACACATTATATAGTTTAAATCATAATAAACTTGACCCAAGACCATTTTTTAAAGGATTTAGTGTTAAAAATACAACACCAAATAACACCACATCAAATAACACACCTAACTATTCTACACCTAAAAAACAGTCAAAAGAAAAAAAATCATCAAATGATGATAAGGATGATTATAAAGAAAGAAATGTTGTACCAGCCGATAATAATCTATTTTTGAGTTTAGCGTTATCACCATTTGACTTTATTAGTAAACAAACAAAAAAAATAGCCAAAAATGCTGGTAAAGAAATTAAAAAATCAGCAAAAGGTATTTTCGATTTTAAAACCACTAAGAATAAAGAAGATGAAGAAACTCTTAACGAAGATATTAAAAGAATCAAAAAATTATTGTAACCACCTGTTGACTGTTCAAGATTAAATATTTAGATTTGTAGAGTAATTAAAATTTAAATATGGAAAACGAAACAAACCCAATTGAATTAATCTATTCTTATAAGAATAACAAAGGTGGTGTATTATTCACACCTAACGCTAAATTAGCTGAGGCTAGAGCGTATTACTTCGGAACTGACGATGTTTACGCACACAAAGTAGATACATTGTTATCTGAAAACAACTAAAAAAGTTTTAAAAAAGACTTGACAAATCAAAAAGAAAGTCTTAAATTTGTAAAACAAAATCGGAAAAGTCCGAAAGAGTTCTTTGAAAAATTGAATTATCCGTTCAGAATGTTTGATGATGAGACCCTTGTGGTTGATTTTGAGTAACAAACTGATAAAGATATTTGGCCGTGTATGGTCATTAAATAAACTACGAAAGTAGGATAAAGTGGACCCCCAAGTGTAACGGGTCTGCGTCTTGGGAAACTGAGGTCGAGTACACAAGCGGGATACCGTATAACCTTTAGTATCGAGGTCAACGATGTAGAGAAAGTGGTTATATGATTTGGTGATGTGGGTCATCAAATTGAGGTGGGAACACCAATAGGAATAACTCGTAGGAATTATGTGAGAAATAGTGTTATCCGATATTATTATTACGAGTTCCAATATAAGAGGTGACTTAAAACCGAAAGGTATGAAAACAAACAGGTGGTGCTGACATTTTCCTTGATTATTCTTTACCAAAAGAATTTTCTCGAAGTAATCTTAAAATATTGAGGTAGGGATACTTCACAGAGTAGTTTGGTATTTCGTTGTTCAAAAGACGACGAATCTAAAAGACGGACCACTACTTTGATTCATCCACAACACAAAAACTTTAATTTACAAGGTTAATGTAAAAATTAAATTATAAATTTAAGCAAAAGTGTTCGTCAGGTAATAGTGAAAGGTGACTACATAGTAATGAGCAGTTCATTGCCTAGGAAGACCGCAAGTCGACCTAAATTCTTACCAAAAACCTCTAATCTCGCAAGGATTAATTGGGAAGGCATTCTCGAAGAGAGTTGAGTAATGAGAGAGTAACTATTATCTCAAGGAGTGGTTCACCTAAAAAACCGTCACTGAGGAATACTTCTCAAAAGGAAGTGGATAAGAAGGGAAACAATAATCCTTCAAAAGGTTCTCAATAATACGTATAATCTCAGCGTTTTTTTATATATAGCAGGGGGGAGGTAAGGTATCTCATCGGTCTCATAAGCCGACCCAAGCTGGTTCGATTCCGGTCCGTTGCTACGATACAATAAGGGAAAGTTATCTTTCCCTTTTTTTGTTTCATAAACTTTTAATCTTAAAAATATGGAAACAGTTTATTTTGGTTTAGGGGCTCTAACGGTGATGGTTGTAATATTAATTACAGTTGTTGTTATAGGTGCAATTAGGTTAAAGAATGTTCTACAAGATTTACGTGAAGAACGTGAAGTTAGGAGACATGTTAATGATGATTTTAGACGTGATATTGAGAATATCTATAGAAACATCCAAGATGAGGTCTCAGGGTTAAATCGACAAATAGATAGTCGATACGACCAATTAAGAAATTACGTTGATAAGAAGTAATTAAAACCACCATAATTGGTGGTTTTTTTTTTTCTATAACATATTTATTAATAAAATTAAATTTATGAAAAAAGTAATAAGATTAACAGAATCGGATTTGGTTCGTATAGTTAAAAGAGTTATTAGAGAACAAGAAGGTGGACTTGACCCTCAAGACCCATCAACACATTTTGATACAGTTATAAAGGCCTTAACACCTAAAGGTTTTAAAAAAGATACTAGTATGACAAAATCAATGGGTGTTATACAATTAACTAAAGGTGATGTTGATAGTCATAAAGGTATTCTTGTTCGTTATAATAGTCCTATGCACCAATTAAGTAATAAAAAAAATGTGGTGGAATTAATTGTTAACAACAAACTTGTTAAATCGTGGAGCCCATCTAACGCTAATATGTATGACGTTATTAAAAGTGTTGAGAAATATTTTAATAGGGTCGTGATGAATGAACAAGATAATACCAAAAACATACCCCAATTAAAAGTTGGTATGAGTATTGATGTTATTAATCAAGAACGTAGAACCGGATTTATGCCGGTAAATGACCCAAGTGAAGTTGTTACATTTTATGGGACCGTTTGTAAAATAGGTAGATTCATCACAATTAAAAATTCTAAAAATGAATGCGTGGAAGTTCTTAATGACCCTAAAAAATTCTATAAAGCGGGTAGTAATACTTTAGGTGTTGTTTCTTTTTCATTAGATAAAAGTCAGATACAAAAATGTAGTTCTTTTTCTTGTCAAAAATAATATAAATAAAAAAACCCCATTCCTAAAAAGGTGGGGTTTTTTATTTGGTGGAGATAGAGGGACTCGAACCCTCGTGTCGTACATTTTAAGTATTAAGGACTACACGCTTAGGTCAACATTTTCTAATGTTCCGAAAATAGTTATTTTTGTTCTTCACCATCGTAAAAATAACAACCAATGGACGATTCGATTTACGGACTCAATCGTTTTTCCGTCTTTTTAAAGACTTCTGTTCCTGGGTTATATGTCCATCGACCCGCGTCGTCGTAACTTCTTAAGCTACAACAACTTCTTCTTCACGGATTAATCCGATTTTAGAAAGAGTATTTAAAACGTTGCCGTTTGTACTTCGATACCATAGATTTAAGTGATAGATATCGTCTCACTGCGTGCCCCGAATAGTTAACCATGTCGGTCAATTCCAAGTTATCCCCATAAATCAAAGAACTTTGTTTGTTTCTCTATACAAATATAGAATAAATATTGATATATATCAAGAAGGTCTAATATTTATAATAAAAGTTTTTAGAAATGAGTGAAATCCTATATCAAGATGACCTATCAAAAGTTATATTAGTAGATAACGTAGAAGATATTAAACAATACACAGATGTTGAATTTGTTGATAATGTAGTTGAGTACTTTGAGGATTATAAAGATGATGGTGATTTGTATTTAATACATAAGAATCGACAACATCAATATTACATTTTCCAACAATCAATCTCTAATATGGATTACTTTGATGAAGAATTTAATAAGGTAAGTGTGGTTGATTTCAAGACAAATTTGAAAGATGCTGGATTTACAGGTGCTCTTAGATATATCAATGAGAATATAGGTAGTGATAATACTGATATTTATGATGCCGTTTTAAAACTATCTAAAAACATACCTATTAATAAAAGTTATCTGAGACTGTATAACGATAACATTAGTGATGTTAAAATATCTGAAAAAAATCCTAGTAGGTCTATTTTTGTGTTAAAATTTGACGATGACGAATACTTTCAGATATTAAATTTAGATGAGGATGAAAGATATTTTTTAAATAGTGTTTATTCTTATTACGGGTATCAATGGTCCGAATCTGCGGATTTACAATCTGAATGGGATGAGGGTTATATAATGGGAGGTTTAAATGTTGAAAATTTGAATAAGATTAAAACGGTATTAATAAATAATGGTGAAGAAGAATTATCACAATTAATTGATGACGATGCGGTTCGTAAAGCTGTTAGAATGTTGGAGGATTTATATCCTGATGAGGTCGATAGGATTATTCGTGAATATGGTTATGCTATGGATGAGGAGTCCGATAAGGAGGCTAAAGCAGATATTAATAAGTATTATTGTAATCCATTATTTAGATACGGTATTATTATGTCTAGTTGTATGAGTAAATATCTTGTATCAGTAACTAAATTGAAACAAATATATGATGAGGTTGGTATCCCTGAATTATCACTTCCTGAAGTATTACAAAAATATTTTGAAGACCGTGGTGTTAGTTTTGACCAAAATCTTCAAGAATATAGATACGAATATCAACAGGTTGATACCGAACAATTTAACCGTAATGCTAGTTCGGAATTAGATAAAATGGTTTCGGATTCTGAATCTGAAATGGATGAAAATTCTGGAAAAATTAAAGAAATTATTAAAAAATACGGAGTAAGAAAGAATGTTAAAACACCAAAAGGTGCGTTCCGTATTAATAGTTATGATTTAAATAATGGAACTATTGATTACACTTTTAGTAAAGGGGAAGACTATGTTGGGTATAGACCCGAAAGAAGACGAGCAACATTGGATGATTTTAACACATTCTTAAATAACTACGAATTATTCGAAAATAAAATAATTCAATTATTGAAACGATTATAAAAAAGTTTTCATACATTTACAGTATGGAAACAAATTTTTTAAAATCAGTATTGTCAGTTCCGACAAAAACATATCAGGAAAAACTTATGATTGAGTTTTTGGTTAATTATTTAACTGAAAAACAATATGACTTTTATCTTGATGAACATCAAAATATCTACATCACAAAACAAACTGATGAAGTGAAATATTTCCCCTGTGTAGTCGCACATACTGATACTGTCCATAATTTGGATATAATCAATATTCGTGAAGAAATGTTACCTAACGAACAAGATGAACTCAAACTATCATTAAAAGCCTACAATAACGATGGTAAACCAACAGGTATTGGTGGTGATGATAAATGTGGGGTATTCGCTTGTTTGACATTATTAGAGGAATTACCGAACTTAAAAGTTGCGTTCTTTGTGTCGGAAGAAACAGGTTGTCACGGTTCATTAAAAGCTGACCCTAAATTTTTTGAAAACGTCGGTTACGTAATTCAATTTGATGCACCTGGTAACTCAATGGTTACTGAATATTGTTGGGGAACTCAATTATTCAAAAAGAATAGTAAATTCTTTAAAACTTGTGATAAAGTATTAACTGAGAGTTTTAATGGTAGAAATCATTATGAATCACACCCTTATACTGACGTATACGCATTAAAGAAACAGTTTGATTTTTCTTGTATCAATTTCGCAATTGGTTATTATGATTATCACACTAAAAATGAGTATGTCGTGATAGAAGATGTGTTTAACGGTATTAATGCGGGTAGAAGGATTATCGAATCATTAGGTTGTGATTTGTACAAAACAAAATAATAATATATTTATTAAAAAAAAATATTATGAATCCAAAGATTAATAAAATTAAACATATACAAGAATCTAATAAACTATTAGAAAAACGATTAATTAACGAAAAAGAAGAAGTTGATGAAGGGTTATTTAGCAGTGTTAGGGACGCATACAACGGATTAAAAGGTGTATGGAGAGGTTATGGTTATGATTTCTCAAAACATGCTAGTACATTACGTGGTTTAGTAAGAAGATTACGTAAATTAGATGAACCTAACGCTGGTATTATGACTGAATTATCCGTATTAAGAACTAAAGTTCAATCGTCTTCAATGCCACCTGATAGAAAAAAAGAATTAATAGATAATATTGACGGAGCAATCTATAACTTCAATACCTATTCAAGTTATATAGTCAACATAGAAAATATCACTAACAATATTTTAAGTTAAAAAAAAAAGGGGTTATTCAACCCCTTTTTTCTTTCTACCTCTTTTAGGTTTTTCTTCAATTACATCAATTGTTTCAATCTTCACCTCTTTATCCACCGCAATTAATTTATATGGTGTATTCTCAGATAAAGAACCTTTAAGAACTTCTTCAGATATAAAATCTTCAATTTTATCTTGTATTGCTCTTTTTAATGGTCTAGCACCATATAATTCATCATAACCCACTTCTGAAATTAATTCAATTACTGAATCATCAAATGTGAAATCATATTTAAGACCTGACAATCTTGTTTTTAATCTATCAATTTCAAGATTAACAATTTTCTTAACGTTTTCTCTACCTAATGTTTTGAAGACAATCACCTCATCAATACGGTTTAAGAACTCAGGTGCGAAAAACTTTTGAAGTTCTTTTTTCAACATATCTCGTTTTTGTTCTTCTTCAACATAGGATTTTGCCGTTGTTCCAAATCCAATACCAGTTCCAAAGTCTTGTAGTTTTCTAACCCCAATATTAGATGTCATAATAATGATACAGTTTTTGAAGTTAATTTTTCTACCTAAACTATCTGTAAGATGTCCGTCATCCAACACTTGAAGTAATGTTGAGAAAATGTCTTTATTCGCTTTTTCAACCTCATCAAATAATATAACAGAATATGGTTTGTTTTTAACTTGTTCAGTTAATTGACCACCTTCTTCGTGACCAACATACCCCGGAGGTGAACCGATTAATCTTGAGATATTATGTTTCTCTTGATATTCAGACATATCAATTCTAATTAACGCATCTTCAGTACCAAATATTTGTTTAGCCAATTGTTTTGCCAAGTGTGTTTTACCAATACCTGTAGAACCTAAGAATATAAACGAACCAATTGGTTTGTTAGGGTCTTTAATACCTAAACGATTACGTCTAATTGATTTAGCAATTTTTGAAACAGCTTCTTCTTGACCAATAACTTTTTCATTTAAGTTCCCCTCCATTTCACTCAATGATTTTGTTTCATCAGCGTTTAATTTGGAGATTGGAATTTTTGTCATATTTGACACTACATCGTAAACAAGTTCGATATTAATTTCTTTACGTTGAGAGTTTAATGATTCTTCAAATTTCTTTTTCTCTTGTTCAAGTTTATTAAGTACTCGTTTTTCTTTATCACGTAAATTAGCAGCCTCTTCATAATCTTGTTTTTTAACAACTTCAAGTTTATCTAATTTAATTTGTTGAGCCTCAGCTTTTAAAGTTTCTATTTCTTCGGGGATTTTAACATCCACTTGACTACGAGCACCTACCTCATCAATAATGTCAAATGCTTTATCAGGAAATTCTCTATCTGTAATATATCGTTCCGCTAAATCAACACATAGATTTAGTACTTCTTCTGAGTATATAACTTTATGGAAATTTTCGTATCTATCTTTTGCGTTTTTAAGGATTTGTAATGTTTCATCTTTAGTTGCAGAATCAACTATCACTTTTTGGAAACGTCTTTCTAACGCTCCATCTTTCTCAAAGTTTTTACGGTATTCATCTAATGTTGTTGCTCCGACACATTGAATCTCACCTCTTGCTAATGCGGGTTTAAAGATGTTAGACGCATCCATAGAACCTGATGAGTTACCAGCACCAACAATTGTGTGGATTTCATCAATGAATACGATGATATTGGAGTTGTTTTGTAATTCTTCGATAATTACCTTCATTCTCTCCTCAAACTGTCCTCTATATTTAGTGCCGGCAACAATTGATGTCATATCTAATGATACTATTCTTTTATCCATTAAATTTCTTGGACATTCCCCATTATAAATTTTGATAGCCAAACCTTCTACGATTGCGGTTTTACCACAACCTGGTTCACCAATAACAATTGGGTTATTTTTCTTACGTCTTGATAATATTTGAGCAATACGGTTAATCTCACGTTCACGTCCAATAACAGGGTCAATTTTACCTTGTTCCGCTAGTTTAATTAAATCTTTACTAAAATTATCTAATACAGGTGTTGAGGAATCAGCTGATTTTTTTCCTTTACCTTCGTTGTCTACAGATTCAATCATAATCTTTCTTTTTTAATTAAGTATATGATAATTATATTTAAAACTCAACGAATATTTATATTTAAAAACTCTAAATGAAAAAAGTCATTAAACTCACGGAAGGTGATTTAATTAAAATAGTTAAACGAGTTATTAATGAAAATTTATTAATTACCGAGTCATTGTCTATTGAAATAGGTATTGACACTAATGAACTTAAATTTGCAACCCCTAATAGTAAAAATATATTAAACATATCTAAAAACACAAAATACTCAAAAAATAAACATAGTGTAATTTCGGTTACAAATAATAAAGGGGTTGTGAATGATTATTTGGTTTATTTGTTAGGGAAACCATTTAATATTAATTTTATTAAACCTAGTGATAATAATGAAATATTAATTTCGTATTTTACAGGTGAAAGAGATGAGTTAACTAAAAAAGCGAAAACTAAAAACAAACTTATCAAATTAGAAAAATTAAAAGATTACGTACAGGATTTATTAAAAGGTGAAAAAGAGATTTCAAATTTTTTTGACCCTGTGAAATTAATTAAAGTAAACTAAAATTATGGCAATTACAAAAGAAGAAATAAAGGGGAGTAAAATTATTTGTGAAATTAAATCAAGTAATTTAAAAAAGTCGGAATACGATACTGAATCTAAAACATTAATGGTGGAATTCAATAACGGTCATAAATACGAATACTATGACGTTCCCCATCAAGTATTTACCCAAATGAGAATAAATGAATCTCAAGGTAAATTCTTTAGTACTAAGATATCAAAATCATACAAATACAAAAAAATATAAGTATTTAGGTATTTATTATTATGGATGATTTAAAGAGTATTCTAAAAAGTTTTAAAGTTCAAGGAAAATTAAATCCTAAGATTTGGAAAAAATCTGAAAGGACTATAGTTATGGATTCTAAAGTTAGAACTCGTTTATTAGAGATTGCCAACGATTTTATTGAATTTTTAAATCTTGATATTTTAATATCTGACATAGTAATGACAGGTTCATTAGCCAATTATAATTGGTCGAAATATTCCGATGTTGATATTCATATCTTAATTGATTTTAACCAATTTAGTGAAATTGAAAAACCTTTATATGAAGAACTATTTTATTTGAAAAAATCCTTATATAATGATAAACACGACTTGAAAATTTTTGGGTATGATGTTGAAAATTATGTTGAGGATGGGTCAACACAAAAAAATGTTAAAGGTATTGGGATTTATTCATTATTAAATAATGAATGGTTATCAAAACCTAGTCGTGAACTAGTTGATATTAACTACGAACAAATTTCATCAAAAGTAAAACAATGGATGAAAATTATTGACGGTATTGTTGATAATACTAAAGATGAAGATGTTGAAACCTCTAAAAATATCATTAAAAAATGTAATGAAAAATTAGGTAAGTATAGGGAGAGTGGATTACACGATGGTGGTGAGTATTCTGAAGAAAATTTGGTATTTAAAGTTTTAAGACGTAACGGTTATTTACAAAAAATAAGAAGTTTAAGTGACAAAATAGTTGATAAAAAACTATCACTTAAAGAAAGTTTAAATAACGGTAGTAAGTTAGGACAGTTTACTATTATATCCGACAATACTTTAAAAGGTCATGGAGGTAGAAAATTAAAAAATTGGGAATCTGACAATGCTTGGGATTTAAAAGCACCTATTGGGACTTCTATTTATTCTTTTACAAATGGTATTGTAAGTCACATTAAACAATCATCACCTGGAAATCCAAAAATATTTGGTACACAAGTTAGTATAAAAGGCGTTAATGGTAATCCAAATATTTTTTACACCCACTTAGAAGGTGTAAAAATAAAAGTAGGTGATAAAGTGAAAGTTGGTGATTATATTGGTAAGATAACTAGATGGCCAGCAAGTCCATCAGGTAGTCACGTTCACATAGGTTTACCGTATGGTAAAGATTTAGGTGAATTGGTAAGTCAAAATAAAATTAATATGAAGAAATTTGAGACCGGTTCTCACAACAATAATAAGGAAACTGATGATACCAAAGTTGATACCAAAATTGATAGTGATGATATCAAATCTAAAATTGACTCTGTTTTAGACTCAGGTAATACTGAAACATCAAAAATTCCTGATGAACCTGAAGATTACGGTATGATGGGTCAATTATTAAAAATGGTAGGATTTAAATAAAAAAAAGACATTTTTTTTTATCTATATATTTATAAATAAAAATAACTTAATAACTAAAATTATAAAATGGGAAATTTAAGACCAATTGGTAGTGAAAAACTACAAGGAATGGATAAAATTAATCGTATTATTGAAATATCTCGTTATAACGAAAATAGACCAAACCCTATTAACGAAGATAAATCAGTAGAATATACTAAAACATTAGCCGATGGTAAAACTTATCGTATTGATAAAGAAAAAAATGGTTATGTAATTAAAAAAACTATTTCGGAATCTACAAGTGAATTTGACTATGTTGAGCCGATGAAAAATAGAAAATATTATTCATCATATTCTCAAGCATTAAAACGATTAAATTTAATTGTTAAAGAAGTTAATACTAATTCAGGTTATTCTAATGGTATGTCACTTTTTAATGAGGATGAGAAAAAAGACACGACTAAATACGTTTTAAGTGTTGGTGAAACAAACGAACAAGCGGCTCCCGCTCCTGCTCCCGCACCTGCTCCCGCTCCCGCTCCTGCACCCGCTCCTGACGCTACGGCAGCTCCCGCTCCCGAACCAACAGATGATTTAGGTTTGGATGGTGATATGGGTATGGAAGATGAGGAACAAGATGATGAACCAATCACATTAAAAGTTATTCAAAAGTTAACAGGTAAATTAGCTCAGAAATTAAGAGGTTTTGAAGAAAACAATGAAGAACCTATGACATCTAAAGATATTAAATATGTAATTAATTCTGTATTATCAGCTGTTGATATTGAATCAATAGATGAAGAAGATAGAGAAGATATTATGAATAAGCTTGAAGGTGTTGAAGACGAAGAAGGTATGGGTGATGAAATGGGTGACGAAATGGGTGACGTAGAAGGTATGACACCTGAAGAACCAACAGGTGAAGTTGCTGAAGAATCTGAATTCAACTTTGGTGACGATGAATTTGATGTTGATTATGAAGATGATTATGGATTCATCGACGATTTTGATACGGACGCACCAACAAGAGAAAGAGAACGTATTAAAACACCTGAGAGAGAACGTGAAAGAGAACGTGAAAGAGAAACTGAAAAACCTATCAGAAGAGTTCCAAATCCTTACAAACCAGGTAAGAGAGAAGAAGAATTACCAAACCCTGAAGCTAGACGAGGTAGAAACACCCCTGAAGTTCACGGTGGAGGTGAGAGACAAAAACATTTTTATGAAGTAGGTATCGAAAATCGTAAAAGACCTTATGATGTTGAGGATTTAGAGATTAATGAATCTAAAGTTGATAAAGTACTATCTAAATATTTTATTAATGAAAATAAAACTAATACAAAAAAACCAGTCAATGAAAATTACAGAAACTATTCAGTTAATGTAATTCAAGAAATGATGTCGGTTAAATTTAAGAAAAAATATCCAAACTCTAAATTTGTTGGTAAAACAAATAAAGATAATTTAGTTTTCGAACATAATAATAGAACAATACGTATTACACCTAAAGGTGATATTATATGAGTTATTTAATCTATGTTAATGAATTAGGTCCAAACTATAAAGGGGATAACACGTATGAGTTTATTTTCTCTAATAGTTTAGAAGATATTTGGGGGGACAGTTGGGAATCCAATCCTGCGAATGGATACCCTTCCCCACCTGATTTAGAATTTATTAACAAGGTTGGGACTTTAAAGAGTAATGAAGTTACGTTATCCGTAATTCAAAAATCAGATTATTTCTCAATGACCGATTGTATGGACGACGTAATATCGTTAGCTTGGGAAAATGAATTGGATGAAATTGATTTCACAATTAAAAAACGATTAGTTTTTAGATTTGGTGAAACTGAACAATCAGTAAAAAATAAATTATATGAACGAGATATCGTTTTAGAATTTGAAAAAAAAATAGTTTATGAAAATTAACGATAAAATATTACGTTTAGTTAAACACGGTCTTAAAGCAACTAATCTAACTAAATTAAATGAATCACAAATTAATACATTGTATACTCGTTTAGTAGAACAAGTAACAAAAGTACAGGGTAAAACTCAATATATGATTGGTAGTCAAGGTGGTAATATTCCCCCAAACACTAAAGGTTACGACATCAAACAAAATAACGATAAAACTGTTACTGCAATCCCAATAGATGAAACTGAAGAAATAAATGAAAAATCAGTTTCTAAACAACAACAAAAATTGATGGGGTTAGCACTTTCTGTTAAGAAAGGTGATACACCAAAATCTAAAGTGTCTAAGTCAGTTAAAGATATGGCGAAAAAAATGTCTAAGTCGGATTTAGAAGACTTTGCATCCACAAAACATAAAGGTTTACCTAATAAAGTTGAGACTAACGAAGAAGAAAAATATGATTTAGGTGATGCGTTTGAAAAACACGCTGCTAATTATCTAACTAAAGTTGCTCAAAAAAGTGTACCTCGTATTGGTGAAATTGGTGAATCTCAATTAGAAAAAGAAATTACAAGAATAGTTGAAAAACATTTATCACCAAAGATGACTAAGAAAGATTTTATGAATATAATTGAAAACAATCTTATTGTTGCAAGAGAATCTGAAATGAATGAAGAGTCGGAAGACGAAATGGGATTACCATCTTGGTTACGTTGGGAAAATATAACTAAAAAATAATTTTATCTAAAATAAGTAAAAATGAGTTTAAACAATAAAGTAGAAAAAATATTAAAGATTAAAAATACTTTAGAAAAAAAATTGATGAATGAAGGTTTAACAAGGTCTGAAAAAACTATTTTAGATAAAGTTAGAATTCAATTAGTTGAAGCACCGATTGATTATACAGGTGCGGGTGGTGCTAGAATGTCACAACAATTACAATCTAAAATTGAAAGAGGACAAACCGATTTTAATGATTTAGGTATTAGTACTGAAACTATAGAATTTTTAGCGAGTAAAAGTTTTGTTGACTCAGTTAAAAAACTACAAAAAGTATTAGGTGATAATTCACGAATTGCCGAGGGTGACCCACGTAGTGCATTTATGGCGTTAATGAATAATGCTATGTCATTAGGTGGTAGAATATCTTCGTTACAACAACGTAGTTCTAAACAAATCGAACAACTAGCGGCTAACTTAGTTCAACAATATTTTAATTTACCTGAAGACGCTATTAGATTAATTCCACATCTTACATCATTTGGACCACAACGTGCGTTACCAAATATGAGAACTTCACCTAAACAATTTTCTGAAGAAGATATTAAAAAAGCATTTAAAGATGCCGACAAACACAAAGAAGAATTAGAAAAATTTGCACAAGAGTTTGAAGAAATGGGTGTTGAATTTGACTATTCTAAAGGTGATGAAATTGTTACAAAAAAAATAGAACAAGAGGCTTTAAAAACATTTGAGGATGAAAAAGCTAAAAGAAGATTTATCAACTCAATTAACAAAGGTTTTGCGTTTAATTTAGGTGAGTTATACGAAGAATTAAATGAATATGTTGATAAGATTAATCCTGAATTAAGTCAGTTATACGCTGCGTCACAAGCAATAATGGAACACCTATATTGGTTATATCCTGATTTACAACAAATGACGAGTGGTGGTGGAGGTCAATTGGCTCAACACGAAATCACTAAACCTGATGGTTCTAAAGAAAGTAGTAACGACGAAGAAGAAGGTGGTGAAGAAGGTTCTGATGATTTAAACTTTGAAACGGGTGATGAAGAAATCGGTAATGAAGAAGAGTCTGAACCACAAGGTCCTTACACAATTGAAGCTTACGCCCCAACATTACCATTATTAATTCACGAACTTTTATTAGGAGTTGCTAAGTATTTCAGTTGGTTAGGAGGTATCCAAGGGAAAGAAAAATCAGAATTAATTATTCAATCGACTGACACAATTGGTAATGAGGTATGGAACTCATATATGGGTAAAGTATTTTTCAAAGAATTGATGTTGAGATTTAAAGCGTTAAACGATGAATACGCATTACAAGACAAAAAAGTTCAAAATAGAATATTGTTATTCTTACAATTACATTTAGCAACTTTATCTAAAGAAGATTTAGAAACATTACTAAATGGAATCCATAAACAAGATGAACGAGTAATTCAAATTATTAATGAACTAGTTGAAGGTGCTATGGAACAATATCAAGAAATACATAAAGATATACCGGAACCAACTAAAAACTATGGTTCAGGTGTTGATTTAGGTGATGATGATGACACTGAAGATGATGATTTTGATTTTGGTGACGACGACGATGATGACGATATCTATTAAGACACATACTAAATAAACGATAAAGACCTCCAATTTTAATTAATTGGGGGTTTTTTGGTATTTATAAATAAAAACTATGACTAAAGAACAATTGTTGTTAGAATACGTTAAGTGTATGAAAGATACTCCATACGCATTAAACACGTATCTACAAACATACGACAACACAGTTTCAAAATACGTTCCGTTAGAATTATTCCCCGACCAAATAACATTATTACAGGATTACGAGAACTATAATGAAAATATTGCATTAAAATACCGTCAGGCGGGTGTATCGACAGTAACATCAGCTTGGGTATCTAAAAAATTAGCATTTGCTAAAAAAGAAAAACCTGAAAAAATATTGATAATCGCCAACAAGTTGGATACCTCAATTGAGATGGCGAATAAAATTAGAGCCTTTGTGACACAATGGCCGAGTTGGGTTAACGTTCAAATTGACCCCAATAAAAAATCTACCAAACATTGGAAATTAAATAATGGTTGTGAGGTTAAGGCGGTTGCAACATCAAAGGATGCTTTACGTGGATTTACCCCAACAATATTAATATTTGATGAGGCCGCGTTTATCGAAGCTGACAGTGATTTCTGGTCAGCGTGTATGGCATCCCTATCAACAGGGGGTAAAGTAATTGTAGTATCAACACCAAACGGTAATGACCCAATTTACTATGAGATTTACGACCAAGCGTTACGTGGAATGAATGATTTCAAAATTACGGAAATGTATTGGTATCGTGACCCTCGTTATACTAAAGATTTATTCTTTGTAAAAACTGATGACGCTATTCATTATTTATTAAACAAAGAAGAATACGGACCTGAGAAAATAATAAGTTGGGCGGACAAAGAATTTAAAGACAGAAACTTTGATGAAGCCAAAGAAATAATTAATAACGGATACAAACCTTGCTCTGATTGGTTTGAAAAAATGGTGAAGAAACTTAAATACGACAAACGTAAAGTTTCTCAAGAGTTAGAGTGTAACTTCCTTGGTTCAGGTGATAACGTATTCGATTCTAGGTTAATGCAAAAGATACGTGAAAATTATCTGTTAGAACCCCAAAATAAAATGTTAGGTAATCAATTATGGATTTGGAAAGAACCGGTAATAGGTCACAAATACATTATGGGTGTCGATGTCAGTCGAGGTGATAGTGAGGATTTTAGTTCATTTCAAATTATTGATTTTGATACTCGTGAACAAGTTGCGGAGTTTGTTGGTAAACTTCCTCCTGATACGATGGCCGAAATTTGTTTTAAATGGGCTAATATGTATTCGGCTTATATTGTAGTCGATATCACGGGTGGGATGGGTGTTTCTACCTCACGTAAACTTCAAGAGTTAGGATATAAAGATTTATATGTTGACGGTGAAGACGTTAACAACTCTTGGAAATATAATCCAAAATCAGCGGAAAAAATACCCGGTATTAACTTTAACAACAAACGTGTTCAAATTATTGCATCATATGAAGAGGCTATGAGACACGATTTCCGTATTTACAGTCACCGTTTATACAATGAAATGGATACATTCATTTATATTAATGGTAGACCTGACCACCAAAAAGGGAGACACGACGATTTACTTATGTCTATTGCTATGGCAACATACGTGGGTGAGACTTCGTTCAGTAAATTAAATAAAGTTACCGACCAGGCAAAGGCTATGATTGAGTCGTGGTCAGTCAATAATAACACATCAGTTGGTAAAGATATGGATTTTAACCCTGTTATTCCAAATTATAATGATATGATGGGTAAAACAAACTCCAATCAGAGTATTCAAAGAGATGAGTATATGAAGTATGGTTGGTTATTTGGAAATTACGGACAAAGATAAACTATTTAAAAATTGATATTTATAATTAAAATTCTGATATGGAAAACAATAAAAATTTAACGGTTTGGCAACGATTATCTCACGCATTTGGACCAAATTCATTATTAAATCAAGACTACCCCACATATAAGTTCGATAAGAAGGAGTTACTTAAAACAACTTCAAAAGATGAATATGAAAAAGAAAAATTACAAGCTCAACAAACTTTTTATTTAACAAACCAATGGGCGAAAATTGAGAGTAATTTATATTCTCAAGCAATATATTATGAACCAACTCGTTTAGCATCATTCTACGATTATGAATCAATGGAATATACCCCTGAGATTTCAGCCGCGTTAGATATATACGGTGAAGAATCAACAACAGTAGACCAAAATGGTTTTATGTTACAAATTTATTCAGAATCAAAACGTATTAAATCGGTATTAACAGATTTGTTTAATAACAATTTGGATTTAAATACTAACTTACCTATGTGGGTTAGAAATACTTGTAAATACGGGGACAACTTTGTTTACCTAAAATTGGATTCTGATAAAGGTGTTATTGGTTGTATGCAATTACCAAACATTGAAATTGAACGTCTAGAAAGAGGTATGGCAGCTAAAATTAACAATGTTGAAGAACCAGGTCATAGTAAAGGATTAAGATTCCAATGGAAAGTTAAAGACATGGAATTTAACTCTTGGGAGATAGCTCACTTCCGTTTATTGGGGGATGATAGAAAATTACCATATGGGACATCTATGTTGGAGAAAGCCAGACGTATTTGGAAACAGTTATTACTATCTGAGGATGCAATGTTAATTTATAGAACCTCAAGAGCCCCTGAACGTAGGGTATTCAAAATTTTCGTAGGTAACATGGATGACAAAGATGTTGAACCATACGTACAACGTGTTGCAAACAAATTTAAACGTGACCAAATTGTTGATAGTAAAACAGGTAACGTTGATTTAAGATATAATCAGATGGCGGTTGACCAAGATTATTTTATTCCTGTTCGTGACCCGGCAGCACCTAACCCAATTGAAACACTAGCGGGAGCCGCTAACTTAGGTGAAATTGCCGATATCGAATACATCCAAAAGAAATTATTAACAGCACTACGTGTACCTAAAGCGTTCTTAGGTTTTGAAGAACCTGTGGGTGAAGGTAAGAACTTATCATTAATGGATATTCGTTTTGCTAGAACAATTAACCGAATACAAAAATGTATGATTGCCGAATTAAATAAAATTGCGATTATTCATTTATTCCTTTTAGGGTTTGAAGACGAATTGTCTAACTTTACTTTATCATTGGCAAATCCATCAACACAGGCTGACTTATTAAAAGTTGAAGCATGGAAAGAAAAAGTCGCATTATATAAAGAGGCGGTAACCGCAGTTGAAGGTATAGCACCAACATCAGTAACTTGGGCTAAGAAACATATTTTAGGTTTCTCAGATGAAGAAATCAAACTTGATTTACAACAACAACGTGTTGAGAAAGCGGTTGGTGCTGAATTAACAAATACAGCAACAATTATTACTCACACAGGTGTTTTCGACAATGTTGATAATCTATATGGTTCTAAATCAGGTGGAACACAAACTGCCGCCGCAGGGGCTACACCTCCACCTCCTCCGGGTGGTGATATGGGAGGTGATATGGGTATGCCATCCCCACCTCCAGGACCTGAACCAGGTGGTGATGCTGGTGTAACACCTGAGTCAGTTGAGAAGAGAGATAATTTAAACATATTGTTAGAATCTGATAATATGTATGGTGAAGACGAGTACATTGATTTATCCAAAGGTAAAAATAATTTAGGTGAAATTGAGAATCGTTTGAATAAACTTTTAGGTGACTAATATTTATATATAAAATATATAAAATGAAATTTGGAATATTAAAATCAAAAATAGAAAATGTTTTATTAGAATCTTATAAAGATGGTTCATTTAAAAACGAACTTAAAACATTTAAAAAATTAGTGTTAGAAAATAAAAACATCAATAGACTATTCTACATATATGATGATTTAAGTTCTAATAAAGGTTTAACTAATGAAGTTGCCGGTGACTACATAAATGAAATGGTAACTCTTTACGAAAACACCATTAATAAAATTATTCCTACTGACTTGAAAAAAATTAAAGATTGGGTGAATAATTCTTCTGTGGTTAAAAATAACTACGAAGTTATTGATAACTTACTAAGTGGTGGAGTTTTAAACTTAGAGTCAAAAATTAATAGTAAAAAAATTATTACTGAAACTATAACTAAAAAATCTGTAACTGAGAAAGAAGTTGTTAATGTTCCGTTGAGTACTATGGTAACAATGGCAAACAAAACAATTAATAGTTATATTGATAGTTTAAATGAATCGGATAAAAAAGAATTTAACCAAATGTTATCTGTTGATGACTCTGAGTTAGAATCAAAGTATTCATCTATTAAAGAAAGTGTGGTTGAAAAATTACAAACGTTGTATAATCAAAACCACGATAGACCAACAAGAAACTCAATTAATGAGACAATTGAAAAGATTTCATCTGAAAAATACGATAAATTAAATTACTATAAATTAAAAAGTTTACACGACAACCTTTAGTCGTTATTTGATTTAAAGTTTTTCTGAACGTGTTTAGCCTTGCTAAGCACGTTTCTTTTTATTACAGAAGGTTTAACAAACACTTTACGGTTAACCAATTCAGACATTTGTCTTGTTTTAATTACTTTACTCTTATATTCTTTAAGGGCTTTTTCGATATTTTTATCTTTATTTACTTTTACTACAATCATATTAAAAAAATGTGGATTTATTGTTTTTTTGACTATTAATGTAAATATACTTACATTTATTAAAAATAAACTGTTTCACGATGAAAAATAATGAAAAAAGGGAAAACCTCCAAAATCCAAGGATTTAAAACTGCGAAAGTTTTATTTGGTACAGTTGATTCTGTTAATCTAAAATCAATATATCTTAACATTCAAACTTGGGTAGAACCAAAAAAAGACGTAGAAAATTGGTCGAGAGTCGTCTTAAACTTGAGTAGGTCAATTAAACACTCAATTTACGATAAAGTAAAAAATTCATTTTTTGATGATAAATTCATAGTTGACTTAGATTTAAGGTCAAGCGGGTTATCACTAAATAAAAAATCATTTATGAATTTAGAAATTAATTTCTTCCTTAAAGATAATATCCCATTAACGTTTAAAGATACCGAAATTAAAGATTTCTTAAAAAATATCACAACTAAAATATTTCAAGATAATTTAAAAAATAACCAATATTTTAAGTTTTATCTTTCTAAAACAAATAAACCAATCAATAAAACTGTCAAAACCGAAAATATTTAATATTTATTGTTAAACGAAACAATGAATTTAAAAATATTAAAACCATATGAGTTGGGTAAAGGTATCTTAATCGAACAAGATGCCGGATATATTTCCCCAACAACAGAACACAATAAATACATAATGGAGTCTACTAATTTTTTAGACCATTCAAAACCATTTGAATTTTATGCCGTTCTACAAAAATACGACACACCAAATAGAAATGGTCGTGTGTATCCTGAAAAGATTTTAAAACGAGAATCTGAAAATTATAAAAAAATGATTGATAAGGGTGTTTCATTATCAGAATTGAATCACCCCGAATCATCATTAATTGATTTAGACCGAGTATCTCACATCATCACTAAGATATGGTGGGAAGGTAATGTATTAATGGGTGTATTAAGATTACTTACAAGTCCAGGTTTCCACGAAAGAGGTATTGTATCAACTAAAGGTGATATGGCGGCAAACTACCTAAGACAAGGTGTTACGTTAGGTATATCGTCAAGAGGTGTTGGTTCACTTAAAAAAGTAGGAGAACAAAATGAAGTTCAAGATGATTTTGAGTTAATTTGTTTTGACTTAGTATCTTCACCATCAACACCTGGAGCTTATTTATTCTTAGACCCAAATGATAGAATGAAATTTGATGAAAACATTGAAGAAGAAAAACAATCAAGACAAGAATTAAATGTTAAAGATAGTAAAGAAGTTGACCTTATGAATAAATTAAACGCATATTTGGGTAAGAGATAATTTTCACTTGACTTATTGAAAATATTGAACGATTATTTGGTAAATAGAAAAATTAATTTAATATGGAACAAGGAGAAAAGTATTTTGTGGCAAAAATTAGTTCTGATTTATTAGACACTGAATCAGGAAAAGTTAAAAAAATGAGAGAAGAAAAATTAGTTCTTGGTTATACACCAACTGACGTTGAAGCCAAAGTCACTAAACTTTACGAAAACTATACTATGGATTGGAGAATCACAGGGATAGTTGAGAGTAAAATAGATGAAGTTATCGAATAATTTAACTTAAAAATAATACCATTTTAAAAGGGGGAGACATTAGTCTTCCCTTTTTTTTTCACTAAAAATTCATTAATAGTTAATTTATTTTACATTGTCAATCTTAAAAATTAGTTTTTTTTAAATTTCTTAATATTTATTTAGAAATAAATGAAACATTTTTTTAAATGGCAAAAGAAAAAACATTAGTTGAAGAGACTTTTATCCAAATGAAGAATTTGGAAGAAGCCGTTGCACAAAACGCAAAGGGAATACTTGCATCTACAATGAAGCAAGAAATCAAAGACTTAGTAAAAGAATCTCTATTCGAACAAGAAGAAGATGAGGTTGAAATGGATGCTGATGTGGAAGATTCTGAAATGGAATTGGACGCAGACGTTGATAATCTTGAAGGTGATGAAGACCTAAGTATGGGTGATGACGAATTTTCTATGGACGACGAAGAAATGGACGACGAAGAACCAATTGATTTGACAGGTGACGATGTTACTGACGAAGAGGTTCTAAAAGTATTCCAATTGATGGGTCCTGAAGATGAAGTTATTGTAACTAAAAATACTGACGGTAACATTAACTTAAAAGATACAAAAACAAGTAAAGAGTATATGATTGTACAAGAATCGGAAGAAGAATTCGAAAATGAAGAAATGTTCGAATGGGAAGATTTAGACGAAGAAGAATTTGATGAGGATGAATTAAGTCCTGACGATATTTTCGAAACTGATGATTACGATGGTTTAGCTGAAGAAGATGATGATTTAGAATCTGAGGTTGACAAAGTATTTAATGATGTTTTCGAACAATCATCTGCTGACCAATGGGAAAATGAAGAAATAGATGAAGACGATAGTTTAATGTATGAACTTGAATTAGATGATACTGACGTACCTATGGATGAATTAGAGGAAGATGAATATATGGTTGACGAAATGGATGACTTATATGAATCTAAATCATTCAAAGCTAAAGGTAAAGGTCTTGGTTCACCTAACAAATTTAAGTATTCTTCAAAACCTAACCAAGAAGGTGGGTTTAAAACTGTTAAGAAATCACCTAACAAAACTATGGGTACAGGAAAAGCTAAATTTACTTACAAAGATGGTGAAAATTTAGATGGTGAGTTTAAAATAAATCCTAAGAAAAAAGTTGAGGCTAATGAAGCGTCAAGAACATTAGGTGCTGGAAAAAGATTTGGTAAAAATAGTTTAGACAAACCTAAAGCAGCTCCAAGACATCTAAGAAAAGAATCTGTTGATGGTGAGTTAAATTTATTGAGAGAAAAGAATAACGAATACAGAAACGCATTAAACGTATTTAGAGATAAGTTGAATGAAGTTGCGGTGTTTAACTCAAACTTAGCATATGCTACTCGTTTGTTTACTGAACATACAACAACTAAACAAGAAAAAATCAACATATTACAACGTTTTGATTCTGTTGAAACTATTAAAGAATCTAAAAACTTATATCAAACAATAAAACAAGAATTAAATAAAGATAATTCTTCAAAACCAATTAACGAATCAATTGAGAGAAATTTTGACAATTCACCTTCTACAGGGTCAGCAATTAACTTAATTGAATCAAAAACTTATGAAAATCCACAATTCTTACGAATGAGAGATTTGATGAGTAAACTTAAATAAAAAATAAACTAAAAACAAATAAAAAAAAAACAATGGGTGCATTATTAGAATCAGGTCTTGTTGGTAACATCGGATTAAAACATTTAAAAGTTATCAAAGAAGACACTATTAATAAATGGGATAAATTAGGTTTCCTAGACGATTTAAAAGGACACTTAAAAGAAAACGTAGCTCAATTATATGAAAACCAAGCGTCTTTCTTAATTAATGAGGCTACTGCAGAAGGTTCAAACGGAGCGTTTGAAACTGTAGTTTTCCCAATCGTAAGACGTGTGTTCTCTAAATTATTAGCGAACGACATCGTATCAGTACAAGCAATGAACTTACCAATCGGTAAATTGTTCTACTTCGTACCTAAAATCCAAGGATATAACACAAACAACGAACATTTCGCTCCTGTAGGTGCTCCTAACGGTGCTAACGTTGGTGATGGTTATGGTGCTGGTAGTACTTATGCTAACCAAAACTTGTATGACTTATTCTACGAAGGTTCTGAACCAGGATTAAATCCAGCAGGTTTATTCGACTATTCTAAAGGACAATTCACAGCAGTAACTGCGTCAACAAGAGTTCAAGTTTGGAATGGTTCTAATTTAGTTGATGAAACAACAGAATTAGATGGTGAAACTGTAAGAAAAGTTATCATCAAAGTTTCAGGTTTCTCTAACGTTGGTGCTGGTAAATTAATCGGTCCTGATGGACAAGAAATGGATACTGAAACTTTCTTATCTGATTTAGTTGTAACTAAAGGTGCTGGTTTATCAATTACCGCAACTTCAGCTTGTGAAGTAGCGTCTAACACACCATTATTGTTTAGAGTTGTGACTCAACAATACGGTAAAGGAATCGTTCAATACGGTGAAAGAAGAAACACTACATTTGGTGCCGCTCAATCAAACACAGGTGGTGGTTCGTTCCAAGATATTTGTGATGCTGAAGGTTTCATCTATTTAGAAGTTGATTTATCTTGTCCGGCTTGTGTTGGATGTGGTGCTGACACTTTAGATGGTTATACAGGTACAACAATTACATCAGCAGGAACTGAAAACTCTTTCGTGGCAATTTACAAAAGATATAAAGAATTAGAATTCGAAGACAAAATTGGTGAGGTTTCTTTCGATTTAGAATCAGTAACTGTTTCTGTAACTGAAAGAAAATTAAGAGCACAATGGTCTCCTGAATTAGCTCAAGACGTTGCTGCTTTCCATAACATTGATGCTGAAGCTGAATTAACAGCTTTATTGTCAGAACAAGTTGCGGCTGAAATCGACCGTGAAATTTTACGTGACTTACGTAAAGGGGCGGCTTGGAACCTACGTTGGGATTACAACGGATGGAGAAGAATTAACGGTTTAACTACATCTTATACTCAAAAAGATTGGAACCAAACGTTGATTACTGCGATTAACCAATTATCAGCACAAATTCACAAATCAACATTAAGAGGTGGGGCTAACTGGATTGTTGTTTCTTCTGAAGTTTCAGCTATCTTTGACGATTTAGAATACTTCCACGTATCTAACGCGTCTCCTGAGCAAGACCAATACAATATGGGTATTGAAAGAGTTGGTACATTAGCTGGTCGTTACCAAGTTTACCGTGACCCTTACTTCCCACCAAACACAGTATTGTTGGGTCATAAAGGAACGTCATTGTTAGACACAGGTTACATCTACGCACCGTATGTACCTCTACAATTAACTCCAACAATGTATAACCCATTCAACTTTACACCTATCAAAGGTATAATGACGAGATACGCTAAGAAAATGGTTAACAACCGTTTCTACGCGAGAATCACAGTTGATGGTGTTCGTACATTTGACTTGAGAGAATTGAGATAATCAATAATTTCATAATATAAAAAGGGACTTTAATAGTCCCTTTTTTATTTTAACGATATTTATAAATAAAAAAAATATGAGAAATTTTAACATCACCGATGAAGAAAGACAATCTATATTAAGATTACACGAAACTTCAACAAAAAAACAATATTTAAATGTTATTTCAGAACAAACAGGTACTGCACTTGATAGTTTAGGTAAATTACCGACAAGTACAATTCAAGCACCTCAATCTAAAGTTCCGGCAACACAACAACCAACAACTAATGCAACTTTAAAAGATGTTCAGTCTTTGCTAATCACTTTAGGGTACAAAATTAGTAAAGATGGTACTGTTGATGGTAAATTAGGTCCATTAACATTAAACGCACTAATGACAGCATTAAAATCTGCAACACCAAATGCTGCACCAAATACAACACCAAAAGACGGTCAAACACCGGGTGGCGTTAATGTTGTTGACGAATTAATGAAAATCCCTGAAGTTAAAGCAATAGCTGATAAATTAAAAGCTGCAAATATTGATTTATCAAAAATGACGCCAGAACAAATACTTCCAAAAGTTCAAGAATTGGCTGGTGATATTTTAAAAGCTAACCCAAATTTAATAAATACGGTTAAAACTCAGATTGAGACTTTAATGAATATTAAATTACCTGACTTAACAAATGTATCTGCAAGTACACCGGGTAACGCACCTGTTGTTGATGCTAACCAAGAACAAAAAGGTCGTGACGTTCTTTCAAAATTTTAATTAGAATCTGATGAGGTTGTTTCGGTATTATTCAATACACGAATTGATTTAGAAAGGACTTCAGATTCACCCAATGAATACATCCCATTATGATAGGCTAAATTAACTGCGTGTGTTAAATAATATATCGCAGTTTCTTTAGTCATAGTGTTTAATAACACATCAATGTGGGTCTCATCCATCAAAGGTATCACATTAAATAATTTACCATATATTTCTTGTTCTTCCATAATTTAATATTTATATATAATGAATAGTAAAAAAAAACATATAAGTGAAGCAACTTCTGATAGTTCAGGTGGTAGGGGTTCGTATATCGCACCTTTACAATTGGGGTTGAGACCATTTAAAAAAAATACACTAGCCCCATTTACTGATGAAATATCTGATTATGATAGTCCATTATTACAATACGATAGTTATGATGGTAAAATGGATTTGAGAAGGTCTCAAATAAAAAAGATTGAGTCACAAGCAAAGAAAGTTACCGACTACATTAAGAAACATCCTGAATCAACATTTAGTGATGAAGATGGTAATGTTATTAATCAATACCCTAAAGGTAAAAATAAAAAAGGTATCGTACCTATTAAAGAAAATTACAATAAAAAAATAATCAGATTAAGTGAAAATCAATTATTAAAGATTATTAAGGAAATTATTAAAGAGATAATATAAAAAAACCCCATCTAAACAGTGGGGTTTTTAATTATATCTTCTCAGAAATTTTATGTAGTATTGTTGATAATGACACCATAATTTGAGACATCATTTCGTTTTCAAACTCATTTCTAATTTCTTCCGTTTTATTATCGTACATATGTACCATTCTATCAAAATCTCTTTGATTTAAAATAACGTCATAATGATATATGTTATTTGTTATAGTAATTTTTTTATCATCTAATATTATAAAGACTTTTAACACTTCATTTTTAATATAACGTTTTCCTGACAGTGGAGCTATTAAAAACTTAGAGTGTGGGTTGTTTATCATCTTATAACAGATAGACTTACAAATCCTCTCATTTTGTGTATTTTCGAGGGTTTGATTAGATGAGTACCTAATATGTCTTAGGTATTTCGCATACAATCGTTTAATAAATCGTTTAATGTAGTTCATAATAGTATCTTTTATATACTACAAACATAACGTTTTTTCAGATACAATTCAATAAAGTTAATCGAGAAAAAGTTGTTAAATTGTTAACAAAAAAAGGGAGTTGTTAATAACTCCCTTATAATTAAATAATACAATTTTTATTATGCGTTTAATCCGTTTTGACCACCTAACTCAATCATATTTAATTGAGTGACAGTATTTCCTGATATACCATTATACACAGGATGTGGTGGTGTTATAGTTGCGGTATTACCACTACAATTAACTATACACACAATATTTTCAGTATTTGCACTTAAATTCGCCATTTTAATGTTTTTTATTATAAATATTAGTTTATTCTAAATATTTTATGTTAACTATCTGAAATTTGATTTGTTTTTTGTAAGTGTTTATTTCACCACTACTAATAACTTTCATATCAACATAATATTCGTTAGGTATTTTATCTCTAGTGTCGAATATAAAAAAATACTCATTAGGTGTTCGGTTAATTTTAGTCCAATCTTGAACCTCAACTTCGGTTTGACCTTCTCTCACATATATTCTATAATAAGCATCGACTTTTTGTAATAATTTTTGTTTTGTGAACGCTTGTTTAATTATTACCCCCACTTTACGAATATCCGTGTTATAAATTTTTTCGTCTTGTTTTAAACCATAAAAATCAAATCCATATAATTTTGGGTCTGCGGATGAGGTTGAACCTATTTGAATTGAATTTTTAGTTGGATAAATTGTAAACTCATTTTGGATATCTAATATCGGGAATCCATTTAGATATAAACCACTCCATTTATCAAAAAACGTACAAGGTGTTTTATAACCAATTAAAGGCGGTATTGTAACTTCATATATCCCTTTAGTTTTTTTACACGTAGAAAGTGATGTTAAACCAGGTATAGGAGTGCCTGTTGAGTCACTAATAGTAACTGAGGGGTTAGAATCCAAGTTAGCTGGATTTCCATCGTCATATACATATAAATATAATTTGTTAGTTTTACCCAACGTGAATAAATTTCTATCATCTTCAATTAAATCATCATATGATGTCTCTAAGTAAGGTTCATAAAATGTTTGGGTATGTCTAGTGAAGAATTGAACTTCATAGTTTTCAGTCAAACCTGTTAGATTTTCTAATTGAGGTTTAAAAGCAATTCCCCAACCTGAAACGTTAGTTAAAGTCCCATCAAGAATTGAGTTTATTTCATTTGACATATCAAATGCAATGTTTTCATTTCCAAATTCGAAATGTTGAACATCAAGGATTGTTAAATCCGAATAATTAACAACACCTGTACCTTTATTATTATAAATCCCTTGTTGACTCCAATTATCTAATGTTGTTCTTTGAAACCAATTTGTTGGTCTTATCGAATAATTTTTATCGTTAGCAATTTCATAGATTAAATCTGCGAAATCATAACCAACACCTTCATCCCAAAGTTGTGGTGATGGTATTCTAAATAACACTAAATCAAACGATGTTGCTCTTTGTCTACCTTGAGATGTACTTGTATTTAAGTAATCATTAAATGTTGAAGTATTAATCATTCTTAACGTGTGGGTTATATTACCACATTGGTCTGAAATTGTACCATCTTGGTATTTTTCGATTAGTAAATCTAAGTCAAGGTCGAAAATAAAACGACTAAAACCATACGGATATTGTGTGTTTATTACTGACCCATAAAATAGTTCGGTAACAGGGTTTCTACCTGTATTCGTATAACTATTTGATATGATGGTGTTGTTCTTACTAAAATATGAATTATTTATTGACATCTTATCTTTTACATATAAATATCAATTTAATCTAATATTTTGATTAAGAACTTGATTTTCTGCGTCAGCAAGTATTTGAAATATCTCATCAATAGATTGTCCACTACCTGATGATATTGGAACAGGGGGTAATGTTGAGATTGAATGAACGTGTCCTGCTAAGAATTCCACAATTTTTGTTAACAATTCCATCAACTTATCACCCCTTACCATAGGGTAAGTTTTGGAGTTAATACTATCTTTAGTTCCCGATTTACCTAATCCACCCACAAACATATCTTGTGGGATACCGTATAAAGTATTGGATAATGATATCTTACCATTAGGTCCATCTGAGTCGTGAGAAAGTAAATATAATTTTTGAGCACCTAAAGTTGCGTATGTAACATCTTCAGTTTGACTAAATTTAAAAAGATTAACAACTTCAAATAATGGTTTTATTGGTGGGGTTACAATTGGTGTTCCATCTTTAACACCATAGACAGTAAAAAACCCTCGTTTTGTACTTAAAAATCCTGGTGTTATACCGGCCATAAATTTGGTATAGTTAGTAACAACTGTCGAATCAGTTTTAAGTCCATTAATGTCAAGAGTGTTATTCGGGTTTTGAAAAGATTTAAATTTTTGAGATTCCCGAAAAGTTGTCTTTGATGGGGTTACAATTAAAGGGAATGTAGTTTCGGGAGCAGCATTTTTTTTGTTATTTACCGGTAATTTATAATTGGTAAATTCATTAATAACACCTTTAATAAAATCATTAATTAAACTAATCGTTTCTTGATATGTTTTACCAACAAACCTTACAGTTTCTATTGGTCCTGAATAATCAACACCATTTGATAACGTCAAAATACTATCAATGGTAAAATTAAATGTGTTAACATTTTTTGATGGTTTAACGTTATATAATCCCACATCACCTGTGAATGAATCTTGTTCATTATCTAAATTTAGAATATTCCAAATAATCGCTTTTTTAACAACTTGAACTTCAGTTTTCACCCTACCCTGTGTTTCACTAGGTAGTTGAATTTTCTTCTGCTCAAATCTACTTAATTGTAAAAAAGCCCGATTAGGATTACCGACAGGTAAAACATTTGGGTTTAAATTTTTAACTTTTCCAGCACGTAATAAAACTTCATTATCTTTTAATATTAAATCAGAAGTTCCTCTACCCAACATCGCATTATCTTCAGGTTGTGGGAATATACCTTCACTTTCCTTTTTACGATATTCATTCTTATTATCCTTTAAAGATAATGTTTGTTTAATACGGTCACCCCAAGACAAAAACTTTTTACTCCCAACATAATTTTCAAATGTTGAAGCCATTGGTGATGACAATACACCCGGAATATAAAATTGGTTTTGAGTTGGGAAATCTTTATTCTGATAAATAATATGAACGTACTCATTAGGTTTAGGGTTTACACTTATAAAAAACGGTAATAAAGGTAAATGTAAAATTGGGTCTTTTGAAGTCCAAGGGTCAATTTCTTCATTCCAATCGGTAATAGCACGAATCATATCTTCATATTTTTTACCTTCAGGTAAAACTCTAAGTCTACCCAAAACCATTGGGTCATCGTTTTTGTAAACAAACCCAGGGAACATTATTTGATTTTGTGATGAATTATTTTCTGACCCCATTTCTTGTGTTATATTCTTTTAATATTTTATTATAAGTCTCTTCTAAACTATCCAAATGATAAGTTAATTTTATAATATCATTTTTAACTGTTTCAAAATCTTTTTGAATTACATCCATAGCCATTTGTAAATCACTATTAGACGAATTTGAGGGGTTATTTATAACATCAATTGTTTTTTTTGCAACATCTTCTTTAGTCATAATTTTGTTTACATTGAAAGTCCATACCCTGCCGAAGGTATTGTAAATCCAGCCGGTGTCATCGTTAATGGTGGTATCGCCACTTGTATTTTTGAGTTTGACATTTCAGAACCTTGTCCTTTTATTGACGAATACATACTCAACACTGTTAAATTAGGACTACCATCCGGCATAGGGCCAGTTGGTATACCCACTTTTTGTAACTCCTGAATTGTATTAATAAATGCTCTAGTTTCTGAGAACCCATCTAATAATTGGGCGGCAAACAATAGTGGTAATGGAATATCATTTTGTGCGGATAACCCTCCCCAAGACGAAGTGGCTATCTTGAGTAACCATAATATTTCATCAACCACACTTTTACATTCTCTCCAATCACTAATAAACTGACCAATAGTTATTAATAACTGAATCAATTTTAAAATTAGAGTAATTTTTTTAGATGCTTTTTCTTTTGCTAAATCAACTAAAATTGATTGTATTAAATTACGAATATCTTTTTTAATTTCTTTAAATAATTCTTTAATAAAAATTCCGGCAATTTTAGATACAACATTTTTAAAAAATGTGGAAAATCTTTTAACAAAATCTGAAAAAGATTTAATTGATTCTAAAATTGTGTTACCTAACGCTTTTAACATTACGGCTAACGGTAATAAAATTTTGGGTGAGAATAAAGATATTGCCAATCCCATTATCATATTTTTTATGAAGTTCAAATCTAATTCGGCTTTTAAACTACCGTCAAGAGCAAACCCATTCCAATCAGGGTTATTTACAATATCGTCAGTCAGTTTATCCGCAGCATCAATTTGTTTATCCTCATCCTCAATAAATGTGATATTATCTAACGCTTCAAAGATTGTATTAGTATCTAATGGTAATGCAACATTATTACAGGTTACAAATTTAACTACACCATTCTTAATATTACTAACTCTTTCTTCTATCTTACGTAAATCCATACTATTTAATTCGTAAAATGAATTATCAGTATCGTCAATTTCAGATAATTTAGCAACACCACTAACATCAATAGTTTTTCTATTGTCAAAACAGATACCTAAGATTCTTTGAATTATAGCCATTACTTTACTAACATCTTCAACTTGTTTAAGACCAACATCCCCTTGAATTGAGATTGCACCTAACAAACATTCTAAAATCCACGCTAATGTTGAATTAAAATCAACAACTTTAATTGTTTTATAATAATCTTGAATAAATTCTCCGACATTATTTAAACGGTTCAACGTAACCCTTTGTTGTAAAGTTACTTTATAAAAACTACCTGTTTCACCCAAATCATTTACTTCAGTATACTCAATGTCAAATAATGGTTGACCTGACCTACCCATATATAATGAACCCCCATTATCTGTTGAATATGGGTCGTTACTTTGGATACGTTGGTATAATTGTTTATTCATTGGATATGGATACGATTGTGTTGCACTTAATGGTTGTTTTTCATACAACGCTTTACCCGGACTTGTTTGATAATCTTTTCTTAATAATTTACCTAAGTCAATTGAACTAACTTTAATATATAACACTTGTGGTGAGAACGCTTGTTGTTGGTCACAACCAACAACCGATAAACATTCCGCCATTAATATGTTAGCAATTTTTGGCTCCACTTTACGTAGAGTCCTCATTAAAAGTCTTTTTAAATATTTTGTGGTACTACCACCTTTACCCGAAAGAACTTTTTTAATATCAAGCAATTGTTCGAATTGATTTTTTAATTCTTTTTGATACTTTTTAGCATTCGCCTTTAAATCATTGATTTTTTGTTCCGCTAAATCTTTACGTTCATCAAATGAATTACCCGCACTTTTCTTTAAGGAATCATATTGACTTTTTAAATCAGTATACGCTTTAGCCGAATTAATTTTATCTTTAACTTCTTTATAACTACTATCTAAATCTAACCCCATATTATTTTAATTTATAAGAACCCTTTGATGTGTCAGTATCTTTATCAATCAAACTTTTAATAACATCATCATCTAAATCAATATCTGATAGTGTAAAATTGTCATTGTTTGTTGTTGTATTAGTTTTTTCCCAAATACTTGATTGTAATTTAGATAGAGAAAGTTTTTTCTCGACACATTCATTTATGATTTTTTGTTGTTTTTCAATAATAGGACCAATCAAAGTCATATCCTCAACCTCCTTCATTAAGGACAACATTTTATTTTGTATTCTGATTGCAGTATTTCTTTGTTCCACAAGTTCATTGTAGATTTCTTGCATTAACGATAAGATAGATTCTTTAGTTAAATTAATTTCTTTTTTTGCCGGTCTTCCCATAATAACATAAATACTTATTTAACCATTTTCTGTATTAAGCAATAATATATGTTCTTGAACTTTTTCATAGAACTTCTTATTTCTTTTGTTGATAAATTTGTCATCTCTCTTAACGATAGTAACACAATATTTTTATTAAATTTATTGTTATCATTACCGATAAAAACTTCATTATAATTATCAAATAAATCATATAGTGCGTGTCCTAATTTAATTTCATTTTCAGATAAATTAGGTGACTTTAAAAATTCGTCTAACTCAATTAAAAATTGATTTATTATTGTTGTGGCATCAATCACATCACTTTCAATATGATACGCAAAATCATTACTATTTTCTAAATCATACGATATATCTTCATATGAAATTTTTCGATTAGTCTCTTTTTGGTCTTTAATTATTTGACCCATCAAATAATTTTTACAGATAGTTCCAAAATAAGAATATGCCTTCTTTTCTTTTGAAGGTTTGAACTTATCTATTTTGGTCATTAAAAAGGAGTGTGTGTCTATATGTATTTCATAGAAATCCATATCTTTTCTATATAATTTATATCTTCGAATAATTGAAGATATCATCTTATCTAAAGGTTTACGTAAAAAGTCATTGTAAATTTTATTCTTTTCTTCAAATGAAGAAGCGGTTAAATAATTTATAACCGCTAACTCCTCTCTAACATCAAAATAATTTTCTTGTGTTGGTTTTCTACCTTTCTTTTTTAACTCCGTACTTGTTTCATTTACTACTTCATTAGTACTCATTAAATTTCTTGGGGTTCATATTTTATGGCTCTGTCATTAATGAAGAAATATTCTTTCTTAGCCGAATCAACCCAAAAACTAACCTCATCATCAGTTAACACATTCTCACCATTTTTGTAATTCCAAAAGATAGACCCCTCACGTAAATTTGTGTGTTTGTATCCTATTCTTGGAATTGACATAATTTTAACTGAGTTATATGTCATACGTAAGAAAAATTCATAACCAAACGTTAATTTGATTGAAGGTTTAATTAAACCAAAATCAAGAAATTTATCTTTTTTAATAACAATACCTGATGGTTGAAAGTTCTGATATGACTGTAACGTTTCGTTAGTTAATACTCCCATTTCACTACTGAAGTTAGCTGCAAATGTTGCCTCATTTGTAAACCCCGCAAATATTTCTTTATCTGTAGTATCAACAACTATTGGTAAAAACGCATCATACTCAGGATATGATTCAACATATTTTGCAACATTTTTAAACCAAATTGATGAATACTCATCATCAAATTCGAATAAAGAAACCCATTTAGAATTTGCTGAACGAGCACCGTAGTTAATTTGTGATGCGTAATTGGGTTCTTTAGTCCATTCTACTTTCTCAACTTTAATATCACCAAAATCAAATGAGTTTAAATATTCAACTAATGACGTTTCATTTGTATGAACTATAATCAATTCATTGATTCCTAATTTTTGATTTTTAATTGATTGAATTGCCTTATTAAAGTATTCATCAAAATTAAGATTTTTTGACGATTTAATAGGTAAGATTACTGATACATCAAATTTTTCCATATTATTCTTCTATTGTTTGTAGTTTAGAGATTTGGTCTTCAAATGATTTTAATCTAATAGAAAAATATTCATCAAATAAAGAAACCGATTGTTTATTAAAATCTTCTTTAGATTGTAAAGAATTAACTGTTTCATTCATATTAGTGAATAATTCATCACTAATGTTGTCTTCTAACCAATTTTGTAAATGGTCAGCAATTACATCAACTAAATGTGTTTTATTGTTAACCCAAATACCGTTATTTTCATTAATCCACGATGGTAATATATTAGGTACTAAACCAATTACAGGAACATTTGACTTCAATGATTCTAGTGGATATGTGCCATATGAACTTGTTTCATCAATCCAAACAGAAACAAACCCTTCACTTAATTTCTCAGCAAATTCATCTTTAGATAAACCTCTTAAATCTCGTAATGTTATCCATCTATATTGTGGATATTTAACATAAAATGTTTTAATTAAATTAACAGTATCTCTTTGGTCTCTAGAATGAACCGATACAATTGGTTTTGCCGGTAATGAATTAGGTTTAAATTCATCAGAAATAAATGGTTTTAAAATATCAAAAGAAACATTTTTCATAATTTGTTGAATGTATTCTTTTTGTTCTTCTGACGTAGTAATACATTTTAAAAACCCAAATTGAGCCCAAGTCTCACCTGGTTTTAAAGTTTCTAAGATATTATCATACGCTTGTGATAATACAATTTTACCGCATGGTAATTGTTTAATTTGTTCCATAACAAAACCAAATAATTCAGGAACCACAATGAAATCATCAGGTGCGACTTGTAAAGTACCACCTTCAATTGGTTGATGAGGTAATGATTCATACTTATTACCTAACCAAGATGATACACCTAAATAATCCGATTTTTCGTGTAAAATAACGGGGTTGTAATCATTTTCTTGTAATGCTAAAGCAAAATTATATATGTACTCAACAGATGCTTTAGCATTTCCTTTAGTGTCTTGTACAATAAAATAAATTTTAGATGTTTTGTTTTTTAAGTTTTCAATAGATTGTTCGACCTTTGAAATTTGTTCTTGATTCATACTAGTACTTATTTATTATTTTTTTATTTATTAGCGTATTAAACGCGAGTTTAAAAGGGATAGATAATTCAGAACTTTTAGCTCCTAATGTTTCGTCAACCTCATCACTTTCTGTCACAAGAATTTCAACCATAGTTTTATACATTTCATATTTAACTAAGTTAACTTGTGTTTCACCTGTTGACGATGATTTTTCAATGTTAACACATTCTTCCAATCTGTCAACATCTAAATAATAATGTTCATTTAATACTTTTAACATTTTAATAGTTGTTTTAATTTATCATCAAACTCGTTTAATGTTTTAACGGTATGTTCACAATCAACATTTTTGTTATATTCTGTCTCATACTTAACCACAATCTTATCTGAAGGTTTATCTAATAATAATATAGGATTAGACGTAAGTAAAACATCTATCTCATCCCACATTGAATTTATTGTTATATTACTATAGAATTTTATTTTTTCAATCTGACAAATAAACTTAGATAGGAAAAATAGTGTTGCCGGTTTTGATTTACCAATTTCATCAGAAACAATAACTAAATCATTATTGTCCCGATATGTTAAATATAAATTGTGTAAATCATTAAATGTTGAATATTCAGTAGATTGTGCATGTCCAAAAATTTCCATAGCAAATTCTTCATACAAAAAAGAATAAAGTTCTTCATCGTTTTTAAATTTAAAATGTTCTTTTAACTCTAACGAAGTTACCGGTAAATTCATTTCATATTCGAAACTTTCATCATCGTCAATACCGTCGGTTTTTGATAAATAATATTTCTCATAGGTTTGTTCTATTTTACCAATGGTATTTCTTAAAACACCATTAATATCAAATCCGATTCTAAATTTTGGCTTTTCCATAATACCAATATATTTAGAATATTAAATTTGTAAACAATATTATAATTTACCTTTATTTTCTTCGTAATCGTCGAATTTTTGTTCGATGATTTTTATAATCTTGTTTCTTACAATTTCATCAGGATTATTTAATGAAACACAACCAAACTCAGACTCGTCTTCAAACATTTTATAGACAATTTCTAATGAAGATTCTTTTTTATTTCTGATGTCTTTTTGTTTTGTATCACCAAGAATTACCATTTTAGAATTATCACCAATTCTAGTTAGTAATGTCTTCATATTTTCTAATGTTATATTTTGACACTCATCCGCAATGATAATTGAATTATCAATTGAACGTCCCCTAATAAAAGCTAATGGTTGTATTTTTATAATACCGGATTCCCTTAACTTATTAGTAATTTCTTCACCAACAATTTTCTCAAAGTTATCAATAAATGAAATCATAAATGGTTCTAACTTTTCTTTAATATCACCGGGTAAGAAACCTGTTTCTTCACCTTTTAATTGTGTTACTGACTTAACTAAAATGATTTGTTTAAATTCGTGATTTTTAACCATTTTAAGAGCTTCAGCACACGCTAAGAAAGTCTTACCCGTTCCAGGTAAACCTGAGACGATTGTAATTTCTTTTTCCTTAATAGTTTTGATTAATTTTTTTTGAGTCTCGTTTTTACATTGGACTCTCACACTGATGTGGTCTAAAAGTTTAGCAGTATCAAATTCTTTTTTATCAACTACTAAAACTTTTGTTGGTAATTTCTCAACCTCAGATGTTGGGGTTGTAATTGGTTTTCTACCTCTACCCATATAATTTTTTTTTATAACAATAAATAGTTAATATATTAAAAATACAATAACTATTTAAATTCATCAATTTTTGATTCTTATTTATTATTGTACAACGTCAATAAATTGTTTAAAATATTTATTGTTTTTATAAATAAAAGGTAATAACGTATTATTTAAGTCTTTACCCATAGTTTCATTATGATTACTTAATTCTTTTCTTGTCTGACTTTCGTAATGATATGCAACTAAAGAACCGTCAAAAACATTTTCAAAACCTAAAATTATTAATTTTAAATTTAATTCAACGTCTTCAAAACAATTATTATAATCTTCATTAAACATTCCGGCATTTATAAATGATTTTCTTCTAACACCCAATAATGCACCTGTTGACCCGATACCGTTTTTATTACTAATTGTGTAATTAAAATAATTACCTAACCCATAATGTGTTAAACCTAAGCTATTATTTTTTTGATTGAAAAATATTCTTACACCGTCGTGTTGTACTGTATTATCCTCAAAATGTAATCGACAACCAATTGTACCGGTTTTAAGTTTTTCTTTAAACGTTTTTAACATACCATAAACAACATTATTTAATAATTTGATATCGTTGTTACAAAACAATAAAAACTCATATTCATCACCAATATGATTTTTAACCACTTCATTATTAATTTTGGCAAAATTATAATAATCAAACTCAAGTAATTTGATGTTACCCATATTTAAAATATTATTTCTAATCCAATCTTTTTCTTCGTTAGTTGACCCTGTGTCAGCAATGTAGATATCAAATAAGTCAGAATTACAATACTGATAAAAAGAATTAACACAATTAAGTAACATATCAACTTTACCTTTTGTTGGTATAATAACCGCCATTTTACCAATATTTTTTAATGGTTTTTCATTAATTGTTGGTACGAAAATAGTTTCAGGTTTTAATTCTAAGGGTAGGTTTTTACCATATTTTTTAAGGAATAATTCTTTTGATTGAAAAAATTCTTGATTTGGTTGACCGACTGATTGATGTGTTATTTCAAAGGACGATGTGACACCAATTTTAACACCTGACAAATAATTTGGTAAACAAAATAAATGGTCGTAGAAATGAAATCTACCAATTGATTCATCGAATTGATGTTTAATTTTTGTTTTATCAAACGATATAAATAAACCATCAATAGTTACTACTGGAATTAAAAATGGTAATTTTGGAGAGTATTTACTTAACCATTTTTTAGACCCATCAGGGTGATGATAAACTTGACCGACCATTGTTTGATTCATCCTTTCCCAATAAACACCTGACTCAGGAAAATAACAACTACCCGCCTTACCAATAATCCCATAATCGGGATTACTATTGAAATCCTCTAATAATCTTTTTCCCCAATTTTTCTCAAGTTTAATGTCATTATGACAACAAACGATAATATTATTTTCCGAGATTTCTAACCCTAAATTATAAACTGTCGACAATGAATATTCATTTCGATTTTCGACTTCTAAAATCTGAGGATTTTTAACACCGATAGATTCTAAAATATGTTTTTTAAATTTTTTATTATACTCAGAGTCTTTGTGAGTTGAATATATAACAGTTATCATATTTTAAATCATATTGAATACTACCTATTATTTTATATTCATTTGGATTTAAATTTCTAACAATATCATTAACCGCCCCGAAGACTTGAGGACAATACACATTATCCATATAATCATCAAAAACAATATAACCATTTTTTTTAACAATTTTTTCATAATTATTAAAATCATTAATAACGTAACTCTCACTATGGTCTCCGTCAATATATAAGATATCAACATTATTTACCTTCTCATTAACTAATTTAACAATTTCATCATTTGCCGAATCCCCTTCAATATGTTCATAAACACAATCATTATGTTTAAATCTATTAACATTATTTATTGGGACTTCTTTATTGATTGAGTCTCCGTTATCTAAACTATACGACTTTTTAACTTTAGGGTTACTTGACATTAATGACGCCGAAGCACCTGCATATGAACCAATTTCAAAGTATGTTACATCATCATGTTCAATTGAATTACAGATGTCATATAATATATGGTTATGATTATGTAGTTGGTGAGCTCCAATATTATTA